AGTATATTGCACTTCACTGATAAGGAAGACTGGTCGGCTGTATTCAACTGGCTAGTGCAGTATACTTCTGATGGGCCAGACATGGTTTCGACGGGGCAAATAGTAAGTAAGTGGACAACTCGGCAATGCTAAAGCCGTAGGGTTAGGACTACCTGGCCGAAGAAGCAACGCAAATAGACGCAAACGACGACTATTTTTATCAGGACCTTAAGCTAGCCGCTTAAACCTGACGGGGTTTTGGCAGTTCACCTTGTTACCAAACGAACTGCCTCACACACAAAGGAGATTTAATGAAAAAGACAATTTTAGCTCTCGCTTTAGCAACTGCTGCATCAGTATCACAAGCAGCCAATTATGTAAGTTTTGATGTAGATCAAGTTACTGATACTCGCCAAAAAGGTCGCCCTGAAAGTACAGCACAGTATTTCCGTGCAGGAAAAGATATGGTAGGTCTAAACTGGGATATGCAAGTACGTACAGCAGTTTTTGATAAAGGCGGAATGCTTAATAGTGTCGAAGTTACTGCAGGTAAAAATATCGCCGGTGTAAATGCTTTTGGTGGAGTAGGTTACGACAATGGATTCAATGGTAAAGTCAACGGTGATTTTACTTACGGTTTAGTTGGTCTTAAGGCGGGCGCACCTATTGGTCCACTATATGCTTTTACTGGTGTAAAGACTCGTGTTAATTGGGATAATGATAATCCTAAACAAACAGTAACATGGCTTGGAGCAAGTATGCCCCTTACGAAAACAGTAAGCGTAAGTGGTAGTGTAAGCCGTTCACTACAGACAATTGAAGAAAAAGCAGTTGGCGTAGGTTTAAGAATCGCATATTAAAACTAAGGTTCGGTGGAACCTTATAATCCACCATTTTTACACACAAACACAAGGAGAATTAAAATGTCAAATATGACACCTTTTGAAATTAGACTTGAGCTACTAAAAATGGCTCAGACAATGCTTGAACAAGATTATTATGGTAAACGTGAATCTATTAGCAATGATTGGCAAGTCAAAGTAGATAATGCCAGACATGCTGGTCAACTTCCTCCAGATCATCCTGGATTCCCACCTTACCCTACAGAAGCAGATATTATTTCCAAAGCAAATACGCTTAATGGTTTTGTATCTCAACTTCCACAGGCCTTAGAAAAAACTTCTAAGAAATAATTTACGGGGGCTCTGCCCCCTTAGGAATATAAATGGACAAGTTACTAAAGATTTTCTTAGTATGCTTTGCTGCAGTTATATTAGGTAATTTTTTCAATAAGTTTGTTGAATATAAACTTGAATCATTAAAGAATAATGCTAAAGTTCAAACCAAATATACTACAATGGCAGAACGTGAAAAACAACTTGAATGCTTGGCTTATAACATTTACTATGAAGCAGCTAAAGAATCGTTTGAAGGTAAAGTAGCAGTAGCGCAAGTCACTTTAAATAGAGCAGCATCTGGATTATTTCCAAGTGACGTTTGTAAGGTAGTTTATCAAAAGAATGTTTTTATGGAGAAAGTGGTATGCCAATTTAGTTGGTATTGTGAAGCGGTAACTAGAAAAAAACCTTTACATCAAGAAGCATTTGATGAATGCTACGGTGTAGCTAAAAAGGTTCTTCTTGAGGGTTTTAGATTAGAATCACTTGAAGAGGCAATGTATTATCATGCAAACTATGTTAATCCGAAATGGAATAAACAAAAGATCGCAACTATCGGCAACCACATCTTCTACAAGTAAAATGAAAAACTTAATAGGCAAACTAAAAGAATCAAGTTCTAATATCACTTTATTCGACTTACAAAAGGTGATACAATTTTTTAGAACTCACGTAACAGCTGCAACTGCAGAAACAATTACTTGGGTAGCAATAATTTTAATTCATGCATCTATTGTTCCTACAATGATTGCATTGATGGCGGGATTGTCTGATAAGACGCCCCCTATTGATTTGGTGTTGTTTATTTGGGGAGGATTATCTTTATTGTTTATTCGTGCGGCAATTTTAAAGGATATGCTTAACGTGATTACTATTGGATGTGGATTTTTAGCACATGCTATTATGCTAGCTTTGGTATTATTTAAATGATAGAAGAATTTAATAAATTAACTGATGGCATCATAATAACTAAGAGATTTAGATCAGCGAATGAGTTTTCTTTACACATAGAAGAAAAGGTAGCTAAAGAGAGAATCGGTTATATGGATGCTATTATAGATTATTGTAATACTATTGACATTGATGTTTCTTCAGTTGCTTCTTTAGTAAATCAGTCTCTAAAAGACAAAATTCAAATAGAAGCGGAAGAAGCTAATTTATTAAAACGAAGGGGTAAATTACCTATATGATTGTAATGGACGCATTTGAAGTTTATAAGTATTACTTGGCATTGAAGTTACATTTTACAACAGACAAATATGATGTTATTGAACAGAAAGGAAAAGTTAGAGCAACAAGACAGGCATTTTCAAAAAGAAAAGATTTATATGCTATAAACAAAGTTGCCAAAACTTATACAGATGAAGAAGTCGCTAATTTTCTTATTGCTAATTTCGTTTCTGGAGATCGTTGGGGCGGTGTATTCGACACTGAAGCGAGAGAGACCTATATTCTATGGAAGAAAAGAGTAGAAGGATTGACTTATAACTTCACTCAAGATTTGGAAAAGCTTTTGGAAGAATTAGATGAAAGCAAAAAGCAGTTTGGAGATCTATTCAATTGTTCAAAAGGCGAACATCCATATATAATTAAGGCATATTTAAGAAAAAGCATAACAATAGAAACATTAGTAATTTTGGAGAAAATTTATGGATTGGTTAACAAATTTGACAGAGAAATTACTGACACTATTGTTTGGCCTGATATATCAAGACTTATTAAAAAGTATAGACCGTTCCTTGTAATAGATAAGGATAAATTTAATGAAATTATTAGACGACGAGTTGGATATGACGAGTCAAAGACTGACTAACATAGAAACAGAGCTGATTCATATAAATGAACAAATCAATGCTATGGTGGAAAGCCTAAATACGCAAATGGAATCAATAAAAGAAACACAAAGGTATTTGATAAAGCTTGCTAGAAATCAACAGGAACTAACCAAAAGAATTTCAGCATGGCCATATATTGTGGTTAATAACAGAGACGAGGAAGTTTAAAATTCATATGGGTGACACAAGACGTTTTGATGATTATGATCGTGAAAAAAGATTACAAAAGATCAAATCTTCCAAAAATAAGCTAGACAAGCATCGAAAATTAATATATAATGTAGTATCATCGAGAAAAGATGATGCGGAATTTGATGATCTTCTTGAGTATGATACTTACACAAAAATCAAACGACGCTAATATTTTTATACAACGCTAATACGGAGTAACACAAATGGCATTTACATCTCTATCTGATCTTCGCAAATCTCGTGGTGGTTTTGATACACTTATGAAAGAGGTTGAGAAGATTTCCAATCCCCAATCTGAAGCAAAAGGCGATGATCGCTTTTGGGTTCCTGCGGTAGATAAGGCAGGCAACGGTTATGCGGTTATTCGTTTTCTTGCACCTCCTAAAGGTGAAGAACTTCCTTGGGTTCGTATTTGGTCTCATGGTTTTCAAGGTCCATCTGGTAAATGGTACATTGAAAATTCTTTGACGACCATTGGTCAACCTGACCCTGTTTCCGAGCTTAATACTAAACTATGGAATAGTGGTAGTGAGGCAGACAAAGAAACAGCTCGTAAGCAAAAGCGCAAACTTAATTATATTACTAATATTCTAGTAATTAAGGATGCTGCAAATCCTGAGAATGAAGGTAAAGTTTTCTTATTTAGATTTGGTAAGAAAATTTTCGACAAGATTAAAGATGTTTCTCAACCACAATTCGAAGATGAGAAACCTATTAACCCATTTGACTTCTGGGAAGGAGCAAACTTCAAACTTAAGATTCGTAATGTTGAGGGTTATCGTAATTATGATAAATCTGAGTTTGATTCTCCTAGCCCAGTAGCAGATAACGATGATCGTATCGAGGCAATCTGGAATAAGCAATTCTCGCTTACAGAATTTCTTGATACTAAACACTTTAAGACATATGACTTCCTTAAGCAAAAATTGGAAGCAGTATTATCTGGTACTACAGCTGCAGCTGCACGTAGAGCTGAGGAAGTAGACTTAGAAGATAATGTGGTACATACACCTAAAGCGCAAGTTGTATCTAAACCTGTAGCTAAGGCACCACCTAAAGAAGTAGATTTTGATGACGATGAAGAATCGTTATCATACTTTGCCAAATTGGCAAATGAAGACTGATAGCTAGTCCAAGCTGTATGCGAGTATCCGTCTGACTAATTCAGATCATGAATCGCTAAGGATGACGACCTATTTTTTAAAACTTTAAAAGGAAACTTTTATGAAAACTTTAATTGCACTTTTCGCAGCACTTGGTCTTGTTACTGGAGTTTATGCAGCTGACGCTAAGAAAGAGGAGCCAAAGAAGGATGCTCCAAAGGCAGAAGCAAAGAAAGAAGAACCCGTTAAGCCAAAGGTTAAGCCTGTTGGTAAAGACGGTAAGCCAGTAGAAGAAAAGAAAGAGGAGCCAAAGAAGGATGCTCCTAAACCTGATCCTGCTAAGAAGTAATTAGCAATCAACAAAAAAGGGAGCTAGGCTCCCTTTTTTTATGCAAACGCAGAAACTCGATCTACGTATCGTTCTAAAGCTGAGCTCATAGCACTTCTTGGCTGTGCTTTAATGGGTGAAAGTGTTTGAGTATTATTTGTTTGAACTGTATTGGAAACTATAGGTGGTGCTACTACAGGTGCAGATGATTGTCTTTTAAGTTCTTCATTGTCCCTGCTTAATTCGGATACAGGTGTTACTATATCTTTTTTATCTGCAGGTGAAACTTTATTAGAAGCTTCCTGCTTTTGTTTACTATACTGTGCTTCCACTGCTGGCGGGTATTGTTTATTGCCCATAGATTTAGCCATGTCAATGGCAGACATCTGTTTTTCAGATAATGGTTGCCCTTCTAAAAATGGTTCGTCCGCTATTCTTATTCCTTTAACTTCCTTTTTACCCGGTGTTATAGCTTCTGATGCTGGGATCTCATCTTTTTTTCCAAATCCGAAAAATGAACCTATAGCACTACCGGCCTTTTGAATCCCTTGCGCTGCTGTTTTTTCACTTAATAATCCGAAAGTAGCCCCTGAAGCTATACCACCTAAAGTGGAAGAGATTTTTTGCCCTACTGTAGCTTTCTCTCCTTCTTTTATATCAAAATTTGTTTCAGTATTTTGAAATCCTTCGAAACCACTGTAAGCTGCTCCTGCTAAAGCAGCAGCAGGGCCTAAAACTCTAGCAGCCTTTCCCGCCATACCTAAAAATTTACTTACTTTTCCTCCAGGTTTATCTGAAGTTTTACCTGCAGATCCTGCTAGATCTCCTGCAATATCTAAACCTGTTTTAGCTAAATCAGCTATACCCGGTCCACCTGCAGCTGTAGCTTCACTTGTAGATTTTATTTCTTCTGGATTGATAACTTTAACTAATACTCCATCACTAAGAACAGCTTTTCTTATACTAGCAATATCATCTACAAGCTTTGACGGAATCATACCAGACTGAAGAGCAGATTCGACTTTCTTAGGACCTTCAAGTAAAAGAGGTGCAGATGATCTATTTTTAGTTTTATTCTCTAATAAAGGTGTTTTAGATTGTACCGGGGTTACGTCTATTACGTCATCATATTGCTTTTTCTTAGGCCCCTCTAGCATAAGCGGTGCTATAGGTTTTGGCGCTTCTAATAAAGGTATCTCGGGATATACCTGACGCATTTCACCTTTGCCTTCAAATTTAGGCGTAGGTACTTTTTCTTCTAATGATAATAATTTTGGTTGTTCTAAAACTTCAGGTTTTAAGGTTTTATCTTTTATTTCAACTAAGGGCTTTCCTTCAATTTTTGGCATAGCTTTTTTGCCAAAGAAAAATTCTTTATATTCTTCTAATCTTTTTCCGAACCCTATGGCAAATTCTTTAAAAAAATTTGGTTTCAATCCCGTATCGTCTTCATCCTCTTTATCTTTTTTAGGTTTTTTTAATTTTCCTAAACCTTTTGAAATAGAGGTAAGTTCAATCTTGTCAATTAAATCTCTAAGTAAAGCATTATTGTCTTTTAATACGTCGAGTATTTTTTCGTCAGTTTTGACAATGTCATCAGTTTCTTTTTTAAATACTCGACGTAGTTCTAGGAACTCAACATTCTGTAGTGTTTGTTGAGAGATTGCCATTTATTATACTGGTCTTCTTACTATTGGTCTAATGGATGTTCCGTCACTTGGAGGTGCATCCATTATTGGTTGGGACAAAGGTACACTTGGATTAGGATCAGCATATGCCATTGGTTGTGATACTGGCATAGGTGCTGCTGTTATTGCTTGTGGTCTTGGCGCACTAAGTGTTGTACCTGGTGCTGGGGGCGGAGGAGCAGAACTTAGTGTGGGAGTTGGAACATTACCTGCTGCACCTGCTATCTTTTCCTGTGTGCGACCAAATGCACTGACACCAAGAACAGCTCCCATAGCTACGTGAAACAATCCACCGCCTTGAAGCGTAATAGGTACCCACTGTCTAAACGCATCATTGACTGCTTGCTCTTCCCAGAACTGAACAATAGTAAACATAATAGGAAAAATAGCAAAGTCTGCTAAACAGCAAACCATATACATCATTGCCATCATTGGACGCCATTTTTTGGTCATCCAATCTTCCTTGTTTTCATTACCGGGCACTAAAGCCGAATCTTCTTCTTTTTTCTCTTCCACTTTAGGTTCCTCTTTTTTCTTTGTACCAAATTGAAATCCCATTTCAGTTCCTTTACATGAATTCTCTATTTTTATTTTGCATTCTTATTTTTTCGTTTTCCTCATGTATATACTGTATTAGTAGTGCTATGTAAGTATCTCTTTCCCAGGGTAGCATATCCTCTAATTCTGATAATGAATATTTGTGATGATGCATTAAGGCAAAATTCATTTTGTAATAATTTAGTAAATCATCCTGAGAAAGACTTAAACGAAAAAACTTTGAAGGCCCTCCAGTTTTACTACATTATGTTTTCCACACTTATCGCAATCTGCTTCAATAGTTTGTTCTAATCTTGGCATAGTAAGAAAAAATTCTTCTACTTTTTCAAATTGTTTTCTGGTGAAATCATTGACAAACTGCAGAATTTCTTCTTGCGTTTGCTCTGACGAATCCCAATAATTTTTATTATCATAAACACCTTTTATACAATTTATAACCAATTTTACAATATCATCCTGATCATCATTTTCATATGCTTTCATTACTTCTTCATAGGTAGGGTATCTCATTTCAACGCCTATAGAATCAGTCAATTGTATTTTACTATTATGATTTTCTCGTTTTACTACTTTAGCATCTAATAAATTAGCAGTGTGTTCTATTTTATTCCCGCACTCACAGTTAATAATTAAATCTAAAGTTTCACCTATTGATTTTGCTCTTAACTGTATGAAAATATATTCAATATCAAAATTGGATAAATCTTCAACCTTTAGTTTTTCAAATGTACAAATATTTACTAAATCTTTTATTACTCGAAATACCTCTATTTCATTGGCTTCTTTTAAAGTTAAAAGAATTTTATGTTCTTTTACTAGAAAAGGTCTGTATTTAACAGTTTTCCCAGTAGAAGGAAGTTTTAATTCATAGGTTGGTGTATTTAATTTTGGTAAAGCCATCGTATATCCTCATCAAGCTGATATAGGTAAATCACTACCGGGAGTATCTTCTAAATTACCAGTAGTGGGATTGAATTGTCGTCTAGCTGTTTTTTCTGGTAAATTCTCTTCCGGTCTTCTTGCAAAGGACCTAGAATTTTCTGGAGGTATAAAGGGCACAGTGTTTCTTATAGAATTAACAGTTTCATTATCCATTACTGCTGTCCAGTATCTATAAGCAAACATTACAGTTAAACGATGAGTTTGATTTTGTGTTGAATTATTCAACGCCATAATATTAATTGATCTAGGAAAGGCATCTTTCAATACGCATCTGTAAGTTACATTATCTGATTCGTCTAACTGATAGATAGTAATATCTTGTACATAATCACTTTGATAACCAACTAAAAAAGTATCAGGTTCAATGACAGAATAACACCACTCCTCAAAAAATCTTTTTACGATCATTTCTCTATCAACATGAAATGTCATAGAAATACCTTCTCCACCAAATTCTGCGGAAACTGGTCTCTGAAAGGATGGGCCAAAAATTTTATAACCTTTTGTGCTAACTATTAGTGGGGGAAAATTAGTTTCCTCACAAAATAAACTAATTAATCTGCCAAACTGCTTATAAAAATTATTTAAACCGGAAGGGACAGGTATCTCAACCTCAAATCTATTGGGCCTTGCTAATCCTACTCCGAGAACTTCGTTTCTAAATTCGTTTATATTAAATATTGCCATTAGTATTTTGCCTTTGAATCTTCCCAAACTTTAGTCTTGTTGGCTCCCACAAACTTATCAACAGGCAATAGTGCAGCAGTTACCCAATTAGTAACAGGCACTTCAAAAAATCTAGATTCAACATGATCTGATAGATAATGTTTAACGCATGCTTTAACTGGAGCTAATCTTGATGATCTAGTAAGTATTCTCCAAGAAATTTGTAATTTTGTAGTATCATCCATCTTTTCATTATTAAGATATTCTGAAAGATAGCCTAATAATTTAAATCTTGCTAGGTAGGGCAAATAATGAAGGTTTAATCCGAAAAACCCATCTGGTACTTTTCTAAAAGGTAATACTAGAGGAAATCTATCGTAGTAGGGTAACGTATTTTTATGTTTAGGATCGTAAAAAAACAAATACATCTTACCAGGTAAAACTCTGTTTACTAAAAATTCTCTTTCTCTCATAATGTTTGTTCCGCTCAAAGTCCCAAGTTTTCTTACTTGTGCTTGATACCATTGAACAGATTTATCGACGTTTTTTGGGTCGACTTCTATATTTGTGAAAGACGTAGCCATTGTATTATTTATTGTAGGTTTGGATACCTAAATCTTTTTCCGTCAGTATCATAAACTTCATTTTACGATCTTCGCAATATTCAAACGCTGCTTTCCATTTGGCTTCGTTCACTCCATATTGAAAAACTTCATCTATAAACTGTTTGGTTTTTCTTTTAGGAATAGATGGAGGTTTGGTAAATTTTTCAGGTTTAATTTCTATAAGATATTTTTGTATTTTACCTTCTTTATCTGTTACCTTTATAAAAAAATCTACAAAGTAGCGATGAACTTTTTTATCTAAAGGTGACACATATGGAATAATAACGGTTTCCGACCCCCATTCTAGTATTGATAAATTGCCATCACACCATTTCATAAATTTAAGTTCCCAGAGAGATCTATAGATCACATTATTGATCTCTCCCCTATATTTACTGGGATTTAATACTCTATATCGCCCCTTGTACGTATTTTTATACATGATTTTGGAATAAATAATTTATTAACTATTTATAGGCAAAAAATGTCAGATTTAGCCACACAAAGATTAGAAGATAGTCCAGTATGGAATGTAGATGTATCTGGAGTAAGTAACGAGCAACAATTTTTATCTGATATTGCCAGTACAGTAACTACTTCTTCTAGATCTAAATTTGATATTAATGTGATAAGATTCCCTGAAACACTTGGTACTGATCCCAGTCTACAACATTACGTTTCTTTTTCAATAAATGTTAGAGGTAAATCTAGTTATTCCTTAGATTCGGATAGATTATTCTCTATTACTAAAAATAATGCTGCACAACTAACTGCTGATGAATTAGCTAATGCAACAGAGGGATTAGCAAAAGTTGGAGGTGCTGTGTTAGGTGCCAGTATAGGAAGTATGGCAGCTAAAAAATTGGCAGATGCTGTACCTAGAAGCGGTAGCACAAACACAGCAGGTAAAAAAGCAGGGAGTACTACAGTAGATAAAGCAATACAAATAGGTGGAGCAGCAGCAGGAGGTATAGCTGGTGCTAAATTGGGTGAAGCTGCAGCAGAGATAATTAATTCTACAGCGTTACTTAAGCCTGACGTATCTTATAGAATATCTGACGTAATAGCGTTACATCTAGAAGAAAAACCTTCAGTAAAATATTCTGCCAATTATTCAAATAAAGATTTAGGAACTTTAGCAGGTGTACTTGGACAAACAGGTGGGGGAGATTTAACTAATACTTTGACAAGTGCAGCAAACATGGGTGGCGAATTAGCATCAGCTGCTATACTTGGATTGGCAAAGTTACCCTCTATGTTCGGCGGAACTGACGTTAAATCTATTATAGGCGCAGGCGCTAAAGTTGCTCTTAATCCTTTCAGAGAAGTTTTATTTGAAGCAATAGATTTTAGAACATTTAGTTTTAAGTATAGATTGATGCCTAAAAGCGAAAAAGAATCTAAAGATATTTACAATATTATAAGATTATTTAAATTTCATATGCATCCTGAATTATCTAAAAATCGTTTATTTTTTATTTACCCTGCAGAATTTCAAATAACTTATTTTTTTAAAAATCAGCAAAATGAATACTTTCATCATTTTGCCCCTTGCGTTTTAACTGATCTTCAGGTTGATTATGGTGGGGAACAATTTTCCTCATTTAGAGACGGTGCGCCAACAGAAGTTAATCTTTCTCTCACTTTTAGAGAAACAGAAATTCTTACCAAAGAAAAAATACTGGATGGATTTTAATGTATTTCGAAAAATTTCCTTACGATGCATATTCATTAGATGATTTATCATCAGTACAACTTATTAAAGATATTTTTAGGCGTGTTACTATTACTGAGGAAGTAAAAAGTAATACGAGTATCTTTGATCAATATGATGTTAAAGAAGGTGAAACCCCTGAAAGATTAGCAGATAAGTTTTATGGTGATTCCAACTATCATTGGGTAATTCTGCATGTAAATGAAATAATTGATCCTAGATTTGATTGGCCTTTGACAACATATCAGTTGGAACAATACGTAGGATCTAAATATGGTGTAGCCAATGTGCAAGCAACTCACCATTGGGAAGATGGTAGTGGCAACTGGGTCAATAATACTTATTCATCTGCTACTGCTATATCTAATTATGTCTACGAAGAAGAATTAAATGAGGATAAAAGAAGAATTAAAATTTTAAAACCTAGATACCTTGCAGCAGTAGAAACAGAATTTGATAATAAGATTAAACAATGAGTTCACAAGATAGTCTGCAAAAAGCAGGCGAAGTAGTTATAGAATCTTTAAAATTATTAAGTGTTAATAATACTTTAACTGATCTTGATGAATTTTTAATTGAATTGAATTTGTATGAAGATATGTTCACTAATTTTATGCGAGGTGAGATTGCATTATCTGATAGTAGAAATTTAATTCAATCATTACCTATTATAGGTGAGGAATATTTATTACTAAGATTCAGAACACCCACTTTTCCTGCAGCTATAGAAAAAACATTTAGAGTAGTTCAGATAACAGATAGAAAAGTTGTACGAGACAACAATACTCAAACGTTTATACTTCACTTCGTGTCTCAAGAATTGATAGCAGATGTTTTACTTCCAATATATAAAAGTTTTGAAGGTAGTATAGACGATGTAGCTATAGATATCTTCACAAATTTCTTAATGATGAACAGAGAGTATGAAACTAATAGCGATGAATCAATATTAAAAGAAATCGAAATCGTTACTCCATTAAAAGTAATCACTGAAACAGAAAATAAAGTTAAATTTGTAAGTCCAGGTTGGTCACCATTTAAATGTATTAATTGGTTAGCATCCAAGGCAATTCCGAAAGAAGGCAAAGCATGTAATTTTTTATTCTTTGAAAGTAATAAATCATTCTATTTTGGAAGTATAGAATCTATTTTTGATTTTACTAATAAAAATAAAAGTTTTATTGGAACGTACACTATTTCAGCATCTAACATTAAAGAAATAGGAAACAACACTTTAAATAGAGAATTTTTTCTGACAGAAAGTGTTGATATGGTATCTACTACAGACCATATAAAAAATTATACTAATGGATATCTTGCAAGTAGATTAATAACCTTAGATGTCTTTAATAAGGTATACGAATTAGTGGATTATGATCATACTACAGAGTATTCAAATTATATACACTCATCTGGTGAAAATGCTATACCAATTTTTGCCAAAGATAGTTTAAGGAATCCTGCAGCAAGTGTACATTTCTACCCAGTTAATCCTAAATTGTTTAATAATTTTTCTGGTAATATAAGTGAAAAAATTACACAAATTTACGGTAATAGAAAATCGTCATTGTTGGAATTAACCAACCTCAAATTAAATATAAATGTGCCAGGTAGAACAGATGTAGAAGTAGGTTCAATGCTCAGATTTAGTTACCCTGAACTGGGTCCACAGGATAATCCGAATACTAAAAATGAGGATTTACAGTATTCAGGATATTACATTATTACTGCAATTAGACATAAGATCACTAAAACAGATACAATAGAACATAGAATGATTATGGAAATTACTAAAGATTCTTTAGTTGTAGGTGGGGATACATGAATATTTTTAATAAAGATGGATTTATATGGTGGATAGGTGTTGTTGAGGATCGTATGGATCCTGAAAAATCTGGGAGAGTTCGTGTTAGAATATATGGATATCATACTGACGATAAAACGTATTTACCTACGAACGATTTACCTTGGGCAGTACCTATTACACCTATAACTTCTGCATCTATATCAGGTGTTGGTACTACTCCATTAGGTCCGGTTGAAGGTACATGGGTTATAGGATTTTTCTTAGATGGTGCTGATATGCAGCAGCCTGCGATTTTTGGGACTATTGCCACAAAAGCTGCTCCTAAAGTATTTGCTGCACTAGAAACTAAACCTGCTACAGCAAACACAAACGACGGCATTTTGAGAACGGAAGATGGTAAAGCTGTAGTTGATAGTCAAGGACAACCTATAAGATCAGGTGTGCCAGCAGTAGAAGGGTGGGAATTAGGACAAACGTCAGAAAAATACGAAACGGGCGGAAAAGGACCTGGAACTATAAACAATTATGCTAATAGTGGAGATTTCGGTGGCGCTTCATACGGATCATATCAATTTGCATCATATTTGCCATCCGTTATGCCTGATGGAAAATCCAGACCTAATGCGACAAAATCACCATTAAAAGATTACTTAGCTGCGTCTAAATTTAGTAGTAAATTTAGTGGATTAGAACCTGCAACCGCAGCATTTGATAATATGTGGAAATCATTAGCATCATCAAATCCAAAAGAGTTTAAGCAAGATCAACATGACTTTGTACAAGCAAAATACTATGATGTTATGATTGCTAGTTTGAAACGCAAAGGTTTAGATTTAAGTGGATTTGGCCCAGGTGTAAATGATCTAGTTTGGTCTACTGCAGTGCAACTAGGACCAAATAGAACAAGCGTTTTTACTGATCCATTACAAGGTAAAGCAGAACTTACAGATAGAGATATAGTTGAATTGGTATCTAACTATAAAATAAAAAATGTAAATACATACTTTAAATCTAGCTCTTCAAATATACAAGCAAGCGTAAAAACGAGATGGGAAAATGAAAAAACAGATTTACTTAAACTTATAACAGCATGAGTGATTCTATTACAAGAACAATTACTGCTAGATTAACTAGCTCTTTAGATAGTGCTTTTCTAAGTCAGAATAATCTTCCTATATCTAAATCCTTGTTAACAACAGTAATACCTAGTATATCTAGTAGCGTAGCTAAAGATACTACTAAAATAGTTAATAAAGAAGCAAATTTTCAATTAAACGAGATACCGAAAAATGCTATTGGACAACATAATCCAGTAAACATTGTTTCCAGTAATTTAACTACTAATTCCTTAAATGATACTTTAAGAAATAATTTAGGTAGTCAAGTTAATTCTGAAGTTACTAATAGTGTTGTACAAAAGGTTGATGATATACTTAGATTAAATTTGCCTGGAGGATCTAATAATCCTACCCTAATAAATCTAAAAACTAGTATTCTAAATGCTGTTCAAAACGATGTAAATAAAATAATAAACTTGGCATTATCAAGTTTTACATCTGGGGTTTTTAATACTGGGAAAACTATACCTCCAATAGTTCCACAAATAGATTCTTTGTTCACGTCGTCTGACCCTGAGATTGGGCTTCAGAAGTATAATGATCAATATAACTCCTCATTGGTTGCGAAATCTTTTGCTGAAGCTAGACAATTCAATGTTTTAAACGAAGAAAATTTAAATAAATTACAAGTAACAAAAACTGGATTCGTAGATCCCACAGCATCTTTTCCCACTGAGGAATATAAAAATAGGCCTGATACTAATAAATTAGCTACAGGTGATTTAAATGGTACAATAGTACAAAAGAAAAATGAAGAAAGAATGGTTGGGGCAAAATTACCCGGTGATTCTTCCTGGTCTCAACCCGAATCACCGTACAAAGGTGAATATCCATATAACAAAGTGACCCAAACAGAACAAGGTCATATAATTGAAATTGATGATACACCGGGCGCGGAAAGATTACACATATATCATAAATCGGGGACCTTTGTAGAAATAGATTCTAATGGGTCATTAGTAAAAAGAACTAAAGGTTCAGATTATGAAATAATAGATAGAAATGGATATGTTTCTATAGCAGGTAAGGCAGATATTTCTATTAATGGTGCATGTAACATTTTTGTAGGAAATGATGCAAATATAGAAGTGGAAGGGGACACTAATTTAACTTGTCATAATGACATCACAGCTCAAGCAGGCGGTGCTTTTAGATTATCTGCAGTTGAATCTTTTAGTATCAGAAGTGCAAATGTTTATATAGAAGCCGATGATGAATTAAATCTTTTATCAAGTAATATTACAAAAATTTCTTCATCTGTTATTCATAGTAACGCAACAACTAATATGTTTGTTACCTCTAAAGATTATTATGGAAAAGCAGAAAATGACTACTTTTTAGAAGTGACACGAGATTCACACCACAAGGTAGCTGGTGATTATTACGTTACTTCTGATAATTTTTATGGTAAACAATCTACCTCACTTTATATGGAATCTGGTGATGACCAACACTATAAAGTAACAGGTAATTTTAATGTGGATGTTGATGGCATAGTAGATTTAGTAAATGGAACAGCTGCTTCTTCAGACACTGCATCAGGCTCAGCTAAGGCTACCAAAGCGTTAAATTCATTTGCTGGATTGTTAACTGGAAGAAAAGATATAAATTATATAGATTTATCCGATCCCTTATTTTTAACTGTTGCTGATAGATATGTTTTATCCGCGGAGGAGCAAGGAGCTTCAGAATCAGAAATAAATGCTACTAAAAATAAGGCAATTAAGGACGGTATAGTACCTAAAGAAAATTTTCTTTCCGTTCCTGTTTCTTTAGAATCAGACAATCCAACTACAAATAACACCCAGTATGTGGATCCGGGGAACGAACTTAAAAGCATCACTGAAGCTCCAGATAATTTTAAATTATCCCCTAATTTTACTTTAGGAATGCTTTCAAGTAAAGCAGCAGTTACTAAAAATAAATTAGTGGCCCAAGCAGGAAAATCATATGGTGATTTGCTATTTAATCTAAGCGCAGTTGCCTTAAATATATGTGAACCGGTACTTAGACTTTATCCTAATATGTATGTAACTTCTGCCTTTAGATTATCCGCAGGATCATCTTCTACATCCCAACATCCTTTAGGGCAAGCTGTTGATATACAATTTAAAGGCGTAAGTAAAAAAGAATATTTTGAAATAGCTAAGGTGCTAGCTACCAAATTAAATTATGATCAATTACTTTTAGAATATGCATCTACAACCAATAATCCATGGATTCATATTTCTATTGATCCAGCTAAAAGAAATAGAACACAAGTTTCAACATTTAATGATCATAGTAAATTTTCTGATGGTCTGAGCCGATTGGCTTAACCGATAAATATTAAAATGCCTGGAATTACTAGAGTAGGAATAGATACCGCCGGAGGGTTAATATTAGGCGGAGGACAAACTAAATTGAAATTGCAAGGATACTTAGTAGCAGTGATAGGAGATGCTGTTCAAAGTCATGGTAGTGGTTCACATGGTGCTGCTATAATGTTAACAGGATCAAGTAAAGTTTTTGCTAATGGTATAGGAATTTGTAGGGCAGGTGATACTGCTACCTGTGGTCATGCAGCTACGGGATCAACTAAAGCTTTTGCTGGATAAAATGGCAACAATACAACGTAACGTTAGAAGTTTTACAGATTTTAGTTTGATTTTTAATGCTCATCCGTCAACTTCAGATGTTGTGAAGAAATCTGATGAAGATGCCGTCAAGCAATCATTAAAAAATTTAATACTAACTAAACATTATGAAAGACCCTTTCATCCTGAGTTAGGTTGCCAAATTCATAGTTTATTATTTGAGAATTGGGATCCTATTATAGAAAGAACAATGCAACAAACTATAGCAGACCTTGTAAATAAATTTGAACCCAGAGTAAGATTAATACAAGTTAAAATTGATCCTAAACCTGATGAAAACGGTATCAATATCACTATAGAATACCAATTAGTAAATACAGATAGACCAGCAAGATTTACAACCGCTTTAACTAGAGCACGATAATGGCAAATCTTAGAATAGCAGAACTTGATTTTGATACTATCAAGACTAATCTTAAAACATTTATGAAAGCTCAAACTGAGTTTTCAGATTACGATTTTGAGGGGTCGGGATTATCGACATTAATAGATCTGCTTGCTTACAACACTCACTATAATGCGTATCTAGCTAATATGCTAGTTAATGAGATGTTTATGGATAGTGCGGTTAAAAGAACATCTGCAGTTTCAATTGCTAAACATTTGGGATACACACCAAGATCAGTAAGAGGAGCAGTTGCTTCAATAAATGTGTCTGTAAATAGTCCCACTGGATCTCCTTCAACATTAACAATGGCGAGATATACACCATTTTCTACAACTATTAATGGCACAGCTTTAACTTTTGTTAATTTAAATCCTATAACTATTTCGCCCAGCGGTGGAGCATATACTTTTAGTGAGCTAGAACTTAAAGAAGGTCAAAATTTTGAATATAAGTATACCGTTGCAAATCCTGGACCATCTGAAAAATTTGAAATACCTGCTGAAAATATAGATACCACTACATTAAGAGTAATAGTACAAAATTCGTCTTCTGATTCTACGCAAACTGTTTATTCATTATATAGCGATCTCTCGATAATAGAATCAGATTCTTTAGTGTATTATCTTGAAGAAAATAACAACGGTAGATATCAAGTATTTTTTGGTGATAATGTTCTAGGTAAAAAATTAACAGCAGGTAATATAGTTATACTACAATATTTAGTATCCTCCGGTACAGACAGCAATGTTTCTAATTTAATAGATCAATCATTTACTTTGACAGGTACTATTGAGGGTAATAATAATGTTACTATAACTGTTAATGATAATTCTACAGGTGGTGCAGAAAAAGAAACTCTTACAGAAATAAAGTTTAATTCTGTAAGACAATTCACTACTCAAAATAGAGCAGTAACTGCTGAAGATTATAAATCAATTATTTTAACAAATTATCCTTTAGCTGAATCAATAGCAGTATGGGGCGGGGAGGATAATAATCCTCCTATATACGGAAAATTATTAATTTCCATGAAACCATATGAAGGATATGTAATTAGTAACACCACTAAAGAAAGTATTAAAAATGATGTACTGGCATCTAAAAAGGCTATGGGTATTCAAATAGAATTTGTAGATCCAGAATATTTCTATGTAAATTTAGTTGCCACTGTAAAATATAATAGTAGAAATACTACATTATCCAAAGCACAAATTGAAGGTTTAGCTACTACAGCAATACAAAATTATTTCAATAATAATTTGGAAAAATTTGATGCAGATTTTTATTATTCCAAGTTGACTTCTGCTATGGATGTTGCTAGTTCCGCTATTGTAGGCTCTTTATTGTCGGTTTCCCTTCAGAAAAGAATAGAACCAACTTTGAATGTAAGTAATTCATTTACTGGTACATCTGGTATTAGATTTAATAATTTTTTACACCCATATGGTTTAAGTTCTACTCGTTTTAACATTGTCTCAGCTGGCGTAACCACACCTGTAATTATTAAAGACTCTCCCAACGATTCTCCCATAAATTATAATGGTACAGGTACTCTGCGACTTATAAATCCAATAACTAATCAAGTAGTTTCTACTAATATAGGTTCAGTAAATTATGCTACGGGTTTGGTAACTATTGATTCTCTTGTTCCTGTAGGCTATCCCTCAGGACAAACTGATCTTAGAATTACCGCGGAATTGCAGGAAGCATCATATGACATATCAGTATCCAGAGAACAGATAATTGTTTTAGATGATAGTACTTTGGATGCATTAGCTAATAGATTAGCAGGATTAACTGTAAATGCTGTAGATGTAGCACTATAATGCCTACCACAAGATTAAAAGAAAAACTTTCTACCTTAGTTTCCACACAACTACCTGAACATATCGTCAGTGAATACCCTACCTTCGTAAAGTTTTTAGAATATTATTATCAGTTTATTGAACAAGATCAAAGTGCACAAGAATTACTTCAGAATGCTAGATCATATGCTGATGTGGATAAAACTATTGATTCATTTTTAGATTATTTTATAAATCAATATGCTCTGGGTATACCTAAAACTATACTTGCTGATAAGGCATTGTTTATTAAATATGCTAAAGATTTGCATAAACATAAAGGTACAGAAGAAGCATTTAGAATACTGTTTAGAATACTTTTCAACGAAGAAATAGATTTTTTCTATCCGAATCAAGTAATTTTAAAACCTTCAGATGGTGTTTGGACAAGAAATTACCTTCTAAGGGCTAGCGCCATTTCAGGAAGTCCGTTTGATTTAGCAGGCAATAAAATTACTGGAAATACATCTGGAGCTACAGCAACAGTTGAATCTGTACTTAGTTTTTTGTCGGGCACAACAACAGTTTACGAAATTTATTTAAATTCTGATACTATATCTGGTACCTTCCAAGCAGGTGAGAATATACGAGGATTTAAATTAAATAACACAATAACTGGTGCTAACAGTATTATAACTGCTAATTTATATCCTATAGTAACTAAAATAGATGTAGTTGACGGTGGTCTAGGATATATTTTAGATCAATCTATTACTATATCTGGCCCTAATGGCTCAGGTGCATCCGGAATTGTTTCTAGTATCAGTGATGCTGGCGCTATTAGAGAAATTACTTTATCTAATTTCGGTTTTGGGTATGATATAAAACCAAATGTAAGTATTGGTTCGCCTATTGCCAATATTACAGGCACATATAGAATAACTTCAAATATTGGCACATTCAGATTATCAAATAACCATAGTTTAGTAGTGGGAGATAATGTAAGTATTTCTTTTTCAGGCAATACTTCTAGCGATTTAAATGGGTCTTCTAATACCTTCACTGTCACATCTATACCAAATCTTAAAACCTTTGAAGTAGCAAATGTATCAAGGTATAGAACAGGTTTAATAACTACATCAAACGCTAATACTGGCGGTAATGTATCTGTACAATATACTATTAACAAGTTTATTAATGGTCGATATACGTTATCAAGTAATACTGTAACTGTTACAACACCGATTGAACATGGTTTGGCTCCGGGTGATTCTATAAATGTAATTTTTAATAAAACCGACGTTGATTCTTTTACGGGTTCATTTGTATTAAAAAATTATAGCAATGTCACTGTTGGATTTACTGAACCACATGGATTTAGTGTTAATAGTAAAATCAATGCTACGTTTGATAGTAATTATACCAATTCAACGGTAGGTACCTATACAATAAAAGCATATGGTGGAGGTACTGCTAATATTGCAAACATTTATTTTGATAGTGCGCATTCATTTATAAATGGGCAAAATATAAATGTTAGATTCGGTGCTACTTTAAGTAATGGATTAGTGGGTACGTTCCAAACTGTTGGAAATGTAGGTATAGCGTTTTTAAATGTGGATAGCCCATATCAAATAAATGATATCATTAATGTTACGTTTACAAGTGCAGTATATGTAGAAGATACCGATAAACCGAAGCTTGCAGGTAATGCAAATATTACTTTAAATAGTAATGCTTTAATAGGAAATAATACTTATTTTCAATCTAATATTTTTGCTGGTAATGTTATAACAGTTAATTTACAAAATACATTTACTGTTGCTAATGTAGTAAGCAATACTTTAGCATATCTAACAACCAATGCTACTACATCATTATCATATGCTAATGTATATTTGGCCACTAGTAATTTAAACGGTAATTCCACAATTACTGCCGTAAGAAGATTTTTAGATTTAAATCCTAATCCTAATAATAGAAGAATATTTTTTGATCTAGTAGATAAACCGAAAACTAAGGGCACCATAACTATATCTAATGGGTATACTAATGCCTTAGTAAATTCTTTTGTTACTACCACTGTGACAAATAATGGTTATCCATTATTCAATTATTTGTCCTTTGCTCTTCCTGTTAGTTTTGCAAATGCTAATGTGCGAGGCAATGTTACAGTATCTAATCAAGACAGAAGTAATATTGTAGGCAATGTTGCTAAACAAGTGACAGTTGTTGCAGTGCCAACAGTTAGATCTTTAATTTTTGTATCTAATACTTCATCTAATGCTATTGCCAGCAACGGTAATATTACTGTAAATACTGATTTGCCTAACGATATAGAAGATTTTGCTAATACATATACTGTAGCCTCAGTGGCACATACTAGAGCATTTGCTTTTGCTTCTTCCAATGCAAACTCTAGAGGTAATATTACTGTTTACTATCAACAAGCAGCAAATCTTCAAGCAAATATAGGCGCATTAGCTATAGAGCCCGGAGTTTGGGTTGATGATAGAGGTAAATTAGATGAGACTTTTAAGGTTCAGGGTAGAATAGGTACAGATGCTAGAGTTTTTTATCAACCTTTCTCTTACGTAATAAAATCTTCACAGCCATTAAGTGCTTGGAGAGAAGCAGTTAAGAAACTTCTACATCCAGCCGGATTCGAAGTTTTCGGTGAAGTAGTAATCTCTACTAATCAAAATAATGTTCAAAATGTCACTGCAGAAGCTAAATTTTTCCCGATCAAAGTTTTAGGACCAATAACAGTAGATAGTACAAGTATATTGGCGGATGCTACAGATATTACTGCAGATTTGGATACTGTATCCTAATATAAATAATAGATTAACTAAAAAGAAACATGGCAGCTATAATAACTCAAAATTTGAGATTTCATAATTCTGAACAATTTGTCGAAGCCTTCAGTGAAGCTTCGAATACAATAATCTATGCCTTTATAGCCAAATCCACTTCTTGGCCAAATAATTTAGATACTACTGGTACAGTACAAGAACAAATTGATAACGTAGAATTATTGTATAATACGTATGATGAAATGATGGCAATGAAAAGAGTGCTGTCTACAGACGTTGAATATGTTGTGCCGAGATATAATTGGGTATCTGGAACAGTATATAATTATTACGACAACAAATCTAATAATCTTTTCAGAACCGATTTAACAAGCAAGCCTGGCGGGGTACAAAGAGATTTGCAGCCCTTTTATGCTTTAGACACAACTACATTTAATGTATATAAGTGTTTATCTAATAGCAAAGGTGCTCCTTCTACAGTAAGACCTACAGGAGATTCAGCAAATGTTGTCGTGATGGGAGATGGTTACAATTGGAAATATATGTATACCATACCTTCAGCTAAAAGAAATAGATTTCTTAATGCTGATTTTATGTATGTTTCTGATACTAATCATTCCTCTAATTCTGATGGCGCACTTGATATAGTAGTAGTAACTAATGGTGGCTCTGGATATACTAGTGCTCCTAATGTTACTATTACAGGTGATGGAACTGGTGCTACTGCAAATTGCGTATTATCCGGTAACACTGTTTCCAATGTAACTATTATTGCCCGTGGTTCAGGATATAGATATGCAAATGTAGTATTTTCTGGAGGCGGCGGTGCAAATGCTGCGGGAAGAGTTTTAATTCCTCCAAAAGGCGGTCATGCAGCAAATGCTAGATTAGAACTTGGAGGATTTTACGTCGCACTTAGTCCTCAACTTATTAATGAGGAAAGTGGCAATTTCCCCACAGATAATGATTTTAGAATAGCAGGATTAATAAAAGATCCAAAAGTATATGGATCAGCTACAACGGTGGCGGCGGCATCATCCTATAAGTTGTCTAAGACATTATATCTAGCAAATATTTCAGGAACCTATTCTTTAGATGAATATATTTCGGGTGGAAATTCAAAAGCTAACGCTATAATTTTATCTATTGCATCAGATGTTACTAATGCCAAGGCAAACATAAATTATTTCCAAGCTAATGGTAAGACTGCAAATGCTAATTCTTTTTCTGTGGGTGATATAGTAACAGGTATAGGATCCGGTGCAACAGGAAATCTTTTAGCCATAACTAATCAGGGCATAGAACCAGATTCAGGTGAAATATTGTATATTGATGCATTTAGACCAATTCAACGTGCAGCAGATCAAACAGAAACCTTACAACTTGTAATAGAATTTTAAGGGTAACTCATGTATGTAAGTAGCCAAAGTCCATATTACGACGATTTTGATGAAACGAAACAGTTTTATCGTGTACTGTTCCGTCCTGGTAGAGCTGTTCAAGCAAGGGAATTAACTCAGCTTCAATCTATACTTCAAAAACAAATTGATCGTTTTGGTTCACATATTTTTAAAGAAGGTTCTATTGTATTACCAGGATCTTTCTTTTACGAAAAAAATTACAAATTTGTTAAACTTCAGGCTACTTATAATTCAGTAGATGCAGATGATGTATTGGACAATTTATCCAACGTGATTGTTATAGGTGCTACATCTGGTTTAAGAGCACTTGTAGTGAATACAGCAGCAGCGGTTGGGACAGATCCTCCTACCTTATATGTAAAATATTTAAATTCTGGTACAGATGGAACTACACCCACGTTTTTAGACAATGAAATTATTTCCAATGAAGCATCAACAGTATCAGTAAGGGCTTTATCTTCTTTTGCAACAGGGACGGGATCAGCTTTTAATATAAAAAGCGGTGTAATATTTACTAAAGGTGTATTTGCCTATTTTCCAGATTCTACTTTAATAGTTAGTAAGTATGCTATTCAGGCAGAAGATACAAGTATTGGATTTTTGATAACTGAAGAAGTTATTGATGATCAAGATGATGCTACTCTATTAGATCCTGCTGTAGGATCATCCAATTATTTTGCTCCTGGGGCTGATAGATATAAGTTAAGTTTTACCTTGGAATCTAGAGGACTAAATTTTAATAGTTCAACAGACGATCCCAATTACATAGAATTAATGAGAATACAAGATGGTGAAATTACTTTTAAGAAACCTGATGTAGAATATAATAAATTAGCTGATACTTTAGCAAGAAGAACTTTTGATGAATCTGGTGATTACACTGTAAGACCATACAAAATAGATATAATTAACCATTTAAGATCATCTAATGCTGTGAGAGATGGTTATTTAACTGAAGCGCAAGGCGGAGATGATAATAAGTATGCAATAGTTGTTACCCCAGGTAAAGCATATGTAAAAGGTTATGAAATAGAAAACAATACCAATAAGTATGTTATTGGTAATAAAGCTAGAGAATTCGCTAATGTAAATTCTGGCACAGTTTCTGTTGAAGTTGGAAATTATGTTTATTTAACTGACGTTTATAGTATACCTGATTTAGCTACACTCACAAAAGTAGAATTACATAACAAATATACAAAAGCTAAAGGTAGTAGATCAACAACAACCCCTGTGGGTAATGCAAGAATTAGGGCATTGGAATATGAATCTGGTACAGTAGGTACAAGTACTGCTGTATACAGAGCATACCTGTTTGATGTAGTAATGGATACTGGATATAAATTTGAATCAGATGTAAAACAATTATACTATAACAATGATGGATTTGTTGATTTCACTTCTAATATTCAACCAGTTATAAAAACATTACAAGGTACTGCTAGTACAGTTAGTGGTAGTAATGCTATTGTGGGCGCAGGTACAGTATTTGATGCTGAACTTGTAGCAGGTGATTTCGTCACTGTTGGTAATCAAACTTTAGAAATAGCTTCGGTTGCTAATGCAGTTGTAGCAGTAGCTGTAGCTAATTCAAATTCAACAGTATCAGGTCAACTTATAAAATTACAAGAAGCAAAAGTATATGAAAATAATAAACAAGCATATATTTTTGAATTACCTTATCCTATAATAAAAACGATAGATCCTACAGATTCAGAAACTACATATCAAACTAGAAGAGTTTATGATAGAACATTATCTAGTGGAACGGTCACTATAACAGCTGGAACAAATGAAACATTTGCAGCATTTTCTTCAGATAATTATCAGGTAGTAGTAAAAGCAGATGGCACATATCAAGTTTTATCTGGATTGGTAACAAGAGGTGGTACACCTACAGGTAGAACTGTAACAATTGATTTATCTGGTAATGCATCATTATCTGCAGCTGACGTTCGTATTATTACTACAATTAATAAAACTAATTCAGCATCACTTAGAAAGAATAAAACTTTACAATTGAACGCAACTGTTGATTATACTGATGCAAACACTGCAGCAGCAGCTGTAGTATCTTTAGGAAAAGCGGATATTTATGATTTAAAATCTGTAAGAATGTCGACTACAGCTTTTGGAACTTCGTATTCGGCTACAGGATCCATTGACATCACTAGCAGATACAATTTAGATAATGGCCAACGTTTAACATTTTATGATATAGGTAGAATAAATCTCAAACCAACAGCAGCTAAACCAACCGGTCCAATAAGAATAACTTTTGATTACTTTACTCATGGTGCCGGCGATTATTTTAGTGTGGATTCTTACACAGATATAGACTACAAAGATATTCCAAGCATAAATCTAAACGGTAAAAATTATAATCTTAGAGATAGTTTAGATTTTAGACCAAGGATCAGTGATGCAGGTAATGTGTTTTCAGGCACAGGTGCGGTCACTAATGAATTCTTAGATGCAGAAACAGATTTCACTACAGATTATCAATATTATTTACCTAAAACAGATAAATTAGTTTTAGATAGAAATGGTAATTTTAAATTAATTGAAGGTGCTAGTGGTTTCGATTCAAGAGAACCAAAGACACCTGATGATTCCATGGCGATGTTTGTTCTGAAACAAAATGCTTACGTTTTTGATGTGGATAAAGATATAAACGTAACTGAAATTGATAATAAGAGATATACTATGCGAGATATTGGTCGCATAGAAAATAGAGTAAAGAATCTCGAATATTATACTTCTTTAAATCTATTAGAAGCTGATACCGCAACTCTTCAAATTCAAGATGGTAACGGATTTGACAGATTTAAAAATGGATTTATTGTTGATAATTTTTCAGGACATGGTATAGGTGATATAACAAATAGAGATTACTCTGTTTCTGTTGACACCAATAAACGAGAACTAAGACCTAGAATCTGGCAAGAATTTTTTAAGTTACATGAAACTGCCACAACTACAGCATTAAGAACTGCTAATAGTTATATCAAGGTAGGTGACTTAGCAATGCCTCTTTATTATGATGAGGTATTTATTACCAGTAATGCTGCATCAAGAGTAGAAACACTTAATCCATTTGGTGTATTAGATTTCAAAGGTGTTATGAAATTAACCCCTGCTGTTGACACCTGGTTTGATCAGATTAGACTGCCCATATTAGCAGATAATCCAAATGGAAATTACGATACATTGACGTCTTTATCCAAAGCCAAAGCAAGTTACGAATCCTATTATGGAAATTGGAAAGATTTTTGGTATGGCAACGAGAGAACAGACAAACAGGTTTCAACTTCTAATGCTGTAAAATCTTCAGTTACCAGAACAGCTGATCTACAAACTTATAGCACAGGTAACAAATACGAAATTATTGAATCGTTTGATACTACTTCGGCGGGCGAAACTATTAGATCAAGAGTAGTAATACCAAAGATGAGAAATATTAATATATCGTTCTCAGCTACAGGTATGAAACCAAACACATTATTATATGCTTTCTTCGATGATGTTGAAGTAACATCGTATACTACACTATCTTATGAAAGAGCTAATGTGCTGACTAATTTCCAAAATACACATGCTATTGCAAATGTTATGATATTCAGTCCATTGGTAACTGATACCAAAGGCGATATAGACGGAATATTCTTTTATAAAGCAAGTGAATTAAATATGTCTGTTGGAGACAAAATATTTAGATTGACAGATTCCAAAAGTAATAATGATGATAGATCAACTATAGCGGAGGCTCTTTTTTCTGCCTCGGGTAGTTTAAGTATAAAAGAAGAAATAGTTGGAACTAGAAAACCCGCACCTGTAAAAGTTGACGAAAAAGATACTAGAATATATACTAAACGATCTGACGTGCCTCCATACGGTACATTTATAGAAAGTTATTGTAATAATGGAAAAAGATTGAAAATATATGCAGATGGCCAAGGCAGTACATATGTTATGGATGAGGTCGATCCAAGTTGTCCTGCAGGTAGTAAACCACCTACAGGCACGGTTATTGAAGAATTTTGTCAAGGATTCGATCTGTACAGATATGTTGCTGACGGAGCAGGAGGATATACAACAGTATTAAGAGAAGCAAAATCTTATGTGTGCAGTTATCCTACACCTACTGCTCCACTTGTGCCGACCGTAGTAAATCAATTATTCAATTCTGTAGGAATTGCTGGAGCAGGAGACGAAACTGTAAATCCTCCAGGGTCAAGGGGTGGATTCACAGTTGAAGAATTAAGAGGTGGATTTGATATATTAAATACATATATTACTGATGAAGGTGTTACCGATGCTCAAGTACCAGGATTATTAACTGATGCAAAGTTAGATACAGTAGCAGGTGGTGCAAATGCCGCAGATTACTTTGACGCTAATGGAGGATTTAAGGGTGCAGATTTCGGTACAGATTTATTAAATGGTACCTTTAATAATATAGATCCCAACCTTGCTTCAGTAACAAGAGGAACCATAAAAGCTGTAAACAACGAATTCAAAGAAGAAAAACAAGGTGTTATTGAAGCTATTCAAGCATGGAACGCTGCTGAGAATGCAGCAGGAGGCGGAGCCGCTGGATTGGCAGCAGGTCGAGCAGCAGCATTAACAGCAGGTTTAGTACCAAATATAGTTGAATTAGTATATCAAGTCAAAACTAACCCAACCATTGCTACATACATATTTGCAGGCGGAGATTCGTATGAAGAAGTAACATTACGAGCGTCCATGTATCTATCAGGCCAAGCTATTTTAGGATCTATTAATAATGGTTCAAATCCACAATTCATTTGCTGTTAAATAAAATGACAACTGTAAATAGATTAAACAAACAAATTCATTATACTGAGGGCACTGTCCCTAAGTATGTTGATCCATTGGCTCAAACTTTTCTAATTGAAGAACCAAGTGTGGTTACTAAACTTGATTTGTATTTTAGAGCAACTGATCCTATTATCCCAACTAAAATTGAAATTAGAAAAGTAAAAGATGGATTTCCTACAAGCATAGTAGTTCCTTTTTCTGAAACAACTATACCTGCAGCTAATATAAATGGAAGTTCTGTAGGTAGTATTGCTACAACTGTTACCTTTAGTTCTCCAGTATATCTTGAACCTGAAGAATATGCTTTGGTTTTATATTGTGATTCAATTAATACTAAAGTGTGGATATCTCAACAAGGTGAAACCGATGTAGTGACCGGGGAAAAAATAACAAAGCAACCTTATTTGGGCGTATTATTCAAATCACAAAACGGCACGACTTGGACCCCAGATCAGTTCCAAGACTTAAAGTTTAGACTTTATAGAGCAAGATTTTTATCTACTACAGCTACAGTGCATTTGTATCCTGGAGAATTATCTGGTAAATTAACCACTCTTCCTTATGATCCATTTGAATTTACACCTGGATCTAAAGAAATGAAAGTATACCATGAAAATCATGGATTTAAGAACGGTTCCTATACATTAACATCTCCTTTGAGAGTAACAGGATTTGGTAATACTCATATTTACGGAGTAGCACATAATGTTATTTCTGGGCAATCTTTAGTTGTTAGTAATGTTTCTAATGATAGCTATACTGTTTATCTACCTCATGCACCAAATGTTACTGCAGTTACAAGAGTCGGTGAATCTGTAATAGGATTCAGTGATACTAAATATGATACAATTTATCCTGCTGTAACAGTTTTAAATCCTGCTGGTACATCTGTAGCTGAAAAAATTAAAACTACAAGTACCGATTATGCTATGGATTCTGATTATACTACACTAGGTGAAGGCGATTATACTTTCATTACAGAAAGAACTTTGCCTTCTGGAGTAAACAGAGCAAGAAATATGAGTAATGCTACAGGTCTACTTTATAGAGTAGAAATGAGCACTACTGAAAAGAATGTTGCGCCAATCTTAGATTTACAGAAAGCAGGTGTTGTTTTAATAAGAAATATTATAAACAATCCTACATATGATAATATGAATCTTGCCAAAGATAAAGTCACTGTAGGTTTTGGGAACACTATTAGTTTTACTAGTGTGAGTAATAACACAGGTACAATCAATCTTACCAACTCAAATCACAGAGCAAATGCTGTAAATATGCTTAAAGGAAGTACTATAAGAATACTTGGAGCAAATGTTAATTCTGGTAATGTTAGAGTATTGGATGTACAAAATAATGGGGCAAATGTTTTAGTGAGAGGCGTAACTACTCAATCAAGTAATATTATTACTATGAATTATTTTAGTAATGCTAGTGCTAATATTGTAATAGAAAATGGTAGAAATTTTATTGCTGAAGAAGCAGCAATAGGTGGTTCAGCATTATCCAAGTATATTACAAGACAAGTAAATTTCATTAATCCTTCAACATCATTCAAATTCTTTATTGATGTGTGTCAACCATCAGGTGCTTATGTAAAATTTTATTACAGAACCAGCTTAGTTGGAGAAACTTCACCGTTGACAGATAAAGAATATACTGAGATTACTGGAGTAACAATACCTACTTCTTTAAGCGGTGAATTTTATGAAGTAGAAAAGATATTGGAAAATCTTGAACAGTTTGATGGCATTCAATTTAAGATTGTATTTTTGGCAGATGATTCTACAGATGTTCCTAAGTGTAAAAACTTAAGATTAGTGGCATTGGCATGAAGCTAAGAGTAAAAGAAAATCCTAGTCTTTACAGAGATTCATTTTCAAAAGGTATAATTTCTGAAGATCATGATGCTTATCAAAAATATCTAAAAGAAAAAAATTTAAGAGATAAAAATTCTAAATTTGAATTGGAAATAAATAATATGAAATCTGATATTAATGAAATCAAATCTCTTTTACGTGAGCTTCTCAACAAATAGGCGTATAAATGTCAATTTTTAATAGCAACGTTAAATCCAATGTTAATGTAGGTACCGCTGCTAACGACGGTACAGGTGATCCGCTGAGAGATGCTTTCGAAAAAGTAAATAATAATTTCTTTGATTTATATGTATTTTTAGGCAATGGCACACACCTAGGCAACGTCACTAGAATAAATATTTTAGGTGGAAATTTAACAGGTGTAGCTAATATTTCAACAGCTAATACCATTTTTACTGGTAATTTAAGTACACCTGCAATTTTTCATAATTCCGGTACAGTTGATATAAAAAATAATTTAAATATAACAGGTGAACTTGATATAGATGGCGGCGCAATTACATTTAGTACCACTCAAGCTAATATTGCTTCTTCGCCCACAACTGTTAGATTGGGTGCAGCAGCTACAACTTTAAACTTAGGTGCTGCAACTGGTACCACTACTGTAAGAAATGATTTAAGTATTACAGGTAGCGTGTTGGGTAATATAAATGCTGGTAATATTTCTGTTACTACTGCAGTTGCCACAAGAGGCGATATTGGAGGATTGAATTTATTGTCAGGCAATATTGCTGGTGCTACAGGTTATTTCACTGGTAATATTGTAGTTTTAGGTAATGTTATTTCTGGTAATTTGTCTGGCACGGATGCTAGATTTGTTACTTCTACATTTACTTCAAATGTGAATACAGGTAATACTTCTGGCACTGATGCTAGATTTGTTACTGCTACATTTACATCTAATGTTTCAACTGGTAATATAACTACGTCTGCTATAAATGCATCTAGAGGAAATATAGGCGGTCTTTCATTAGTATCAGGAAATATTTCTGGTACCACTGCTTATTTTACTGGAAATATTGTTGCTGGAAATTTAGTTTCATCAGGTGTGTTAACCATTATAGGCACACAAGAAATAACAGGAAACATAACTGCTTATAATTTGAATTTAGAGGGTGCTCCACAGCAAGGTGGATCTGTAGTAGTTAGCCAGCAAGGTAGATTTGCTGGCAATGTAAATGTCGGTAATCTTATAGTTTCGGGTAGTATTACTACAGGTTCTGGTGCTGGATTGTCTGGAGATATATCAGCAGGTAATTTATCTCTAACAGGGTCGTTTTTAACTGGTAATATTAGTAATGCAGTTAATTTTCCCAATACAACAGTAACTGCTGGAAGTTATGGCAATTCTTCACATCATATAGGTCTAGTTATTGATGCTAAAGGTAGAATAACTTCTGCAAATACTATTGCATTATCTGCAGGGCCAACAGGTCCTCAAGGTGCTACTGGTCCTCAGGGCGCAACAGGTACCCAAGGCGCAATCGGTGCTCAAGGAGCTACAGGACCAACAGGACCTCAAGGTGCTACTGGTCCTCAAGGCGCAACAGGTACCCAAGGCGCAACCGGTGCTCAAGGTGCAGCAGGATCATCTCCGACAGGTCCTCAAGGTGCTACTGGGCCTCAAGGTGCAACAGGTACCCAAGGAGCTCAGGGTGCAGATTCAACATCCAATTTATTACTTAATATATCATTGGGTGTTGGTACACCTGCTTCAGGCACACAAGGCGAGATTAGAGCAACTGATAATATTACAGCATATTATTCAGATAGGCGATTAAAAGATATTAAAGGCCCTATAAAAAATGCTTTAAACAAAGTTATGTCTTTAACCGGTGTTGAATTTACACAAAATAAGTTTGCTGAAGAATTTGGATATCACGATTATCGACAACAAGTAGGTGTTATTGCTCAGGAAGTAGAACAAGTGTTACCTGAAGTTGTTAAGGTCGCACCGTTTGATATGGATTTAGCTGGGAATAGTAAATCAGGTAATAAATACTTAACAGTTCAGTATGAGAAAATTGTTCCTTTGTTAATTGAAGCCATTAAAGAACTAAATAATCTAATAAAAGATTTGGAACAAAAAATAGGAAAAGAAAAATGATAGAATACAAATATGAGATATTTTCATTGTATGCTTCTCTTTCTCAAGATGGTTTGAATAATGTTGTGAAACGTGTAACATGGAAAATAACCGCTAAAGAAGATCAATTTGCGGTAGATCGTTATTTTGATTCCTATTTAACACCGCCAGATCCCAATAATTTTTCTAATTATGATGATTTAACTATGGAACAAGTTTTAGAATGGGTTAAGGAACCTATTAATTTGGAAGAATTGTATGCAAATATGGCAAATGCTTTGGCTGATGCAAAAGATCCTACAAGAGTAATAGAAAAAGAGTTACCTTGGAGTATTGAAAATATATATGATATCAATGATAAGTATATTTTAATACACAATAATAAATTAGAATATGGACCAATAACCTGGCATAGTAACCTTTTTAATGGCCGTTTAAATCAGTTAGGGGTATCTTTTGTTTTTGATGATGATATTACAGTAAGGCGCCAAAGACTTGTTCCTATAAATACTCCTACAATTATAGATGAAAACACAAAAATTTATAAGGCAGAGTTACTAAACGAACAACCCGAAGAAAGTTATTATACGAAAAATGGTGATATCGTGTGGGACTTTTCATCAGGTGTAGCAGTCGGAACTTATATTGCAGTTGATCGGGAAATTTCAGAGATAAAGAATACTCTTATAAACGTTATTGAGAGATATCGCGATCAAAAAGAAATGGATGGGTTTACGGTAACTGTACAAGGTAGTGAATATAAAATTTGGTCGGGTCCAGTCTCAAGACTTAATTTGTTGGAAAAATACAATTTAATGAATGAATCAGAAACTTGCGTGTGGAAATTTATGGGAAATAAATGGGCTACATTGAACAAGTCCGAATTGTTAACTTTGTATCATTTGATTATGGATTATATCAGAGATCTTAATACTTGGGAACATGACAAAACATTAGAAATACGTAATGCTGAAACTGTGGATCAACTAAGAACCATTGCACTAGAGGATTAACTATGACCATTGTTGCATCTGGAGAAATTTCACTTGGAGGTAATGCTACGGTTACAAGAAGTGTAGCTTGTGAACTTGGCAGAAGTGGAACTGGTGCTATTTGTATGGATGAGTCTGCCGTTAGGACCTTGGCAGGACAAACAACTGCCGCCTCAGCTATTTGTATGAATAATTTTTATAGTAAATCAGACGCTGTTCCTACTGCTTTTGGACAATTCGTAAAGGGGGGTTATTATGCAGGTGTAGCATTTAATAACTGTTGTGCTTATTATCTTTTTATAGCTCCTAATGCTTCGGGGTGTGCTTGTTGCCAATGGAAAACTACCGCCACACTTACCAATAATTGTTCCAATTCATCTTGTAACTATGATAATGGTTACTGGAATACCTTTACCTATTTAAATAATGCTGATCATCCTGCTGGTAATTGGACCGCAACTAGAACTATTGGTGGTTTTACCGATTGGTATTTGCCTTCTAGAAATGAATTACATACCATATATCAATGTAGCTTTGGTTTGCCAGCAGGAGAAGGATTTGCATCTACAACAAGCTACTTTACTAGTTCAGAAAGCGACAGCAATGTCAATAATGCTTTTATTAAGCAGATGAATAGCACTTTTCCCGCCTATTCTTCCAATAAGTCCGGTTCCTTGAATATCCGTGCTGTCCGGAGAACTGCATTTACTCCTGCAGCGCCCACCAGCATTGGACAACCAATTTATGGAGGATTTTACATGGCGACCATTAGTTCCCCAGCGAACTATTATCTTATCTTAGCTCCCAATGCTTTAGGATGTACTTGTTGTACATATAAAACTTCCTCCTCCCTTGATAATTTGTGTTCCAATGCAACTTGTAACACACTTAATGGTTACTGGAATACCTATACCTATTTAAACAATACTAATTATCCTGCTGGTAACTGGGCAGCAACTAGGAATATGAATGGTTTTACCGATTGGTATTTACCTTCCAGAGCTGAATTAAGACAGATTTACGATTTTAAAGGTTCGTTACCAGTAAATGAAGGATTTCCAGTAGCCAGTTATCTTTCTAGTACGGAGGTTAGTGATTTCACCGCCTGCGCAGTGGGTATGACGAACGGCACCTGCGGAGGTGTTGGTAAAGGCACTGCCTGTAGAATTCGTGTCGTCCGGAGAGTCCCCTTTTAATTATTTTTCTTATTTAATCATTTTTAATTGTGGCACAGTAAAACATATAATCAACAAAAACAAACACAAAAATTTTACAAAAAGTATGGTATAAAATTCTACTAAGAAATTACTAAAGTTATGAGGTGACTAATTATGAACATTATTCAAGTTTTTTCCACACCTGTTTGGAATTCTGCTCTTCCAGATTTTGAAAACCATAAGCAATCTTTTATAGATTGTGTACATGAGTTTCGCAAGAAATACGAAACTGGTATTTCAAAATCAAACATCAACGGTTATCAATCTCCTATGATACTTACAAGAGAACCAGAAATGGCTCCTCTTTTTGAATATGTTTGCCAAATTGGAATGAAGGCAATATTTGATTTACAACTAGTGGATTGCGATGTATATCTTTCTGCAGCATGGGTAAATTTTAATGAAAACCGAAATCATTACAATATTGAGCATGTGCATACAGACACATTTTCCGGCGTATTTTATCTACAAATACCAGAAAAATCAGGAAAATTATCCTTGACAAATCCTGGTCTCAATCCTTTATGGCAAGGTGCTCTATTAACCGACACCAAAAATAAGTTTAATGCTGATAGATTAAGAATTGAACCGGAAGAAGGACAAATTTTCGTATGGCCATCTTATCTTTCTCATGCTGTTGAGCCAAATGATCATGATGAAACTAGAATATCTATTTCTTTTAATATAATTTGTGTTCCTAAGGGGCATGTTGACAATACTAAGTAATAATGTTTTTACATCAAATTTTTATTAACGACAAAGGTAATTTGCCGACACAATTCCCACTTTATACAGAATTTTGCACAAATGAATTAAGAAGAATTTATTTTGATTGGGAATATAAAATTTGGTCAAACGAAGAAATTAAAAAATTTCTTCGTAACAATTTTGAAGATATAGTTTTTAAGACATATGAAAAAATAAAACCTTATTCTTATAAATCTGATTTAGCTAGATATTGCATACTTAAAATCTATGGTGGTCTTTATGTAGATTTAAATACTAGGTTTATTAATCGTATACAACATGATGAAAATATTCTTTTTGCTTTTAGAGATTACAGTTTAACACAAAGACGAGGATGGTATGTTTCTACCTCTATTATATATTCTGCTGCAAACAATAATATCTTAAATACTTGTACAGACATTTTGATAGATAACGTAAATAAAAATTATTATGGAAATTCTCCTTTAGATGTAACTGGACCAGGTGTACTAGGTAAAGCTATTATTCTAAATGACAGAAGTTTATCTGATATTAGTGGAGAATTACATTGTCTTACTCCATTGCATGAAAATAAAACATTAGCGTTTATTCAAGATGGAGGAAATATAGTTGCATTTAGAAAACCAAATGCTCCCGGTGATCTAACTTTTTTTGGTTTCTCAGGGGTAAATAACTATAAAACTATGTGGGAAAGAGAAGACATTTATTATGATACCTAAAATAATTCATCATATTGCTCCAGAAAACAAAAATACTTGGCATCCTTTTTGGCATAAATGCTATGATTCTTGGAAAGAACAGTTTCCAGATTACAAATTTATATTATGGGACGATAAGAATGATATTGATGATTTAGTTAAAACACATTACAAAGTACATTGGAATTTATACAATGCTTTTCCTTTTCATATAATGCGTATTGATTTTGCGAGACTTTGTATACTGCATAAACATGGTGGAATTTATGCGGATATGGATGTATTTTGTTACAAAAATTTTCAACATATTTTAACTAAAGAAGCATATTTTTTGGAAAATTTAACAAACGAGTATACTAGCGCTTGTGTGGAAAATAGTTTACTAGCATCAATATCTAACAATAGATTGTTAGAGGAAATTTTGAGATATATCAAAGCATGTTATTTAAATTTTAAAAATTCTTTTCAAACCAATTCGGTAGATTGGAGATCAGCTGCTAATGCTTTTTTTGTTAACAATACTACCGGTTCAGGTATGCTTGATGTGGCATTCAATCATTATAAAAAATATTTTGATATAGATGTATTTAACTGTGAATTATTCAATAATCGCCCTTCTTCTTACGATAAAAAATTTTACACCAAGCATGTTCATACCTCTATTTGGGGTGATGAATATAATAAAAGTAAATTACCTAATATAATGTTGTTAGATGGTTGTATGTACAATATAGATACTATTGATGATAATAATCTTCAAATTTTAAAACAAGATTTTAAAGATGTTTTGATTTTGCCCAATGAAAGCTTTGACTTTTTTAAAGATTACACAAACGGAGTATATTTGAATGAAAACAATCTACATCAAATTAAAAAAATTGTAAGTAAAAAACATTAATGATACCTAAAATACTACATCAAACCGCTCCAACTAATAAGGATAATTGGCATCCGCTTTGGCATAAATGCCAACAATCATGGCTAACACATTTTAGAGATTTTGAATACCGTCTGTGGAACGATGAAGAAATAGATTCGTTAGTTCAAAAAGAATATCCACAATATTGGGAAATGTATAATAACTTTACTATTCATATATTAAAAATAGATTTTGTTCGTTTTTGCTTTATGCACAAATATGGTGGAATTTATGCAGACATGGATTACTTTTGTTATTCTAATTTTTATAATGAACTAATCGAAAATATCTATTTGGTAGAAAATCCGCTTGGTAATGATCCAATAGAAAATTCTTTAATGTGTTCAGAGCCAAATCATCCTTTCTGGATTGAATGTATGGATTTGGTTGTGGAAAGATACAATTATTATAATAAAAAATTTCCTCATAGACTTCAAGATTTAAAATTAATAAGTTTAGATTTAGAAAAAGGGTTACGATTAAGACCTTGGTTAGTTTTTGGTATTACTGGAACAAATTTAATTTCAAGCCAGGCTAGGCTTACAAACCTCACCATTTATACTTTGCCATCAATTTTTTATAATAATAATGATATGTCTTATAATGAGCAATATAGAGCTAAGCATATACACACGGGCTTATGGGGAAAAGAATCAATAGCAGTATTTTATTATGATGAAAAACATATAAAAACATTAAGAAATATCCCTTTAGATGAATTTTGTTTTTATACTGATTATAGCAACGGCAATTACCTAACATCTTGTTATAATGATTTTGATAAAAATAACTCCGATGAAAAAATTAATTTAGCTAGTGATTACGAATATAAATGAATGATATTACTTTAGTATGTATTGATACTGTTACACACGAATTGGCAAAAAAAGCAATAGAAAAATCTTTAGAAAATATAGTTCCTAAAGAAGTAAAAATTTTTAGTGATAAAAACTTTTTTGCCGACGGACAGTGGATAAAAATTAACCCGTTGGATCGCAATGAATATAGTGAATTTTGCTTGAAACATCTTTATAAACATATTGATACTGATTTTGTTCTAATGATACAAAATGATGGCATGGCTACTAATAAAAACTTTTGGTCAAACGATTTTTTAAATTATGATTATATCGGCGCACCATGGCCAGAAAATATTTTTATTAGTTTTTCCGGAGTCGGAAATGGAGGATTTAGTTTAAGAAGTAAAAAATTACTATACGAATTACAAAATGAAAATGTGGTCTATCAGGCAAAACAAAATAAAAATGAAATTTGGGACACCACAGGCGAAGATTATGTAATTTGTGTAGAATATAAAAACTATTTACAAAAAATAGGAATTAAATTTGCTCCAATAAGCATCGCAGAAAATTTTAGTCATGAATTTGAACCGGAAAAGAAAAATACTTTTGGTTTTCACGGTAAATTTAATGTTCCCCATTATCTATCAGAAAATGAAATAGAAAACTTTATTAAATTACTTAAAATACGTTACGATAAAACTTATACAATAATGGTACTAGAATTAATACGTCTTGAAAAATATGAATTAGCCAAGTTAGCTATAGATTTGGGTAGATATGAAAATGTTTGGGATATTTTCTTTTCTAAGCAAATATCTTATTATAATGTACTAAAACAATGTTGTAAAAATATAAACTTCTATGGTGAATTTACTAATAATATTTTAGAAAAAATAAAAAATGTCTAACAAAAACTTGATACTTAATAAGATGGTAAATTTGGATTATTCACCTAAATGGGAATTTAGAGATAAAAACATTACACTTATAAAACTTCTTGACTCATTAAAAATAAAAAAATGGAATAAGGAACAAGTAAATAATCTTCTCTTTGTTGGATTGGGCGGCATAGGTGATGAATTTATTTTTAGTCGTTATGGAAAAATACTAAAAGAATATGCTATTACATTGGATTATACAAGTACAAACGGTTTGGAGTATATTATTAATCAGATACCTCACTTTAACGAGGTATGGAATGTGCAATATACACCACATTGTTTTGAAATAGACAACGATTATAATATCAATAAATTTAAAAAATATGATGCTTGGTATTCACCTTTTTTTGAAATGGACAGTAATAATAATGGTGTGGTAAAATGTTTAGACAGCGAATGGACAGAACAATATCTTTTTAACCTGCCCGAGTACGACAGAAAATGGGAGCATCTTACACGCACCGATAAACCTAAAATTGGAATTCGTTTCGCAGGAAATTTTCGTACGGACACTTATCTCGGAAGAACATTACCCATTGAAAAAATAGTAAATTTATTTGATGAAAAATACGAATTATTTTCTTTACAGTGCATGGAAGGATTGGAAAAATCTCAAGAATTAGGTCTAATAACTTTAGAAAATGAAATAAAAAATTGGTATGATACCTTTTCTTTTTTAAAATGCCTAGATGTTGTAATCACAAGTTGTAGTAGTGTAGCTCATGCCTCTGCTATTCTTGATGTAAAAACTTTTGTTTTAGTCCCATATAATTCATATTTTATTTGGAAAGAATGTGATAACAATAATCATTATTCCTCTTGGTATGATAAAAATGTAATATGTCTTAGACAACATAAAAAAGGAGATTGGTCTTATCCATTGCAACAAATTAAACAATATTTAGGCCTTTCAGATAATAACAAGAAATCTGTTTTTAACTATGTATAATCGTCTCTAAAATAATGAATCTAATTTGTTTTTATCATGTTTGGCCAATACGAGGTTGGGAGTTATTATATCAGCAACAAATAATGGCTTTATATACCAGTGGTTTATATAATCATCTAAAAACTATCTATGTTTGTTGTAATGGCAATATTAATCTCCCCTTTGAAAATCCAAAGATAATTCAAAGATATAACAAGAATTTTACAAATGAAAGTGATACTTTATATTCAATGTGGCAATTAAGTAACTTAGATAAAACAGCAAAAATACTTTATATACATACTAAAGGTATTAGTTATCAACTTCATCATCTTAGAAAAAATGTTGATGCTTGGAGATTGTATTTAGAATTTTACAATATACATAAGTGGAAAGACTGTGTGGAAAAATTAAATGAGTATGATATTGTGGGAACTGAATGGTCAAATTTTCCTTTAACTTATACATCTAAAGATAAACTAATTAATTTGTCTAACAACGCAGGAATATACTTAGGTAATTTTTGGTGGGCAAATGCAAAATATATTTCAAGCTTAGATAAAGATTATTTGTTTGATTATAGTGCATCTCATAAAATTGAAGGTATAAATATGGAAGAAAAATATAATCCGAGCGAAAACGATAAAACACGAATTCTTAGGCATAATAGTGAACTTTGGCTTGGTACAAATTCACCTAAATATTTTAGTTTTAGAAATTTAAATGAAACGCTTCTTGAAATTACACCTCATAAAAATAGTGACCCAACTTTTAAATTCCTACATAATAAATACAATGTAGGTTATGATACTAATGCTTTAAATTGTTTGGAAACTTTTTTATGAATACAACATTTTTAATTGACGGTGGCGCCGGAAGAGTCATTAATTCTATACCTGCACTGGAAAAATATTATAAACTAAATCCCGAAGATGACTTTAAAGTTTTAGTATATGGGTGGGAATCTGTTTTTTGGAGCCACCCTATATTACAAAAAAGAGTATTTGGGGCTAATCAAAAAGGAAATTTTGAGCATATCATAAAAGGAACAAAAATAGTTTCACCTGAACCTTATAGAAATCATAGATTTTTTAATCAACAAATTAATCTTGTTGAAGCATTTGATGATGAAATCAACAAAACAACCGATCACTCTGATCTAAATTATAATTGTCTTCATTTATCTGTCACTGAAATAGCAAAATCAAAAGAACACATAGAAAATGTTAAAAATCAACAAAGAAAAAATAAAATGGTGGTATTTCAGCCATTTGGGTCATCCGTTGAATTAATTAACAAGCAACCTTTTGATCGTTCTAATCGTTCTTTTGAATCATCGGATTATTTTAAAATTGTTCAATCTTTATCAAGTGACGCTATTGTTTTTTATGCTAGTTTACCTATGTTTCGTCATCCAAACGATAATATTTCAATTTCTTTTGATGAAATAGGTTCATACCATAGAACATTAATGTGTTTGATTTATCATTGTGACTATTACATAGGATGTTGCTCAATTGGGCAACATGTAGCTAGAGCTTTTGGTAAACCAGGATTGATTGCTATGGGCGGCACTAATGAAATAAATTTTAGTTATCCGAATCATTTTACTATTTACCGTAGAAAAAATAAGGAACCTAAGTATATACCATGGAGATTATCAGATGTAGATTGTGAATTTGCGGATAGAGAAAATGAGGGATTAATGAAATTTTCTGATGATGAACTTAAAGAAATGATTTCAATAATAAAGAAAAATATTAACTCTTCTAACACCGACAGATTTGATAGATTAGTGTCCTATGGTTAATGCGCCTATATCTATTGGTGAATTGTTTGATAAAATCACTATTTTAGAGATAAAACTAAGTCAAGTGAAAAATGAAGATAAATTGAAAAATATTACTATGGAACATAATTATTTAAAAAAAATTTCTGTTTCCATAAATACTAAGAATATAGATTATCTTATAGATAATCTAAAAGAAGTTAATATGATTCTTTGGAATATAGAAAATAGTATTAGAGCAAAAGAAAATCTGCAAGAATTTGATTTAGAATTTATTGAAATAGCAAGAAGTGTGTACAAAAATAATGATATTCGTGCAGATATTAAGAAAAAAATAAACATGTTAGCTAATTCTTTGTTATGTGAGGAAAAAGAACATCTATGAAAGAATATTATTTTATATCGGGATTGCCTAGATCAGGTTCAACCTTATTATCAGGTATTCTAAGACAAAATCCTGATTTTTATGCTGACATTGCTTCACCTTTACAAGGTTTAGTTCAAGGTATTATAAACAATATTACAAGTTCTGAAAGTAATACAACGATACAAGAAGACCGTAGAAAGACTATTTTATATGGTCTTTTCAACGCCTTTTACGATCATGTAAATAAACCTATAATTTTTGATTCATCTAGAGGATGGACTTCTGTTACCCCTTTACTTAAAGAACTTTTCCCTAATACAAAAATAATTTGTTGTGTTAGGGAGATATTTTGGATTTTAGATTCTTTTGAAAGAATTGCTGCTAAAAATTGTCTTTATACCAATACCCTTGTAGAAGATGTAGCCAGATCAAATATAGAATCAAGATGCCTAAGTATGATGGATGCACGAAAAGATGGTATAGTTATAATGCCATGGTATTGGTTACGAGAAGGATTATCATTAAATAGAGACATGATTCATCTGGTTGAATATAACTCTTTGTGCAAAAATCCAGAAGAAACACTTAGAGGTATTTATAATTTCATAGGTAAAGAATATTTTGAACATGATTTTGATAATGTGGAATATGAAAATGAAACTTTTGATCGTTCTTTAAACATGAAAGATTTACATACAGTGAAACGAAAAGTAGAATGGGTTGAAAGAAAAACTATTCTGCCTGATTTTGTAATAGAACAATTTACAAAAAAAGATTTTTGGAAGAAAAAAAATATAAACTATGAATGACTATAATAAAAATGTAATAGAAATACCAAATTTTATTTCCTCAAATCATCAAAATACTTTGGAAAACTATGTTTGTAATAGCAATTTTAAATGGAGTTACTATGAGGGAACTATTTTAAAAACAGACATACAATACACTAACAATTGCGTTATAGAAAAAGGATTTAATCCTCCACAATTTTGTCATTTTGTAAATATTAATCACAATCCCAATATTATTTTTATGCGGCCAATTTTAGATTCTTTAGCATCATTCTTTAATAAAAATTTACAAATAATAAAATGTAAATTTAATCTTCTTACTCAAAGAAAAGATAGTTTACATCATTATCCTCATTCTGATCTAGATAAATTTGATGGTAATGTTTATACTGCTTTGTATTATATAAATGATTCTGACGGCGAAACTTATCTTTTTAACGAATTTGCTCCCAAAATAGATGATAATATTTCAATACATAAGAAAATTATTCCCGAAAAAGGAAAAATTTTGATTTTTGATTCAAGACGTTTTCATGCGTCATCAAGCCCACAAACAAATGAAATAAGATTAGTTTTAAATATTGTATTTGGAGTAGTTTAATATGCAAAAGATATTAATTATGGGATTGCCGGGTTCAGGTAAAACGTATTTTGCTGAATGCCTTAAAAAATATATGATGTCAGAACAAAAATCTTTATCCTTAATAGAAAACGATGCACCTTATCCAGATTTGTATTTTAAAGTCGATTGGTTCAATGCTGACGACGTAAGAAAAAGATTTAATGATTGGGATTTTTCTAAAGAAGGTAGAATTCGTCAATCGCTAAGAATGTTTGAATTCGCTATGAAATGTAAAGGTGATTATGTTATTTGCGATTTCGTAGCACCTTTGCCTGAAATGAGACATAATTTTAAGGCAGATTGGACCATTTGGATGGATACTATTGATTCTGGTCGATACGAAGATACTAATAAGATGTTCGTTCCTCCAGAAATTTACGATTTTAGAATAAACGAACAGAATGCTGAAAAATGGGTTCCCTATGTAGGCGAAATGATTTTACAAAACAAACGTCGCCCTATATTTGATTGGAAAAAAGAAACAGTTCAAATGCTTGGACGTTGGCAACCTTGGCATGCTGGGCATAGAGCATTATTTGAAAGAGCATTTGCTAAAACAGGACAAGTTTGTATAATGATTAGAGATTGTCAAGGCTGGAATAAATCAAACCCTTATGCTATAGACCAAGTCAAATATTTTATAAAAAGAGATCTCGATCCACTTTATCAGGGGCAATACGAAATTTTGGTTGTTCCTAATATAGTAAATATTACTTATGGTCGAGACGTAGGTTATAAAATAGAACAAGAAGTTTTCGATGATGTTATACATGATATTAGCGCAACTAAGATTAGAAAAAATATGGGTTTAGAATAACTAAAATCAAAATTTTATAAATAAAAGGACACTATATAGTGTCCTTTTTTCTTGGATGCCAAATGGCGAATACAATTCAGCACAAACGATCCTCCGTTTTAGGGAAAATTCCTACATCTGCTAATCTAGCAGTGGGTGAAATTGCTATCAATTTTGCCGATAAACTAATTTATACTAAAAATACTGACGGTAACGTCATTGTAATAGCCTACGGCACACTAGAAAGATTTACTGGTAATATTATTCCTTCGCAAAACGTAACTTATACATTAGGTAATTCGACACATAGATTTAGTAATTTATTTTTAAGTGGATCTACAATTAATTTGGGCGGCGCCTCTATAAAATATGAGGGCGGATTTTTTAAAGTATTAGATGAAAATGGTAATCCAGCTAAAACATTAATATACACAGCTAATATTTTTGAATCAGGAAATACTACTTCTGGTAATGTTTATTTCACTAACAATAGAGCAAGAGCTGCTTTAACCAGCGGTAATTCTATATCTTATGATTCTACTACAGGTAATATTACACTTTCTCCTTCAGGCGTTACTGCTGCATCTTATGGAAATGCATCATTAATTCCATCACTCACGGTTGATCAATTTGGTAGAGTAACTAGAGTATCAAACGTATCAGTAGCCGGGGTAAACAATTTTACTGCTTCCGGCAACGCATTTACTATTCAAACTTCTGCTGGTACAAGTTTTACTGCAAATATTCAACTTAATTCTATAAGATTAGGAACAGACACAACTGGAGACTATGTATCTAATTTGACCGCTGGAACAGGAGTTGTACTAAGTAATTTAGGTGGAGAAGGTATAAATCCTACAATAGCAATAGGTCAAAATGTCGCTACAACTGCAGATGTAACTTTTTCAAATATTACTGCCACCGGTAACATTATTGCGAGTAATATTTCAGGTAGTCAAACTAATACAACAATAATTGCAGGTTCCTATGCATTCTCGTTTGATAATGCTGGCAATTTAACTGCGCCTACTGCCATTAATACTGGAACAATCAATGCCAGATCATGGAATAATTTATATACTAATAACGTAATTGAAGGTACAAATTTATACTTTACTAATGCAAGATCATATGCCAATACGTTGACAGCAATAAAAACCGGTAACGGTATTGTTTATAATAGTACTACAGGCAATATAACTCTTAATCCCACAGGAGTAACTGCAACTACTTATGGTGGTAGTTCAAACGTATCTGTTATTACTGTAGATCAATTTGGAAGGATTACGTCAGCTTCTAATGCAGCAGTCGCAGGAGTTTCAAGTTTTAATGCATCAGGCAATTCCTTTACTATTGCCACTTCAGCAGGTTCTACTTTTATAGCAAATATTCAACCAAATTCTGTGAGACTCGGAACTGATACTACAGGAGATTACGTAGCTAATTTAGTTGCAGGAGCAGGTGTAATATTAACTAATCTTGGCGGCGAAGGAATATCACCTACAATATCTATTGGACAAAATGTAGATACACATGCAGATGTAACATTTGCCAATATTACTATTACTGGTAATTTATCAGTATTAGGAAATGCAGTACAATTCAATGCTAATACTTTAGTTATAGACGATCCTTTAATCCAAGTCGGAGCTAATAACAATTTATCGGATTCTGTGGATTTAGGATTTTTCGGACATTATAAAGGTGGTACACCTAGTGTAGAAAGACATGCAGGATTATTTAGAGATGCTAGTGACGGTAATTTTAAATTATTTGCTAATTTGGATCCCACACCTGACGTTGTTGTTGATACAAGTAATGTATCATTTAATTTTGCCAATCTAATTGTCAATTATTTAACAGGCAATGTATTAGGTACTGTTAACACCTTATCTAATTTTTCTACAAGTAATTTATCGGAAGGTACAAATTTATATTTTACCAATGCAAGAGTATATTCTAATGTTGCTCCTTTATTAACTACAGCTAATGTCTCAGAAGTAACTAATCTATATTTTACCAATGCAAGAGTTTATGCGGCAGTCACAGGTAACTTAGCATCAAAAGCTAATGTCACAGATTTAACAACTAGCAATATAGCAGAAGGTACAAATTTATATTTCACTAATGCTAGAGTATATTCTAATATTGCTCCTCTTCTAACTACTGCAAATGTATTAGAATTAACCAATCTATATTTTACCAATGCAAGAGTTTATGGAACAGTCACTGGAAATTTAGCATTAAAGGCTAATATTGTAGATTTAACAACAAGTAATATAGCTGAAGGAGCGAATTTATATTTCACTAATGATAGAGTTTATTCTAATATTGCTCCTCTTCTAACTACTGCAAATATATTGGAAGTAAACAATTTATATTTTACAAATGCCAGATCATATGCTAATACGTTGATAGCATTACGTGCAGGTAATGGTATAAACTATAATAATGTTACCGGCAATATTACGTTAACTGCAACCGGAGTTTCTTCTGCAACTTACGGCGGATCGGCAAATATACCGGTTGTTACCATAGATGCATTTGGCAGAATATCTTCAGCATCCAACGTTGCTGTTGCAGGTGTGTCAAGTTTTACTTCTTCAGGTAACAGTTTTACTATAAGTACAGGCGCAGGTACAAGTTTTACCGCAAATATACAACCCGATTCAATTAGATTAGGTACAGATACTACTGGTCCTTATGTTGCAAATTTGGTAGCAGGTACAGGAGTAACCTTATCTGGATTGGGTAATGAAGGAACAACACCCACAATAAACATAGGTCAAAGTGTTGCTGCAACATCTGACGTAGTTTTTGCCAATATTACTGCTACAGGCAATGTTACTGTTTTAGGTAATGTTAATGTAGGCAATCTAATAGGTAACTTTACAAATACTACTATAACTGCAGGTAGTTATGTATTTACTTTTGATAATGCCGGTAATGTTACCATACCTACAGCATTAAATGCCAATACAATAAATGCAACTTTTTGGAATAATTTATATACCAACAATGTAGTTGAAAGTGTAAATCTATATTTCACTAATGCTCGTTCTTATTCTAATACTTTAGTCGCACTTAGATCAGGCAATGGTATTTCATACAACAATGTGACAGGAAATATCACATTAACAGCAACAGGTGTTACTGCCAGTACTTATGGTGGGACATCCCAAATACCTGTATTTACTGTTGATTCTTTTGGTAGATTAACCAATGCAAGTAATGTTGCAGTTGCAGGAGTAAACGCATTTACCTCTTCAGGTAATTCCTTCACTATAAGCACAGCAGCAGGTACAAGTTTCACAGCAAATATTCAACCAGATTCTATAAGACTTGGAACAGATACAACCGGACCATATATATCAAACTTAATAGCAGGTACAGGTGTTACTTTAACAGGACTAGGTAACGAAAGCACTACACCTACAATATCAATTGGTCAAGCAGTAGATGCAACTTCAGATGTAACTTTCAAAAATATAATAATAAGTGGCAATTTAACTGTATCCGGTAATACCTCCTATATTAATACTGAAACAATTGAATTAGCTGATAATAAAATTACATTAAATTCTAATCTGACTGGTGCTCCCTCGGAAGATGCGGGATTAGTAATTAACAGAGGCACTAATGCAAATGTAGAATTAAGATGGAATGAAACTAGTGATTATTGGGAGTTTACTAACAATGGTACTAATTACTTTAAGATAGCAGTATCTACAACTGATTTAGTAGAGGGCACTAATTTATATTATACAAATACTAAAGCATACGCTAACACATTGTCTGCAATAAAAACTGGTAATGGAATAGTTTACGACAATACAGCGGGAAATATAACACTATCAGCTACCGGTGTAATAGCTGCATCATATGGAAACACTACACATCATATCGGATTGGTAGTAGATGAGCATGGTAGAATAACATCTGCTAATACAATAGCACTTACAACAGGACCTACAGGACCTCAAGGAGCGGCCGGTGTACAAGGTTCCCAAGGTAATGCTGGAGTCCAAGGAGCACAAGGTAATGCGGGTATCCAAGGAGCACAAGGTGTTGCTGGAATACAAGGGGCACAGGGCAATGCTGGAATACAAGGGGCACAGGGTGTAGCAGGCGTACAAGGTTCCCAAGGTAATGCTGGAGTCCAAGGAGCACAAGGTAATGCGGGTATCCAAGGAGCACAAGGTGACGTAGGTGTTCAAGGTGCTGCAGGTGTACAAGGTTCTCAGGGCAATGCTGGAGTCCAAGGAGCACAGGGCGCTACGGGTCCACAGGGTGTAGCAGGCGTACAAGGTTCTCAGGGCAATGCTGGGATACAAGGTGCTACGGGTCCACAGGGTGTAGCAGGTGTACAAGGAGCTCAAGGAGTTCAAGGCGCCACTGGTCCACAAGGATTAAATTCCTCAGATGAATTTTTCTCATCTAATATTACCGCAAATATTTCTATTACAGCAAATGTATGGAGAAATTTATATACTTCTAATGTAATAGAAAATGGAACTACTACAACAGGTAATGTTTATTTTACAAATTCAAGAGCCAGACTTGCACTTACAAGTGGAAATGGTATATCATATGATTCTGCTACAGGTAATATAACTTTATCTTCAACAGATGTAGTAGCTAGCACTTATGGTGGCAATAATAGAATAATTCCCAGATTCACCGTAGATAGTTTAGGTAGAATTACATCTGCATCCAATACGACATTAGATGATATTGTACTAGGTACACAAACATCAGGTAATTATGTACAAAATGTTTTACCTGGAACAGGTGTTACTATATCAGGTACTCCGGGTGAATCAAGAGATGCTACAATTTCCATTGGTCAGGCGGTATCTACTACCTCAGATGTTACCTTTGCAAATGTTACAGTAACAGGTAATTTATTAGTACAAGGCAATGCTGTTGAATTTGCAGCAAATACTTTAGTAATTAATGATCCATTGATTCAGGTAGGTAAAAATCCTACAGGAGATGCTGTAGATTTAGGATTCTTTGGACACTATCTTACAGGATCGGTGGAAAGACATGCTGGATTATTTAGAGATGCAACTGACGGTAAATTTAAACTATTCGCAAACCTTGATCCAGAGCCAGTAACTATAGTTGATACAGCTAATACATCTTACTACAAAGCATATTTTGAAGTTGGCACAATCGATTCAGCGAATGGCTCATTTACAGGAAATGTAACAACTGGTAATGTAAGTGGAACTAGAGGAGACTTCGTATATTTTGATGGTATTATGGATTCAGGTACCATTAATAACGCAGTTGTTGTAGAAAAATCGCCGGTAGTAACCGTCACATTAAGCGGAAACATAACAGGATCAGCATCTGCAATACTATCAAATTTAGCAAGTAATACAGTAACAGTTACAACTACACTAGAAAATACTGGAGTATCGGCTACAACCTATGGTGGATCTTCTAAAGTCCCTGTACTTGTAATTGATGCTAAAGGTAGAATAACGTCAGCATCAAATGTAAATGTTGCAGGTGTTACGTCATTTAGTGCTTCGGGTAATACATTCACTATAGCTACTGCTGATGGTGGATCATTTAGTGCAAATATTCAACAAAATTCAGTAAGATTAGGAACTGATACTACAGGTGACTTTGTAGGTAACGTACTAGCAGGGACAGGTTTAGTAGCAAGTGGACAAAGTGGTGAATATGCTAATGTAACATTAACACTAGCTTCTTCTGGTGTAGTAGCATCAACGTATGGAAATGCTACTATTCAAAGTGTTATCACAGTTGATACTTATGGTAGAATAACTTCTGCAGCAAATGTTACTGCTCAAGTATCTAATACCAATATTTTAGGAAACATTGCATCATCCCAACTTAATCCTACAGGAGTAACTGCTGCTAACTACGGAAATAATTCACATCATATTGGATTAGTTATAGATCAACAAGGAAGAATAACTTCTGCAAATATGATACCTTTCTCTGCAGGTCCCACAGGACCTCAGGGAGCAGCAGGAGCCCAAGGCGCAACCGGTGCTCAAGGCGCCAATGGATCAAATGGTTCACCTGGACCTAACGGAGCTCAAGGTCCTGCAGGTGTTCAAGGTGCAACAGGTGCTCAAGGCGCCAATGGATCAAATGGTTCACCTGGACCTAACGGAGCTCAAGGCCCTGCAGGTGCTCAAGGCCCAACAGGACCAACGGGGCCGCAAGGTGCTACTGGTCCTCAGGGTGCTTCGTCAGGAGGCAATTTATTATTGAATATATCATTGGGTGTTGGTACTCCAGCATCAGGTACTCAAGGTGAAATACGTGCTACTAATAACATTACTGCTTATTATTCTGATGATAGATTAAAAACTAGAATAAATAATATTCCTAATGCTTTAGATAAAATTAAATCATTGTCGGGATTTTATTTCACAGCTAACGATGTAGCAAAATCTTTAGGATATCAAGGTGAACTTCAGGTGGGTGTATCTGCTCAGGAAATTCAAAGAGTTCTACCTGAAGTAGTAGCGCCTGCCCCTATAGATGATAAATACTTAACAGTTAGATATGAGAAAATTATTCCGCTACTTATTGAAGGTATCAAGGAACTAGAAATAAGAATAAGTGCATTAGAAAACAAATAAATTAAATTTATATTATGAATAAAAGTGCAAAATTAGTTTTAATTACAATGTTTAAAAACGAATCTAAATCGATTCGTAGAATGCTTAAATCCACAATCGGATATGTGGATTATTATATTTTTCAGAATAATGGTTCTGAAGACGGTACCCAGGAAATAGCTGAATCTTTTTTAAAAGAACACAATTTTCCTGGGTTTGTCTATTTGTTAGAGGAAGGGTGGAAAGGATTCGGTTGGAATAGAGATCATCTTATTCAAGTTGCACAAAAAACTGAACATGGGTGTGATTGGATTTTTAGTATTGATTGTGATGAAGTTTTAGTTGTAGATAGTAATTTTGATTGGAATATTCTAAACAACAAAAATATTCATAGTTTTGAAGTTACTGCTGAATTTTACGGAAGTCTTTATCAAAGAGCCAGACTTTATAATGCCAAATTTCCCTGGAGATTTAATCATGATTTAGCGCATGAAACAATATACATGGATATTCCAGAGGTGAAAGAAAATTTTAACAGATATGATTTAGATTATGGTTTTAGACAAATAGGTTATCCCGAAGGACAAAGTTGGGAATCGCCTAACAAATTTCTTTTTGATGCTTTAAACTTTGAACAAAAACTTTTAAAAGAAAATAGTATGTTAACTGATATGTATCATTTTTGGTACATAGGAAAAAGTTATTTTGATGCTATTCCTAGCAATTATCCTTTAGGATTAGATCATAAGAAAGAATTTGCAAGACGTAGTATTTTTTATTTTCTAGAATATTTAAAAATCATACATGAATTCGATACAAATATTAAAGCTAAATTTACTGATGAAAAATCTTATTACACTTTAGTTTTGATTGCCGAAGCATATTATTTTTTAAAAGATGAAGAAAATACAATAAAACATTTATATCTCGCAGAACAATTTTGCCAAGAAAGAAATGATCATTTGATAGCTTTAGCTGATTATTATGAAAAAGATAAAAATTATGAAAAAATGTTAGAGATAACAGAAAAACTTATTGATCCTTCTAGAACAAATCCCTTTCCTAGATTGAACTTTGTTATTAATAAAAATCATTACTATAATACTGGTACTTTAGTTCAAGAATTAAATGAAAAAGCAAAAAACTATGTTAAAGAATATGCCATGTATAATTCAGCAATTAATATAGATTCAAAGAAAAGATTTTTTGTTATTGATAATTTTTACACTGACCCTTTTAAAATAAGAGAATATGCTTTAGGTGTTAATTTTTCTGCAGATTTGAGATTTTATAAGGGAATAAGGTCTAATGAGCAACATATTTTTCAAGGTACTAAAGAAATATTTGAATCAATTATAGGTGAAAAAATAAATCATTTTCATGAACATGAAATGTGCGGTAGATTTCAAGTATGTACATCAGAGGATCCTATAGTATATCATAATGATAATCAAAAATGGGCAGCAATGATTTATCTTTCCCCAGATGCCCCTTTTTCTTCAGGTACTAAATTACTTGCTCATAAAGAAACAAAGGCAAGATCATTTGAGGATAAGGGATATGAAAGAGCATTTAGTGGAGGGTTTTATGATGCTACAAAATTTGAAACTGTAGATGAAATTGGTAACGTTTTTAATAGATTAGTTATTTTTAATTCAAAATGTATACATTCAGCATCGCAATATTTTGGTACAGATAAATATTCTGGAAGATTAACACATTTGTTCTTTTTTGATTAATTTATGATAAATTATAGTTTTAGTATTATAACGCCAACACATAGTCCTAAAAATATTCCATTCTTACTAGAATTATATGATAGTTTAAAAGAACAAACTTATTCTAATTGGGAATGGGTGCTGTTACTTAATGGTGATTTTTTTAATTTTCTAGTACCACCTAAAATTTTAAATGATTCACAAGTAAAAGTTTTTAGAACAAATAGTGAAAATAACAATATTGGTTTAGTGAAAAATTTAGCTTTTGGACAAGCAATAAATGATATACTAGTTGAAGTAGATCATGATGATATATTAACTGATAATTGTCTATTAGAATTAAATTTAGCTTTTCAGGATCAAAGTGTAGGATTCGTTTATAGTGATGATGCTATTTTACATCATCAAAATAACTTTATCCCTTATGATCCAGCATATGGTTGGACATACAGAAATTTTCATTGGAAAAATAAAGATCTAATTTCAATGAATAGTTTTGAACCGTCAAGTCAAAGCCTTTCCTTTATTTGGTTCGCGCCTGATCACGTAAGAGCTTGGCGAAAAGAAATTTATAATAGTATAGGCGGACATAATAAATCTTTATCAATTTGTGATGATCATGATATCATGATAAGAACATATCTACATACTAAATTTTTTAAAATTAATAAACCTCTTTACATATATAGAATAACGGGTGATAATACTTCAATAGATCACAAAAATGCAGAAATACAAATTGAAACAAGAAAAATATTCAATGAATATGCAGTAGCTCTAGCAGAAAAAGATGCTAAAGAAAAAAATTTATTAATGATAGACTTAGGTGGAGGAATTAATGCTAAACCAGGATATACTACTATAGATTTAGAAGATGCAGATATCATAGCAGATTTAAATAATGGGATACCTTTGCCTGACAACAGTGTTGGAATAATTAATGCTAGCCATGTCTTAGAACATCTAAGAGATCCTATTAAATCTATGAAAGAAATTCATAGAGTATTAGTTCACGGAGGATGGGCATTTATTGAAGTACCGAGTACAGACGGTAGAGGAGCATTTCAAGATCCTACTCATGTAAGTTATTGGAATGAAAATAGTTTTTTATATTATACTGAAAAAAATATGGCCAGATTTATAAGAAATACTGATATAAGATTTTCCAAATTTAGGTGTGAAACTTTATTCCCTAATGATTGGATGAAAAGTATAAATGCAAGCGTTGTTGTAGCATGGCTATGTTGTATCAAAGATGATTCAAAAAGATTTCCGGGAATTTGGAATATATGAAATATAAAATACCACCTTATGCTAATAAAAATGAAGGGTTACCTTATGTTGAATGGAAAAATGCTTTTAGTGAGGATGAAATAAAAAAAATAATAAATTTGGGAGAAAATTTACCCCTTAATGATGCAGGAATAGTTCCAGATAAAGATAAAACTGTAGTTAATTTAGATTTTAGAAGATCTAAAACATCATGGATTGACCCTAATAATCAAAGTGAATGGCTTTTTAGAAAAATAGCATTTTTAGTAAGAGAAGTAAATTCTGATTTTTATAGATTTGATATAGATGGTCTATATGAAAGTTTGCAGTATACTATCTACAATGCCAGTGATAAAGGACACTATGATTGGCATACAGATATAGGAGTATATGGGTCGGATTCTGTTACTAGAAAAATATCTATGAGTTTACTGCTGACTAATCCTGACGAATTTGAAGGAGGTGATCTTGAGATTTGGGGATCTAGATATGTAGTTGCCCCTAAAGAAAAAGGAAATCCGATTTTTTTTCCATCATTTTCTTTACATAAAGTATCACCTATTACTACTGGTATTCGCAAATCTTTAGTAGTTTGGATAGGTGGTCCAGCATTTAGATAGCCAAATTAGTACCCTTATAAATATTGCTATAGGGGGAAATTATGGCTGTTACATCTAATCTAGTAATAGATCAAGGTTCCAATTTTAGTATAGTTGTTAGATATTTAGACGATGACGGAACTGCAATTGATCTGACAGGGTACCAAGCACGATCTAAAATGCGCAGATCTTATTATTCTGCGAATGCTACCACGTTTGGTGTGGATATTTCAGACCCAACTAATGGAAATGTTACAATAACATTAGATGCAAATACTACTGCTAATCTTAAAGCAGGTAGATACGTTTATGATGTAGAAGTGGTCGCTAATGCCACTTACACTGTTACTAGAATAGTAGAAGGCACCATAACCGTTATGCCTGAGGTTAGTAAATGACAGTAATTTTAGCAACCAAACCTAAAGCCGCGCAATTAGTTATTAATAAGGGCGGTGTTGCTGGTCCTCAAGGCGCACAAGGAGCCCCAGGCGCACAAGGCGCTACTGGTAGTATAGCAGGAATAACTACTGGAGTTATCGCAAGTACTTATGGTGGCACAGGTAATACTGCAGTGTTCTCTGTTGGTGCTAATGGGCAAATTTTATTTGCCACAAATTCAGCTATTTCAACTAGTTTCACATTACAAGGTAACACTGGTTCTGACACTTTTAATACTGGTGATACATTAAGAATAGTAGGCGGTAATGGTATAACTACTGCTGCTACCGATAACACGATATCTGTAGCATTAACTCAAAATTTAACAGTTAATGGTAGTTTAACTGTAAGTGGTAATCTTTATGTAGAAGGTAACACTACATATCTGAATACAACAACTGCAGTTATAGAAGATGCACTTATAAAACTAGCAAACAATAATATCGCTGACACTGTCGATATAGGATTTTATGGTCAATATCAAAATGGTGGAGTAAAATATGCGGGTTTGTATAGAGATGCTGCAGACAACAAGTTTAAGTTATTTACAGGTTTAGAAGTAGATCCATCTGATCCCAATTTAGTAAGTATTCCTGCTGCTGGTTATACAAGAGGTAAACTTTTAGCTGACGTTGAAGGCGGCACAGTTTCTGAACTAATAAGTCCCATCGCTGTAGAAGATGGCGGTACGGGAGCAGCAGTATTTACTTTGAATGGTATTTTATATGGTTTAAGTACAAGTTCTTTAGGATTTGCTACAGGTAGTAATGGTCAAGTTTTACAAATAGGTGATACCGGATCGCCTGTATTTGCCGTATTAGACGGTGGAGAATATTAATGTCTAATCCAACATCAAGACAGGGATTAATAGATTACTGTCTAAGAAAATTGGGGCATCCCGTTATAGAAATAAACGTAGATGATGATCAACTTGAAGATCGTATAGATGAAGCTCTTGGATTTTATAGAGAGTTTCATTATGATGCTGTAGAATTAGTTTATTTAAAACATCAAATAACACAAACAGATATAGATAATCAATACTTATCTATAAGTGACGCTGTTACAGGTGTTACCAAAATATTTCCTTTTTCTAACAGGACAACAGGTATAAACATATTTGATATTAGATATCAAATTCTTATTAATGATCTTTACAGTTTAATGTCTACTGATTTAATCTATTATTCTCAGGTAAGACAACATCTTGAATTAATTAATATGATGCTAATAGGGCAAAAGCCTATACGTTTTAATCGTCATATGAACAGACTATTCATTGATATGGATTGGGAAGAGGATGTTGATGTAGGAGATTACATAGTTATCGAATGCTATCGAATTCTCGATCCTGATACTTATACAGATGTTTATAATGATAGAATACTTAAAAAATATGCAGCTGCTTTAATTAAAAGACAATGGGGAGCAAATCTAAAGAAGTTTAGTGGTGTTCAATTACCCGGTGGTGTACAACTTAATGGACAAGTGATATTCGATGAAGCAATGCAAGAAATAAAAGAAATTGAAGAAGAAACAAGGAATACTTATGAGCTTCCTGTTGATATGTTTGTAGGCTAATATCATCTAGGCTCATAGAAGAGAATAACACCTTGTCTATACTTTGTCAATAGAAAAGAACAACAATGGCAACCAATCATTATTTTCAATCAGGTATACCAATGGGGATTCGGCCAGAAAGCCATCTCCACGAAGATCTAATAATTGAGTGCCTAAAAATTTACGGTTTCGATGTTTACTATCTTAATAGAGAATCAGTAAATGAAGATTTAATTCTTAACGAAGATCCTTTGAATAAATTTACCAGCGCATATCAAATTGAAATGTATTTGGAAAATGTAGATGGATTTGGTGGCGATGGTGATTTGATGACAAAGTTTGGTTTGGAGCTTAGAGATACTGCCACATTTATAGTATCAAGAAGAAGATGGGATTTGGAAATAGGTAGAAGTGGAAATGCTATTTTATCAAATAGACCATCTGAAGGCGATCTTATATATTTTCCATTAACTAAATCCTATTTTGAAATTAGAAAAGTTGTAGCAACTAATCCGTTTTTCCAAGTGGGACAATTGTATGTCTTTAAACTAGAATGTGAATTATATCAATACAGTTCTGAAGAAATTAGTACTCAAGATTCTACTATAGATGATAACATTACAGAACATTCATTGAATATTAGTGATTATGAAATTTTGTTAGAAGATGGTTCAAATTTACTATTAGAATACGAAGTACATTCCTCACTAATAAGAGAAGAATATAATTTAAGAGTAATAGATGTAATATCTGACAATGAAAACTTTGAAACTAATATATCAGATATTTTAGACTTTACTGAACGTAATCCTTTTGGTGAGGTCCATAATGCTTGATAAATTTTATCATAGTACAATTCGTAAATCCATTATAGCTTTTGGTAATATGTTTAATAATATTACCATAGATAGAAAAAATTCTAGTGGTGCTGTAGTACAATCGTTAAGAATACCTTTAGCATATGCCCCAAGACAAAAATTCTTAGCAAGAATAGCACAACAACCTGTAGTAGAGGAAACTAGTCAACAAGTAATATTGCCTAGAATGTCATTTGAAATGACTGGTATAATGTATGATCCTCAAAGACGAATTAGTTTGGTGCAGCAAAACAGATCATTAAATACTTCAACTACATCTTTGAATGCTCAGTATGCGCCTACTCCTTATAATATGAATTTGAGTTTATACATTTATTCTAAAAATCAAGATGATGCTTTACAAATTGTAGAACAAATACTGCCATACTTTAATCCAGATTATAATTTATCCTTTAAAGCTATTCCTTCCATGGGAATAACACATGATTTACCGATACTTTTAGAAAATATAACTTATGAAGATGATTATGAAGGAGATCTAAGTACAAGAAGATCTATTATATGGACTTTAAATTTTGTAATGAAACTAAACTTCTATGGACCAATCAATAGACAAGGTATCATTAGAAGAGTGGATGTGGACACATATTCCGACGCAGAATTATCAAAACGAATTAACCAATACGATGTAACGGCATCTCCAAGTACAGCGGTACCAGGAGATACAATAGATTTTGTTGAAAATTTTGAGGACTTCTGATGAAGAATATGGAAAATTTAAATGCTCTATTTAATATAGAGCCGACTCAAACCACGGCTTTAGTATTGCCTTCTTCAAATAGAGAAGATGATAAGGATGATGACTATCAACTAGCAAGACAAACACTTCGCAAATTAATTATTAAAGGTGAAGATACTTTAGACGAGATGATTAATCTTGCTAAAAATTCAGAGCATCCAAGAACATATGAAGTTGCTGGACAACTAATTAAAACTATGTCAGATGTTGCTAAAGATTTATTATCTTTACAGAAGCAAATTAAAGATATAGACACACCTTCAAAGAATCAAGGGCAGATAGGTAATCAAACAAATAATGTTTTTGTTGGTTCTACAGACGAATTGCTTAAGTTGTTAAAGAAAGAAGACGGCAAAACAATTGAGCAACGATAATCACTCATATAACGGCAATCCAAATTTAAAGCCTATTGATTATGCTTTAAATTATACAATGGATCAGGTAAAGGAGATACTAAAATGCTCCGGTGATCCTATCTATTTCATAGAAAATTATTGTCATATAGTATCATTAGATCAAGGCCTTGTTCTTTTTAAACTATACGATTGCCAAAAAGAGAAAGTAGATACTATTCTCAATAATCGTAAAGTGATTCTAATGGAAGGCAGGCAACAAGGCAAGACAATAACAGCTGCTGCTTGTATCTTATGGTATACATTGTTTCAATCAAGTAAAACTGTAGCTATCCTAGCTAATAAATCATCGTCTGCCAGGGAAGTGTTGCATCGTTATCAAATAATGTATGAACATTTACCTATATGGATGCAACAAGGCGTAAAGACTTGGAATAAGGGGGATGTTGAACTTGAAAATGGATCAAGAATAATTACTGCAGCTACAAGTTCTTCTGGTATTCGTGGTAAATCTGTGAACTGGTTATACATAGATGAGGCTGCTATTATTCCTAATACTGTTGCTGAGGATTTCTTCACATCTGTTTATCCGACGATATCAGCAGGTGAAACTACCAAAATTCTTTTAACATCTACTCCTTTGGGTTATAATCATTTTTGGAAGTTTTGGAATGAAGCAGAACAAGGCAGAAACGGATTTACGCCTTTGTTTATTCCATACAGTAGAATACCTGGTAGAACTGAGAAATGGGCTGAAGAACAAAAAGCTATGTTAGGTGAACTTAAGTTTAATCAGGAAGTTTTATGTAGATTCTTAGGTTCATCGAATACTTTAATAGCTCCAGACATTATTGGTAGAATGTCCGCTTTACCCTATATCCATTCTAAAGATGGTCTTGATATTATAGAAGAACCAATACGAACAGTAAAAGATCGTGAGGGCAAATTGGTACATAAAGGTCATATCTATATCATTATAGCAGACACATCTAGAGGAGTTGGTGGAGATTACTCAGCATTTACTGTTATCGACATCACAGAATATCCATATAAAATAGTAGCAAAGTATAGAGATAATAATATAAACCCATTATTGTATCCCACGGTCATTGCTAAGGTGGGTAATGATTACAACAAAGCATATGTACTAGTAGAGATTAATGATAACGGACAACAAATTGCTAACACTATGTATATGGATTTAGAATATGAAAATGTATTAGCTGTAGGATATGATGGTAAAAACGGACAATACTTATCAGCAGGATTTAAATCTAATACTACACTAGGTATAAGAACAACAAAACAAGTGAAACGACTAGGTTGTGCTTTGTTCAAGGGTTTAGTTGAAAACAATAAGTTGTTAATTCATGATGCAGATATAATTTCAGAAATTTCTACATTTATAGAGTCCAAAGGTACGTATGCTGCAGACTTGGGGTATCATGATGATCTTGTAATGACATTGGTATTGTTTGCTTGGGTCACTAACGAACTTTACTTCAAGGATATGACTAATAGTGATCTGAGATTAGAATTATATGAAAATCAAATAAGAGATATAGAAGATGAATTGACACCCTTCGGATTTGTAGATGACGGTATAGATGATCTGGCACCTGAATTAGATAAATTCGGAGGCGATCTATGGTTTCATAAAGACTTAAATGCTGAAATGGAAAAACTAAAACATAAATGGTTAGATAAAGTCTAAAACCATTTATTTATAAATAAATAGTAATTTAGTTTGGCATGAAAAGTTAAAATATACAAGGAGAACAAGATGGCATTTCAGCTTTCACCAGGCGTGCTAGTAACTGAAAAGGACCTTACATCGATCGTCCCAACAGTTTCTACTACTGCTGGCGCATTCGCTGGCGCCTTTCAATGGGGTCCTGTAGACGAGGTTACATCTATTGATTCTGAAAATAGATTGGTGGAAGTATTTGGAAAGCCAAATGATACCACATTTCAATCATTCTTTACAGCAGCAAATTTTTTATCTTATGGTAACAACCTACAAGTTATCCGTGTTGTAAACAAGGCAACAGCTAAAAACGCTATATCAAATACATTAGGCGCAGCGCAATTAATTACCAATGAAGATAGTTACGTCGCTACTTATGCTTCAGGTAATGTTTCTTTGGGTGTTGCTATAGCAAAATATCCCGGTACACTTGGAAATTCTTTAAAAATATCTGTTGCAGACGGCGCAACTTATTCTGGCTGGAATTATGCTACAAATTTTGATTCTGCTCCTAGTACATCCACTTTTGTCTCGGCAGCAGGTGGTAGACATGACGAAGTACATGTTATAGTTATAGATGAAGATGGGGTTTGGACCGGCACAGCTGGAACTGTTCTCGAAAAATTCCCTAACGTATCTAAAGCATCAGATGCTAAGAAATTTGATGGATCTACTAATTATTACAAGAATGTTTTAAATAATAGTTCTAAATACGTATGGTGGGGTTCACATCCAACTGATCTTACTAGTAATAACTGGGGGTCAGCATCCACAACGACATTTGGTAATTTAAATGCAAATGTTCAAGTTTCGCTTGCTAGTGGCGTATCCGCTGATTCCTTAACAGATGGTAATTTAATGTCTGCCTATGCGGAATTTGCTAATGACGAATTGTATGATGTAAGTTTAGTTCCATTAGGTAATGTAAGCACCACTGTAGCAACTTATGTAATTAATAATGTTTGCGAAATAAGAAAAGATTGTATAGCTTTTGTTTCTCCTGACCAGTCCCAAGTAGTAGGTATTACAAGCAATTCTACACAAACTACAAATATCACAGGATATAGAGATTCCTTACCATCAAGCTCGTATGGAGTAATGGATTCAGGATTTAAGTATCAGTTTGATCGTTACAACGATGTTTATCGTTGGGTCCCAGCAAACGGCGATACAGCAGGTACAGTTGTGAGAACAGATTTTACAACAGATCCTTGGTTCTCTCCTGCAGGCTTCAATAGAGGCCAAATTAAGAATGTTGTTAAATTGGCATACTCACCAAGACAAACAGATAGAGATACTCTGTATAAGAAAGGTGTAAATCCAATTGTAACATTCCCAGGACAAGGCACAGTATTATTTGGTGATAAAACACTATTATCTAAGCCTAGCGCTTTTGACAGAATCAATGTTCGTAGATTGTTTATTGTTCTAGAGAAGGCTATAGCAACTGCTGCCAAGTTCCAGTTGTTTGAGTTTAACGACGCCTTCACACGTGCGCAGTTTCGTAATTTAGTTGAACCTTTCCTTAGAGATGTTCAAGGTCGCAGAGGTATTACAGACTTTAAAGTAGTTTGCGACGAAACTAATAATACAGGTGAGGTGATTGATAGAAACGAATTTGTTGCAGACATTTTTATTAAGCCTGCACGTTCTATTAACTTTATTCAACTTAACTTTATTGCGACACGAAGCGGTATTAGTTTTGAAGAAGTTGGCGCATAATAAAGGGAGAAGAATAAATGTCAACAACATTTAATGTTAATCAGTTTAAAGCAGCACTAGTTAATGGTGGTGCTCGCCCTAATCAGTTTGCTGTCCAACTTAGTTTTCCAACTTATGTTACCGGACAAGCAAATGCTGTTAGACGTGCACCATTTTTAGTTAACATTGCTGAGTTACCAGGTCAGACTGTAAATCCTGCAATTGTTCTTTACAGAGGCAGAGAGGTAAAATTTGCAGGCGATAGAGTTTTCGCACCTTGGACTATTACTGTTCTAAACGATGCAGACATGTCTATTAGAAATTCATGTGAGCAGTGGATGAACGGTATGGATGATCTTGTATCAAAGATCGGAAGATTAAATCCTGCAGAATACCAAAGAGATTTGGATATATTCCAATTAGACAGAAATGGAAATATACTAAAAAGCTATAAATTAGTTAGTGCGTTTCCAATAGATGTTTCTCCTGTAGGATTAGATTTTGGCGCCAATGATACCATTTCATCATTTTCAGTAACATGGCAGTACCAGCATTTTACGACTTCGCAAAATACTGGTTCTTCATTTGCTTTACCATTTTAATAGTTGAATTTATAATATGGCGCTTTCGTTATTTGGCTACACAATATCTAAAGATGAACCGGCAAATCTGGAGGTAAGGAAGAATACCTTTATACCTCCAGATGACGACGAAGGCGCATCTGCGGTTGCTGGAGGTGGTTATTTTGGAACATATGTAGATTTAGATGCTACTGCAAAATCTGAATCTGAAGTAATTACTAAATACAGAGAGACGTCTATGTATTCAGACGTCTCTAATGCTATTGATGAAATAGTTACAGAAGCAATAGCAGGTACTGATACAGATAGATTAGTTGATATAAATTTAGATAATGTTTCTTTATCCGATAATATTAAATTAAGTATTAGAAATGAATTTTATTCCATACTTAGAATGTTGGAATTTAAATCTAAAGGTCAAGATATCTTTAGACGTTGGTATATAGATGGTAGAATTTACTATCAGAAAGTAATAGATAACACCAATCCAAGAAAAGGTGTTCTTGAGCTTAGATATATTGATCCAAGAAAAATTAAAAAAGTAAGAGATATTAAAAAGAAAAGATCTCCTTCTGGTATAGACATTATAGAAAAAATTGAAGAGTTTTACATTTATAATGAAAAAGGATTACGTTATACTCAGCAATATGGCAATGTGCCAGGATTAAATCAGGGAATTAAAATATCACCTGATACTATTACATTTGTCCCATCGGGCGTAATGGATTTAGAAAAAAGTATTGTCTTAAGTTACTTGCATAAGGCGGTAAAGCCTGCCAATCAACTTAAGATGATGGAGGACTCCTTGGTAATTTATAGAATATCAAGAGCCCCTGAACGAAGAATATTTTATATTGATGTTGGCAATTTACCCAAGATCAAAGCAGAACAATATTTGAAAGATGTAATGAATAAGTATCGTAATAAAATTGTTTACGATTCTAATACAGGTGAGATTAAAGACGATAGAAAATTTATGTCAATGCTCGAAGATTTCTGGCTACCTCGCAGAGAAGGTGGTAGGGGCACAGAAATTACTACATTGCCAGGTGGCGAAAACTTGGGTCAGATAGATGATATAAATTACTTTAAGAATAAGTTGTATCAATCTTTAAATGTACCCATGTCTAGATTAGAAGCATCTACAGGAATGAATTTCGGTAGGGCTGCTGAAATAACTAGAGATGAATTAAAATTTGGTAAGTTTGTAGATAAACTTCGCAAAAAATTTAATGAATTATTTAGTGATGTAATGCGAACACAACTTATTCTAAAAGGAATTATGACTGATTCTGATTGGAATGAAATTAAAGAGGATATTAATTTCATATATTCTCAGGACAGATATTATTCAGAATTAAAGGATGCTGAAAATTTAAGAAATAGAGTAGATGTTCTTAATCAAATGGCACCGTTTATTGGGACGTACTTCAGTCAAGAATATGTTATGAAGAAAGTTTTAAGATATACCGATGATGAAATGATAGCGGTTAAAGAGCAAATCCAAAATGAGGGACCACCTCCACAACCAATAAATAATGCTGAGCCACAACAATAGGAGATATTATGACTGATACTGTAGAAACAGAAATTGAAAATGAAGAAGAAACAACAACAAACGATGTTATTAGAAGTATGGTAGATACTATTCTACAAGGCGATGCGGTAAATGCACAAGCAACCTTTGCTTCTTTAATGTCTGGTAAAGTTGCTGATGCCATAGACAATAGACGTTTAGATATATCACAATCTTTATATTCGAGAGAAAAAGAATGAAAGACTTTAAGTCCTTTAAAGTAGATATGTTCGAGGCAATGAATCGTAGCCCATATGCTATTGGTATGGCACAAGCTATGAAGTCAACAGGTGATAAACCGCCCTTAGAAAAATCTACAATAAAGAAAGCTCATAAAATTGCTAAGTCAATTATGAAAAATGAGTCAGTGGACGATGAAGGAAATATGGCAAGAGGTGAATTAATGCGCATGTCAAAGCAAGCAGCTGATCTTGCTATGATGATGACAGATGAAAAACAATTAGATGGGTGGGTGCAGGCAAAAATTACTAAAGCTGCAGATTATTTAGATTCTGCACACGATTATCTAATGTTTAGCAAACAAGAAGTAGATGAGAATCAACATTACTGTGCCAAGCATGTATACTCAGACATATTTGGTGAAGGTATTGTACTTGAAGCTGAACACGCTGAACCTAATGCCGATGGTGAAATTGAATGGTATACAGTAAAATTTGATCATGGTGACGAAGTGGTATTCACAGAAGACCTTACAATTCTTATGGCAGAATATCATAACAACCATAAGAAAAAGAAAGAGAAAAAAGAAAATGAGATGAATGAAAAACTTCATCCTAATCAGCAAAAGATAGATGTACATGAACCCGAAAAAGATGAAATCACTGCTGCTGATTTTGCCAAGTTACGTGCTATAAGAAAAGGTAAAGGAAAGTAATAAATGGCTGCTACAGTTACCATTCTTAAAAAGGTTAGACAACAAGCTATAGTAAAGGTAATAGGTGATGGTGTTGCTAACGTAGATATAAAAACCTTGGCATTAGCAGATGAAACTTTTGCTGATTATACAGGTAATGCCAACGTAACAATAAATTCTGTGCTTTGGTCATCAACAGATGCCAATGCTCCTATTTTAGTTAAAAGACCATACAATGGTGCAAATGTAATGATATTGCATGGTAATGATAATTGGTCATTATCTCAGATGATGGGATTCGTAGAATCTACAAATAGTACTGCTAATATATCTGTTACTATGCCAGGGTCCGGCGGAACATTGTATTTAGGATTAACTAAGAATAATGGATTTACTGAACCTAATCAGCAAGTCATTACTAAGGTAACAAGCTAATGAAACTTATAAAAGAAATTCATCAAGACTTAGAATATATTACTGAAGAAAAATCTGGAGGCAAACACAATACCTATATCAAAGGTATTTTTATGCAGTCAGAACAACAAAATAGAAATGGTAGAGTATATCCTAAATCTGTTTTAGAAAAAGAATTACAAAGATATCAGAATATGATATCTGAAAAAAGATCATTGGGCGAATTAGGTCATCCTCCTAATCCCCAGATTAATCTTAATAATGTATCACACCTTATTACCAATCTACAATGGGAAGGTAACGATATAATTGGCACAGCAAAAATCTTAGATACTCCAATGGGTAAGATTGCTAAGAACTTCATTGAAGAAGGAGTTCGCCTAGGTGTTTCCTCAAGAGGTTTAGGATCACTTAAAGAAAGAAACGGTATAAACGAAGTTCAAGATGATTTTCATCTTGCAACTGTAGATATTGTAGCTGATCCATCAGCACCAGATGCTTTTGTTGAAGGCATTATGGAAAATGCAGAATGGATTTGCGAAAATGGTGTTTGGAAAACTATAGAAGTAGAACAAGCACAGAAAGTAATTAGAAAAGCATCAAATAAACAATTAGCCGAAACTAAGCTTAAAGTATTTGAAGCATTTTTAAATTCTATCAAATAATCAAATCTTATAAATATTAAAGTTAGATTAATAACTCATAGGAGAGAAGGATGTCAGTAGACTCTAAAATAAAGGAATTGCTAGAGCGCGTTAAAGCTCAGGCAACTGACGCCGAGACTCTGTCGGAAGAAGGTGCACAGCCAATGGGATCTACTTCCGTAGCCAAGGATTCAAGTATCAAAGCAGCTAATGCTGGAGATGCTACATATCCTATGCAGGGCTCGTCTCAGAAGGCAAGTGTAGAAACACGGGATGAAGAAGAACCTAATCAAGGTATGAAAGCTTCAGCACCAGTTTCCAAGAACAATCTTACAGCACAAGGTGTAGGTGCTGCACCTAATTTTACTACAGTTGGAGATCCAACAATGGCAGTTAATCAGCCTAATAGTAAAGGTAATGTTACTAAAGAGAATGTTGAAGATCAAGACGCACCTTCTCTTAAAGAACAAATTGTTTCTATCTTCGGAGAAGATGTATCAGAAGAATTTGCTGATAAAGCAACATCTATTTTCGAAGCTGCAGTAGTTGCTCGTGTTAATTCCGAAATGGAAAAAATTGTTGAGCAATTAGAAGAACAAAAAGCTACAGAACTTACTGAAGCTAAAGAGCAGATGGTAGAAAAAATTGACTCGTTTTTAAATTATGTCGTTGATCAGTGGATGACAGAAAATGAGCTAGCAATCGAAAATGGTCTTCGTACAGAAATCGCCGAAGATTTTATTGTAGGATTGAAGTCTCTATTTAAAGAACATTACATCGAAGTACCTGAAGAAAAGTACGATGTAATTGGAGAACTACAAGGTAAAGCCCAAGATCTTGAAGACAAACTTAATGAAGCCCTTAATGGCAACATTGAAATGAAGAAAGAACTTGAGGATATGAAACGTGCTGCTGTATTGGAAAGCGCATCAAAAGATTTAGCTGACACCGAAGCTGAAAAGCTAGCTAAACTTTTAGAAGGCGTAGATTTTGAAAACGAAGAACTTTTTGCAGAAAAAGTTTCAGTGATCAAGGAAAATTATTTTCCAAAGAATAGCAAACCAGTAAGCACAAATTCTATTACTGAAGATAGTTCAGAGCCACCTGCTGATATGCTTGTTGAAGATAGCACAGTATCAAAATATGCTAGAGCGCTATCAAGAACAATTAAAAAGAATTAATCCCATAGGAGTAATGTAAATGTTTTTATCCGAACAACTACAAAAGAAGTGGCAAGCCATTCTTGACCACGCTGACCTTCCTGAAATTAAGGACAGCTATAAAAGAGCAGTTACATCTGTTCTTTTAGAAAATCAAGAACGTGCATTGCGTGAAGAGCGTTTTTCTCTCTTTGAAGGTCCAGCAGCAAACAACATTCAGTCAACAGGCGGTCTTGACACATACGATCCTATCCTTATCGGATTAGTTCGTCGTTCTATGCCTAATCTAATGGCTTATGATATTTGCGGTGTGCAGCCAATGACAGGTCCAACAGGACTTATTTTTGCAATGCGTGCTCATGTAGGTTCAGGTCGTTCTAATACTGATCCAACACTAGAAGCATTGTTCAATGAAGCCAACACAATGGTTTCTGGTGCTAATAGCCCAACACATGCAGGTACCAACCCAGCTGATTCTCCATATACAACTGCAGGTGGTATGTCAACAGCATTTGCTGAGCAGTTAGGAACTTCAGGTAATGCTGCATTCAACGAAATGTCTTTCAGTATTGATAAGACAACAGTTACTGCTGAGACACGTGCTCTAAAAGCTGAGTACACAGTTGAATTAGCACAAGACTTGAAAGCAATTCATGGTCTTGATGCTGAAGCAGAACTTTCAAACATTCTTTCACAAGAGTTTATGTTTGAAATCAATCGTGAGATTGTACGTTTAATCTATACAGTTGCGAAGACAGGTTCTCCTGCAACAGCAACAGCAGGTACATTTGACCTAGATGTAGATTCAAATGGACGTTGGTCTGTTGAGCGTTTCAAAGGTCTTCTATTCAATATTGAGCGTGATGCTAATCATATTGCGCAAGATACTCGTAGAGGAAAAGGTAACATCATCGTTTGCTCTGCAGACGTAGCTTCTGCTCTAGCAATGGCTGGTGTTCTTGATTACGCTCCTGCTTTATCAACAAGCCTAAATGTTGATGACACAGGTAATACATTCGCAGGTGTTCTAAATGGACGCTTCCGTGTTTATGTTGATCCATATTCAGCTAACCTAGGCGCAAGCAGCCAGTTCTATGTTGTAGGTTATAAGGGTTCTAGCCCATATGACGCTGGTTTGTTCTATTGCCCATATGTTCCTCTACAGATGGTTCGTGCTGTTGATCCTAACAGCTTCCAACCAAAGATTGGCTTCAAGACACGTTATGGCTTGATTGCTAATCCATATGTTGTACAGGCAAATGGTACAGTAGATGCTGATACATTTACAGCAAATCGTAATCAGTACTATCGTCGTACCAAGGTTACAAATCTAATGTAATCATTGAGCCGACACAGATCGGACTTAAGGGGGAGCAATCCCCCTTTTTTGTCTTTATAAATAATAGTGAAAGGAAGTTAAATGGCATATACTGCAAATATTTCACTATTACAAGATTCATATACAAACAATAGGCCTACGACTTATAATTATCTAAGACCTAATGGTTTTAGATTTACTATAAAAGAAATGCCTTATGTTGCATATACTTGTCAATCAGCAAATATACCCGCATTGCAACTTGGTAATGCCATTTTGCCTACACCTTTTGTTGATATTCCTATAGCGGGCGATAAAATTAATTTTGGAGATCTTACTTTAAGATTTTTGATTCAAGAGGATATGTCAAATTATATAGAAATTTTGGGTTGGTTAATTGCTTTGGGGTTCCCAATTGAACACAAACAATTTACATCATTTGTTCAAAAGAGAGAAAATAGGTTCCCATATTCACAAGGCGGCAAAAGAACAGATGCTTTGGCATACTCGGATGCAACTTTGACTATTTTAGACTCGACAAACACACCTAAAACCGATATAATGTTCTATGATTTGTTCCCAATCTCAATAGAAGCTTTGGATTATGACGTGACCACAACCGATGTACCATTTATGGTAGGAATTGCGTCTTTTAAATATAAGTATTTTGATATTAAAACATTAACAGTATAGAGGTAATTATGTCTGAAAATATTGATCCTACCGTTGAAAATACAGTGCCTTTGGTTGAAGCAGATGTTCCGCAACAAGATGATGGTAAAATTACTATCAGTATTGATGAATTGAGAAGTAGCAAATTCTTTATTGCTACTCCTTGTTATGGTGGTGCTCTCACCGAACCATATTTTAGGTCTGTTATTAAATTGATGACCTTCTTCAATCAGCACAGAGTACCATTAGCGTTTGGCACAATTGCTAACGAATCTTTGGTTACTCGAGCAAGAAACGTTTTACTTGCATATTTCTTAGCATCAGATTATACTCATTTGATGTTTATTGATGCAGACATTGAGTTTCAAGTAGATGATATTATGAAACTGTATGCCCATCAAAGAGATGTGTGTGTTGGTGCTTATCCCAAGAAAGGTGTAAATTGGGATAGAATTAAAGAAACAATTTTAACGGAACCTGAGAAGGCAAAGTCTCCTGGAGAAATTGCAGCACTCGGTGCAGATTATGCAGTTAACTTTAAGTTCTTAAATAAAGAAACAAGAACAATTGCTGTAGATCGAGGGGTTGTAAAACTACATGATGCCGGTACAGGTTTCATGATGATCAAGCGCAATGCTATTCTTAAACTAATTAAAGCATATCCTGAATTAAAATACAATAATGACGTCCAATTGAATCAAGATTTGTCTGATCATTTTTATGCTCTGTTTGATACAATGATCGATCCTGTTGATCGTAGATATTTGTCTGAAGATTATACCTTCTGTCGTAGGTGGCAAGACATTGGTGGAGATATTTGGCTTGACCCAAGTATTAGTTTAAATCATTATGGATCATTCTGTTTTTCGGGTAACCCAGCTCAAATTATTCAATTTCAAAAATAAATTATGAAACTGTCCGAACTCCAGGAAATGTGGGCGGAGGACTGTAAAATTGATGAAACAAATCTTGGCAAGGAGTCAGCTAGAGTTCCTACTCTCCATGCCAAGTATATCAACTTTCTTTCCTCAACTAGACTCAATCTGCGTAAAGCAGAATCTGATTATTTTAACTGTAGAAGAAAAAAATATAGATACTACAGAGGTGAAATGTCTCGTGCGGAATTAGAGTCCGAAGGTTGGATACAATGGCAAGGAGCTAAACCCCTAAAGAATGAAATTGATGAGTTTCTTCAGGGAGATGCTGATTTAATTTTATTACAAGATAAAGTAGAATATTTTAAAACAGTATTATATCAATTAGAACAAATAATTCGGTCAATAAATTCAAGAACATGGGATATAAAGTCCTCAATTGAATGGACAAAATTTACTAATGGATTAATGTGATGGCAGACATTAGTATTAGAAAGAAAAATGAAGTACATCTTATTGTAGATTCAGATCCTTCAATTGCTCAAGAATTAAACGATCATTTTTCGTTTGATGTGCCCGGAGCAAAATTTCATCCATTGTATAAGTCTCGTATGTGGGACGGAAAAGTTCATTTGTTTTCTATGTTTACAAAAGAATTATACGTTGGCTTGAAGGAGTATCTTGAAAATTTTGCAGTTGAACGTGATTATCAAATAGATGAAAGTAATTATAAACCTGCTAAAGATGAATGCACTATAGAAGAAGTAAAAGATTTTTGTGAATCGTTAAAATTATCATCAAAAGATCAACCAATTCAAATTAGGGAATATCAAATAGATGCAATCTATCAGGCAATTATCAACGGAAGACGCCTTTTATTATCGCCAACTGGTTCGGGAAAATCTCTTATTATTTACTGCCTCATACGATGGCATCAAAAGTATGGAAGACGACAACTTATTCTTGTCCCTACAACAAGCCTTGTGGAACAGATGTACTCAGATTTCCAAGACTATTCAGGATTAAATGGTTGGAAAGCTACAGAAAATTGTAGAAGAATTTACGGTGGGCATGAAAAAGTAAATGATTATAATGTAGTAATAAGTACATGGCAATCACTTTATAAAATGCCTAAACAATTTTTTGCTGAGTTTCAAACCATATACGGAGATGAAGCACATCTATTTAAGGCAAAAAGTTTGACCGGTATTCTTAACAAGTGTGCTATCAGCCCATATAGAATAGGTACTACCGGAACATTGGATGGAACTAAAACTCATAAGTTGGTGCTTGAAGGATTATTTGGTCCTGTTTATAAAGTAACAACTACCAAAAAATTAATAACAGATAAAACACTAGCTGATCTTCAGATATACAATCTAATTCTTGAATATCCTGAAGAAATTAGAAAATTATTGCGAGGCAGAACATATCAGGAAGAAATGGATTTTCTTGTCCAATACCCTGCAAGAAATAAATTTATTCGAAATCTAGCATTGAAACAAAAAGGAAACACATTGGTGTTGTTTCAATTTGTAGAAAAACACGGAAAATTGCTATATGATATGATTCAGGCAAAGTGCGAGGATAGGCAAGTCTTTTTTGTTTATGGTGGAACAGATACAGAACAACGTGAACTCGTAAGACAATTGACAGAGAAAGAAAATGATGCTATAATAGTGGCATCGTATGGCACATTCTCAACTGGGATAAATATTAAAAATCTTCACAATATTATTTTTGCTTCTCCATCCAAATCTAGGATTAGAAATTTACAATCAATTGGAAGAGGATTGAGAACAAGTGAAACCAAACAGGCATGTAACTTATACGATATAGGCGACGATTTATCTTGGAAATCCAAAAAAAATTATACGTTATTACATATGATTGAGCGAATAAAAATCTACAATGATGAGCACTTTGATTACAAACTACTAAAGGTGCCGATTCAATGAAAACCAAATTAAATTACAAATTTATTAAATTAACAAATGGTGATGATATAATTTGTACTTTGGATTCAGATACAACCAAATTAAAACAGAACGAAAAATTATTTGTTGTTGATCCTGTCTTGGTTGTTAGAATGAGATATCCTAGAGGTATGTCTATGGTAGAAGGATACGTATTTCAACCATGGGTAAGTTATGCTGCTCAATCTGTTTTTGAAATACCTGCATGGAGTATAGTAACATCTGCAGATTTAGAAGATAAAATTAAAGAGACTTATATCAAATATATTACTGAAGAAGTGTCTACCAATGTAGTACAAAAAACAACTGAAGATGATCCGCAAATATCTAAGGAAGAAGCAATAAGAATTGCAGACATGCTTAGTTCAATTACAATGTCACAAAAGGATGAAGAAGATGCCGAGGAAGAAACAAGTAGTCCCCGCGGGCGACGCACTCTCCATTGAAGAACCTATTCCTGTTTCTTCTCATTATGTAGATAATAAGAAATTTCTACAAGCATTAATTGAGTATAGAGCAAGTATAGAAAGTGCAAAAGCTGCAGGTAAAGAACAACCACAGGTGCCTAATTATATAGGTGAATGTTTTATAAAAATAGCCACTCATTTATCATATAAATCTAACTTTATTAATTACACTTTTAAAGATGATATGATTAGCGATGGTATTGAGAATTGTCTCACAGCTGTTGCTAAATTTGATCCAGCAAAATCATCTAATCCTTTCGCATATTATACTCAGATAATTTATTTTGCCTTTTTGCGTAGAATTCAAAAAGAAAAGAAAATGCAGGCAACTAAATATAAGATGATTGAATCTATGGATTTGGATGCTATTATTACTCAAGAACATGATAGTGGAGAATTTAATAATCAATTCTTAGATTATCTAAAGAAACAATTGGATCAAGTAGATATTGATAAACGAGTAGTTAATCTACCTAAAAAGAACAAATTAGCTGAGGAAGAAACCAAAAGTACACTTGATCTAGATGATTAGTTTACTATATAATATAAGATTATTTACTGGAATATGTTATGAGCAAAATTAAAATATCGGAGTTATTTTATTCTATTCAAGGTGAAGGCCGATTCATGGGTGTGCCTTCAGTCTTTTTAAGGACATTTGGCTGTAACTTTACTTGTGACGGTTTCGGTAAACCTAAAGGAGAAAAGAGTGACGAGCGAGACATCATTGCACAACACGCGGATCAGTACAAAAATTATAAATCTTTGCCTTTGGTTACTACAGGCTGTGATAGTTACGCTAGTTGGGATGTTAGGTTCAAGCATCTTAGCCCTGTTGTGTCTATTGATGTCATTGTTGATGCCATTCTACATATGCTACCTCATGGCAAGTGGACAAGTGAGCATCTCGTTATTACAGGAGGCGAACCACTCCTTGGGTGGCAAAGAGCGTACCCTGATCTCCTCTCGCATCCCGATATGGTCAATCTTCAAGAGCTCACGTTCGAGACCAATGGAACACAAAAACTAGAAGCAAAATTTTCTGAATATCTTAAGACTCATTGGCGTAAAGGTTGGGATAAGCTTACTTTTAGTGTAAGTCCCAAGCTAAGTGTTAGTGGCGAAAAATGGGAAGATGCCATACAACCTGAAGTAATTGAACAGTATCAGGAACATGGATATGTCTATTTAAAGTTTGTAGTTGCAGATGAAAAAGATGTAGCAGAGGCAGCTATGGCGGTTGAATGTTATAGAGATAATGGATTTACAGGTCCAGTTTATCTAATGCCTATTGGTGGAGTAGAATCAGTTTATGCTATGAATAATAAAAATGTTGCATTGATGGCAATGAAGAAAGGCTGGCGTTATAGTGATAGACTTCAGGTGCCGTTATTTAAAAATGAGTGGGGAACTTAATGAATAGTAAACTTGTAGAAGAAGCACCGTATCATCCTGGATATGAGGGTGCCGTTTTTGGGCGCCCAATGAGTCAAGTGATTCGTGAACGTATAAAGGAAGGACAGGCTAGATTTTTTGCCAATGATAATATTTCACCTTTTATTCATAATGAAGATGAGATTGAATTGCTTGTAGATGAAGTAGCAGATAAGTTTCAACAAGTTTTACATTCTTTGTGTATTGATACTCTTAACGATCATAATACACAGGACACAGCACGTCGTGTGGCTAAAATGTTTATAAAAGAAACATTTAGGGGTCGCTATGCTAATCCGCCTAAAGTTACAGCATTTCCTAATGTAACAGAATATGATGAATTATATGTGACAGGTCCTATTACTATAAGGAGTACTTGTGCCCATCATTTTCAAAACATTGTTGGTAAAGCATATATTGGCGTATTTCCGGGCAAGAATGTTATCGGCCTTAGTAAGTTTAATCGTATCACGGATTGGATCGCTTCTCGCCCGCAGATTCAAGAAGAAATGACTGTTCAAATTGCTGATGCTATTCAGAAAGAAACCGAAGCAGAAGGTGTTGCAGTATTGATCCAAGCAGAACATCATTGTATGACGCATAGAGGTGTAAAGGAACATGAATCAGATATGACTACATCTGTTATGCGAGGCGCATTCAGAGAACATCCTCATTTGAAACAAGAGTTTTTTAACATCATTCATAAAATGAAATGAAACTATATAGCAAACGAATAGCATTTTGTATTAGTGATCAACATCTTGTATCTCACGGTGGTATAGGTCAATTTGCCAAAGGATTTACTGAAATGGCAAATAGACTAGGTTGGAAAGTAGATATAATTATGGACAAGGCCCCAACAGGAGGTTTTAGTTCTGTTGTTGAGGGATTTGGAGCTACATTAGTCTATCCAACAACTTCAAATTCTTATTCGGAACATACTGGCACATTTGCATTTAATGATTCAGTAAATTTTGAGAAGATAATAAATTTTAGACGAGCATTAATGTATGCTATGTCTATGAATCTTTATGATATGATTGTGTGCAATTCTATGGAGTCTATGCCCGCAGCATTCTCTCTTGATCTCGGTAGAAATATCCCTGTGGTATTTTATACACATGAAGAGTCTATGGTCTTTAGAGATACTAGAAAATTTAAAGGCGTATTTACAGAAAGTTGTAATGAATTTTTTAATAGATTAATGACGGTAGAACATGCTTTCGTTGGCACACAATCGCAAAGAAATGTTGATGAATTAAAGTCGAATGGTAGTAACAATGCAACTTTGCTTCCAATGCCTATGTCAGAGCGAGATCTACTTACTCCTAACTATGAAGAAAGAACAGGTGTATTATACATAGGTAGATGGGAAGATAGAAAAAATCCAGAAGCATTTTTAGATGTAATAAAGAAGACTGGATTGCCTGCAAAAATTATTACAAATAGTAACGGAAAAAAGAAATTTGAAATACGTCTTGCTGAATTAGGTATTACAGATTATGAATTAAAAGCCGGGATAGTAGGTAAGGAGAAAGTTGATTTTATAAAATCTGCAAGAGTGCACTTTAATCCTTCACTAAGAGAAAATTATCCATTTACATTCTTTGAATGTATGGGGCATATGCCAAGTATCGTTATAGATAAATCTGAATGGGTAACTAATTTCGATAAGAAATATTATGCTAGAATTAAAACAGAAGAAGTACCTGCATTCATTAAAAAGATATATGAAAATATGAATCCTAAAGAATGGTATGATACTGGCGCTTTAGAATACGTAAAACAGTTAGATGAGAACACTGCAGATAAATGGGTAAACTTTTTGGACTCATACTCGCCTTCATCTATATCTAAATCTGATTCGGCAAAAATTAATACATATGATACAGTTAAATATTTGGATTTCATAAAAGAATTAAATAGAAAGTCTTTGGCTATCGAAGACATTAAAAGTGTATTGACAAATAAGCATAAGTATAATATAATCTATACTGATGACAACACCTATCTATCAAAAGACAAACACTTTGTCCCCAACGAAAAGACTAGTAATAGTGCTAGTCTAGAGGATTTATTTGCATGAAGATTTTCGAATATGTGATTTCCGGTCCTGCGTATCTGCGCCTTGGTGCAGAACAATGTAACGACCCGGAAACACTTGACATGATTAATACTCTTATTTCAAAGACATGCCATAATCAAAATAATCATACCTTCTCACTTTTGTATAACGGTTTTACAGAAAAGAACTTTGGTGCTAAACTACAAAAGTACAGACCTGCTATTAAACAGATTCACGCAGACTCAGGCGGTTTGCAGATTATAACTCGAGGATTACAAAATACTCCTGAGGTAAGAGATAAAGTATATACCAATCAAGGCACTTATGCAGATATAGGTATGGCTTTTGATGAGATTCCTGTTAAGGCTACTCAGGATGGTAAATCATCTAAGATAGATACCAAGCGTAGATTCTTTGACAGAGAAAATTTTGATGCGTATGCTACTCAAACAGGCAAAAATGTTCGAGCACAAATAGAAAAATTTGCAGAACTTAAATCTAATTGTAGACCATTTGTAATTATACATGGCGCATCCCATGATACATATCAACAATGGGCGGAGGCAATTTTAAGAGAAGTATCTGAACCATTACATGATAGAATCGGTGGTGTAGCTATGGGATCAGCTGCACTTGGTATGGGGCAGTTAGAAGATGTAAAAAGAGCATTCTATGTTACTCTAATGCCTTTTAGTAAACCATTTCATCTACACGTACTTGGTGTTGGTGCATTAAGACGTATGCTTCCTTATTTACTATTCAGTCAAACAGGTTTATATGATGGCATTGATATCTCTTATGATTCTACTACTCATTCTATGTCCTTGGATAATGGTCTCTTTTATTTCTCACACTATAAAAAGACTCCGGGCTCCGCGTATGGCGGTACGTCGGTTAAAATGGGACGAGAATACTCAAACATTTATAGAACAGTGACAGAAGAAATTAATAATGTTTGTGGTACTACTTACGAGCCAGAAGAATATCACAAGTTAATGAACTATCAGGTAACTGCCTATTTAGAAAAAGGTGGTAAGTTCATAGATGTTATGAGAGCAAGATTAGCGTTTATTCTAACTAATGTACATAACTTTACTAAAGATGTTTCAGAACTTACTCAATCTAAAGAACAATTCTTAAAATTTGCGAGAGACAAGGGTTGTGAAAATGAATATGCTACATTATTTGAAGTGAAAAATTTAACAGACTTTCTACATTGGGAAAAGCATGTGGGATGTCATATGGAATCAGAATCAGTTGCAGATAAACCACCAGTATCGTTAGAGGATCTATTCGCATGATTATTAAACAAGACGTCAGACCAAGAACAGAAACCTATATTAAAATTAGAACTGAATTTGAAGGATATCATCGTTATCCTATTGCTAGTCAAATTGATCCTCGTATTGCCTTTCTTGAAAATGAACACAGGCATATGTTTAAGGTTGAGGTTAAAATCTCTGTATCACATCTTGATAGAGAGCTAGAGTTCTTTTTAGTTAAATGGGCACTGCAAGATTTTATCAAAGGCGGCAATATGAATCATAAATCTTGTGAAATGATTGCTACAGATATTCTTGAACAACATCTTATTCCAAAGTATGGGCAAAGATTTTATGAGATTGTAGTATCAGAAGATGGTGAGTCTGACGGTATCGTAACATATTATCCGGGTGAGTAATGGGCAAACTATATTATATGGGGCTGGAGCCTTACGAGGGCCGTTACACTTTGCAGTTACAGCATTGGAGTGAGGAAGTATTCAAGCGTAGAGGTATTGAATATGAGGTGATTCATGGTGAGTTACTTGATACTTCAAAGTCTATTGTTACGGGGCAAGTATTAGATGCCCATGGTCGCAGCTATTATTCTTTGACACAGATGGCAAAACTTGTAGCAAAAATGAAGGCGGGTGAAGTAACTTGGGAAGATACTATTTTCTTTGAGGATATGTTTACTCCTGGTATGGAAGCATTGCCTTACATCATGGATCAGACTACTCCAGAATTTTGCCCTAATGTGTGGGTAAGATGTTTGGCACAAACTATTGATCCTGACGACTTTCTTCATGTGTGGCACATGGAAGAATGGATGAGTAAATATGAGCATATGGTCAATACATTTGTCAAAGGTGTTTTGGCATCTAATGAAGAAATGGTTGCTCATATGAAAATTGCAGGTTGGAATGTTCCTATTCATAATATTTCTGGTCTAGCATTTGGTAAAGAAGAAGTACAATCTAGAGTATCTGTTAGAAAAGACTTTCATAATCGTAAAAGGCGTGTATGTTTTGCTGCTAGATTTGATCAGGAAAAGCAACCTAATTTCTTTATGGATATGATCGAAAGATTAAAACCATATCATGATATAGAGTTTTGTGTCCTATCAGGTGGACCTTTGCGTAGTAATGATGAATTGATACTTCAAAGGGCAAGAGAACTTAAACAAAAAGGTATGTTAACTATTCATGAGAACTTGAAGAAGAATGAGTATTATGAAATACTAGCAGATTCCCGAGTATTGTTTAATTGTGCTCTACAGGATTGGGTATCTAATACAGCATCAGAAGCAGACGCACTTGGTACTAATTGTTTATATCCTGCGTATCGTTCTTTTCCTGAGACTTTCGCAAATGATTCTGAGTGTTTGTATATTCCTTGGTCTTGTGAAGATGCTGACACTAAATTAATTAAATTGCTTAATAAGCCAAGGCAAAATTTAGGCAAATTATCTGATTGGACAAATGGCACTATTGATCGTTGCTTAGACATAATGTATGATGAATCAGGTCAATGGTATAGAGGCGGCATAAGGTATCGTAATCATGTCACAGAATCTAAATACTAAAAATATTTTAGTAACAGGAGCCGCCGGTTACATTGGCGGTATAACTTGTATTGAATTAAAACGTAAAGGATATAATGTTTATGGTGTAGATAGAAGATATTTTGCACACTTAAATAAATTTTACGATGAATTTTTACAGTGTGATTTTACTGATTATGAAACATATCTGTTAATTAAACGAGTAAAACCTGCAGCAATTATTCATTGTGCTGGTACAAGTTTAGTTGGTCCTAGCTTTAAATCTCCAGGTGTGTACTTTGATAATAATGTAGCCAGAACAAATCGCCTACTTAATTTTATTAAAGATGAATTACCGAATACCAAGTTTATTTTTAGTAGTAGTGCAGCAGTATATGGTAATTGGAATAAAGATGCATATAGAGAGTTTGATGACACTAAACCGGTGTCCCCTTACGGGCAAACTAAATTAATGGCAGAAGAGATACTACATTGGTATCATAAAGCATATGGTTTAAAATATGTTGCACTAAGATATTTCAATGCGTGTGGCGCAGACCCTGAAGGTGAACACGGTCAAGAACCAGATGCTACACATATTTTTGCTAAATTATTCGATGCTGCATTGAACGATAAACCTTTCAATTTAAATGGTGCAAATTTTCCCACAAAGGATAATACCTGTATACGAGATTATGTGCATGTAACAGATATTGCAGATGCACATATAAAATGTATTGACACTGATACTCAAGGGATATATAATTTAGGAAGTTACAAAGGAACTTCTAATCTTGACTGTTTAGAATATGTTGAAACTTTACTAAAAAAAGAGATTGTCGTAAATGTTCAACCTGCTCTTGAAGGAGACCCTGCTATTTTAGTGGCAGATCCTACTAAATTTACAGCAAAAACAGGATGGACTGCTTGGAGAACTATACCTATGGTAGTAAACAATTTAGAAAAATGGTATAATTCTAATATCTATAAAAATTATCTCAAGCGGCCTTAAGACGCTCATCCCGCTCAATAAATTCTGCGTGTCATCAAACTTACTCAACGAGGCAAGAGATGGCTTTAATCAACCTATCAAGACCATACAAATACACTAGTACAAAAGAATACCATGATGCATTTCCGTGTGCATATAGACAATGGCGCGCCGATAGTCATTGTAACTTAATACATGGTTATAGTTTTTCAATGAAGTTTTATTTTGGCACAGATCATTTAGATGTTCGTAATTGGGCGGCAGATTATGGTGGTCTAAAAGAACTAAAGAAAATACTTGAAGATCAGTTCGATCACACTTTGCTAGTAGCACAAGATGATCCAGAGCTTGAAACTTTTAAATTATTACAAGAAAAGAATCTAGCTAAACTAACTATTCTACCAAGACTAGGTTGTGAAGGTTTGGCAGATATGTTATACAAATATGTAAATGGTGTTTATATCCCAGATATGTGGGGTCCTGGTGAAGCAGAAAGACTTTGGTGTTATCGTGTAGAAGTTAGAGAGACGCAAAGTAATATGGCATTCAGAGAAGGGCACCGAGAATGGAACGAGGATTTGTTTAGCTAATGAAAATATGTTTACTAGGCGATACACATTTTGGAGTCAGAAATGACTCCAAAATCTTTCATAAGTATTTTGAAAAATTCTATAGTAATATCTTTTTTCCTGCCTTAAAAGAACATGGTATAGAAATAATAGTTCAGCTAGGTGATCTATTCGATAGAAGAAAGTATATTAATTTTTTAACACTATCTGAATCTAAAAGATACTTTTTTAACGAATTACGAAAACGAGAAATAGAATTACATGTTCTTATAGGCAATCATGATATATTCTGGAGAGAAAACTTAGGAGTAAATTCTCCTAATCTTTTACTTAATGAATATTCAAATATACTCATCTATGAGGAACCCACAACATTAAAAATAGGGCAAATGTCTATTGATATTATACCTTGGATATGTAAAGATAATCAAGCTGAGATTTTAAAATTTATAGAAAACACTGAGTCTAATCATTGCTTGGGACATTTTGAGATATCAGGTTATGAAATGATGAAAGGTGTTGAAAGCCATGAAGGTATAGATAAAAATTTGCTAAAGAAATATAAGCATGTTTATAGTGGACATTTTCATACTGCATCATCTAAAGGTAATATTACTTATTTAGGTACGCCTTATGAACTTATGTGGTCCGATTGTAATGATCCAAGAGGATTTTATATACTTGATACAGTTACAGAAGAACTAGAATTTATTAAGAATCCATATACTATATTTACCAAGTATTATTACAATGAATACGAACATCAACCATTAGAAGAGGTTGAAGATAAATTTATCAAAATTATAGTAGTGGATAAGAAAGACTATAACTTGTTTGATAATTTTGTAGAAAATCTTTATAAAAATAATCCATCAGAAGTTAAAATAATTGAGGACATGTCTGAGTTCGAAAGTTCTGCGGTTGACGATAATATTAATTTAGAAGATACTATGACACTATTGTCGGAGTATGTTGATGGTCTTGAAACAGATGCAGACAAATTAAGATTAAAAACTATTCTAAGAGAGCTTTATGTAGAAGCGCATGATTACGAGGAAACATGATAAGATTCACTAGAATAAGATGGCGTAATTTTTTATCTACGGGCAATCAGTTTACAGAAATACAACTGAATAAAAATCCCACAACACTTATAATAGGCGAGAATGGCGCAGGTAAAAGTACTATTCTCGATGCTATTTGTTTTGGTCTTTTCGGTAAGGCATTTAGGAACATTAATAAACCACAACTTGTTAATTCTATTAATCAAAAGAATTGTACTGTAGAAGTAGAATTCATTATAGGTAAAAAAGAATATAGAATAGTTAGGGGTATGAAACCTGGTGTATTTGAAATATATCAAGATGGTACTATTATAAGCCAGGAAGCAGCTAATAGAGATTATCAGAAATATCTTGAAGACAAAATACTTAAACTAAACTATAAGTCTTTTACTCAGATTGTTATACTTGGGTCTGCATCTTTCACACCCTTTATGCAACTATCGTTAGGAAATAGACGAGAGATTATTGAGGATATATTAGATATACAAATATTTACAGTAATGAATTCTATTCTCAAAAATAGAATGATAGATCTAAAAGAAGAATTGAGAACATTAGACGCTATAATAGAGATAGGAAAACAGAAAGTAAAACTTCAAACTGATTATATCAAACAACTTGAGGAAGATCAGAAGAAACGAGAAGCAGATGCACAACTTGCCATTATACAATCACAAGCAAATATTAATAAGCTACAAGAAGAGGCAGAGAAGTTGGTTAAAGATCTCGAGACTCTCAAAGAATCAACCAGGGATGAGCAGACTGTCTCGCAAAGAAGAACTGAGATGGTTACTTTACTTAAATCACTCACTCAGCGTATCGACTCTGCCCGGGATCAGATTACCTTCTACGAAGAACATGATAATTGTCCAACATGCGCTCAATCACTTACAGGAGAGCTTAAAGATACAGCGATTGAGAAACACTCGCATAAAATCGAAGAAATCAACGCAGCACTTGACTCGCTTAATAACAAAATCTCAGAAGTTGAAACAAGAATTGATGAGATATCTGCTATCAAGAACTCAATTGCCGATATACAAGATTCGATCGTTGACACTAACAGCAAAATCATCAGCGAGCAAACTTTTATCCGCAAGATACAAACAGAAGCAGAGAGATCGATTGATTCAGAGAACAGTTTGGCTAGTGCTAAATCAACCCTCAAGGACCTTGCCAAAGAGGTTGTATCGTCGGCAGAAAGTAAAAGTAAGCTTAAAGAGAACTCGTATTATTTTGAAGCCTGTGCCACGCTACTCAAGGATACTGGAATCAAGACTAGAATTATAAAACAGTATCTTCCTGTCATAAACAAATTGGTAAATAAATATTTAAACGCCATGGACTTTTTTGTTTCATTTGAGTTGGATGAAGCATTTAATGAAACAATCAAGTCAAGACACAGAGATGACTTTAGTTATGCTTCATTTAGTGAGGGCGAGAAACAAAGAATTGATCTTGCATTATTATTTACTTGGCGCACTATTGCTAAAATGAAAAATAGTGCTGCAACTAATCTACTGTTACTAGATGAAATATTTGATAGTAGCCTTGATGCTATGGGTACAGAGTTTGTTATGACTCTTCTAAACACTATAGGTGATGATATAAATGTATTTGTGATTTCTCATAAGGGAGATCAACTTATAGATAAATTTGGTCATCTTATAAAATTTGAGAAACATCAAAACTTTAGTAGGATTGTATAATGCTTATTCGTAAAAGTCAATTACAACTTGTGAAACCCGAAGATCCTATATTACATAAAGTGCCTGCTCCTTATGTGTTTGAGGACTACGAGGATACTACAGAGTTATTTGCTAATCTAATGTTTGATAGAATGCAAGAACTAAAAGGTATGGGTTTAGCTGCAAATCAAGTGGGTGTAAATACTCAATTTTTTACTATGGGTGTAGATGTACTTCGTATTGATGTATTCAATCCTAAGATTGTTTCAATGAGCGGAGAAGTAACAACAGAAGAAGGATGCTTAACTTATCCTGGGATTTTTCTACAAATTAAAAGACCATTGAATATAGGTGTTGAATTTCAAAATGTCAAAGGTGAACTGGTAAAGATGAATCTTACTGGTCTAACTGCGAGAATATTTCTACATGAATATGATCATCTTATGGGCAAAACATTTAAGGAAAAGGTATCTAATCTTAAATGGTCACTTGCTAATAAGAAGCTTAAGAATGTAAGAGATAAACTTAAGAAAGAAATAAGACAACGATACATTGTCGACACTTATAAGGAAATGTCAAATGTCGCAAGTAGTGTTACAGGAGTACGAGAATAGTTTTGATTTCGGATTTACCGCAGTTGATTCAGAAGAATCAATAGTAGAAAAACCTGTAGTAAACACGCAGGAGATAGTACAGCCAGTATCTGACGAAATAGCTGCACTTAAGACAACCATAGATGCAATTTATGGAAAATTGGACAGTCTTGAGGAAGTCATATTGGCAGGCTCTGGTTCATCGTTTGATATCGATTCTTATAAAGGTCTTGTTGATAAGGAAGCAACAGCAAAACTCAAAGCAGTAGAGGGTTTAATTATGCCTCTTTTAGTTAATCTTATGAAAAATCCTACGAAAGATTACATCAAGTGGCCAAATAGAGTACCTGTTATTGAAGCGCAGATAGCCAAAATTTTAGCAATAACACGCCCATCTTCGTAAGTCGTTGAATTCAAAATACATTTTTTCTGACGTATACTTTTAAAAAAGTATTGACACCTGTTACTTTTACATATATAATTATGTATATCGTGAGGAGTCCAGATGTCCATCAACAATATTTCCAATCAAAAGTCTGTGCTGGCAAAGTTGCTAGCACAAGAGAATCTCACTGTAGAACATAAAAAGGTTCCTACAGCATATTTTGATCCCAAGAATAGAATCCTGTGCCTTCCTATTTGGAAAGATATGTCTGCTGACGTTTATGATTTATTAGTAGGTCATGAAGTCGGTCATGCTTGGGAAACGCCACCAGAAGGTTGGCATAGCGCTATTGAAGAAAAGGGTAAAGCATTCAAGTCTTTTCTTAATGTAGTAGAAGATGCTCGTATTGAAAAGCTAATAAAGAGCAGATATCCCGGTCTTAAAGCACCTATGTATCGGGGCTACAAAGAATTATTTGATCAAGATTTTTTCGGTGTACGAGATCGTGACATTACTAGATTAAATTTAATTGATCGCTTGAATATCCATTTTAAGCTTGGTTCTCTTATGAATGTTCCGTTTGAAGAGGAGGAGGAACATTTCGTAACTAGAATGGACAACCTGCGTTCATGGGAAGATGTTTACACGTTGGCATGCGAGCTCTTTCAATATGTGAAAGAAAATCCAACTACTAATTTTGATGATCTCGAAGATGGTGAAATGCAGTATTCAGAAGATTGGGATGATGATGCAGATTATGATGAATTAGATGAGGATGAAGCAACTAGTATACGTGGTAATAAGGCTTCTAAGGGTGGAGAAGATCCTGAATCATTAACTGACAAATCTTTTAGAGAAAAAGAAAAATCATTATTGGCAAGTGATATGCACCCATATGTCTATACTAATCTTAATACTGTGGACATAAAGGATTTCGTTATTCCTCACAGTGTTGTCTATACAAGAGTTGATTTTTCTTCGTTTGATAATTATTCAGAGTTTGCTCAAGCTAATTTACACGGCGATCCAAGTGTCCCAGAATTTATTGCAGAATTAAATGTATTTGATTCAGCAGCACTATTTTATGAGTATAGAACAAGAAATACTAAATTTATTGCTTATCTTGTTAAAGAATTTGAACTTCGCAGAAATGCTGCACAATATGCAAGAGCAAGTGTAGCTAAAACTGGGGAATTAGATACTGAAAAGGTATGGTCATACAAATTAAAGGATGACCTATTCAAACGAGTTACTAAGATTCCTTTGGGTAAGAATCACGGTATGATTATGTTCATAGATTGGTCTGGTTCTATGTCAGACAATATTACAAACACTATAGAACAGTTTTTAGTTCTTGGTGATTTCTGTAGAAAGGTAAATATACCGTTTGAAGTTTATGCATTTTCAGATCAAAGTATGAAGGCCTTTGCAAAATCTGATGAGGACGTGTACAGAAAAAGATTCTCCAGAAAAAACAAAGATTTATATTTTGAAAATTCTCATTTTAAACTGTTGAATTTGCTTTCATCAACTATGAGTAATTCACAATACAGAACTGCTCAAGTTAGATTGTTGCAGTATGCTAAGGCTTCTGATAGAGATAAATTTAATAGTTTTAGTAGATTTAGATACCATGCTATTCCTAAAACATTGTCATTAGGTGGCACTCCTTTGAATGAAGCTATTCTTTTAGCAAACTATATCGTCCCTGAGTATAAGCGTGTAAATAAAATTGACGTTATCAATACTATCTTTTTGACGGATGGTGAAGGTGTAGAAATAAATCACACATTTGACAATGATAGAATGTCTTCATTAAGATATCAAGCGCAATCTAATCTATATAATTTAGTTTTAAAAGACAAATCAACTAATATTTCGGTTACAGCTAAGCCCGGTGAACTTGTTACTTCAGCTCTCTTAAGAATGTTGAAAGCTAGATCTGGTACTAATCTTATTGGATATTTTATTACTAATCGTAGTATTAAAAATACTTCTTTGAATCTTGCTACAAATTATGGCAATCCAGTAACACCAGAACAAGTGCAAGAAGAAATGAAAAAATCCAAATTCTATAGTGTTAAAAATGTGGGGTATGATGAATACTTTGTTGTACAAAGTAAGGATCTTGAAATTCAAGAAGACAAACTTGAGGTGGAAGGTAATTTGAAACGCGATTATTTAAAAGCTTTTATGAAGAACCAAAAAGCTAAATTAATTAACCGTGTTCTTTTGAACAAGTTTATTGAACAAATCGCTTGACACAGTAATCAAATTAATATATACTATTGATATAATTGAGGAGTGACTTTAACATGAAACTATCAGATATCCAAAAACGCACTATTGTTTCCAGTCTTGCTACTATTTTCGGTAAGCAAGCAACCCGCAAAGACATCATTGATCATTTCAAAAATAAGAATGAATCTGTCCCTAATTGGTTGATCAACGGTGCTCAATATAGACTTGATCGAGGTCTTATTAATCTAGTTATGCCCTCAGATACCACACCTGTTATCCGGGAAGAATTAAAACAAGAAGAACTTGTGCCTGCCTTACAAGCACAAGTAGTTCCTATTCGACAAAAGAAAATGATACAGGAAGTAGATAATCTTGTACCTTCAAAAGATGAAACTTATGTTCCGTTTGGTTTCTTCAGGGATTTAGAATCAATTATTAAATCAAATGCCTTCTATCCGTTATTCATTACTGGTCTAACAGGTAATGGCAAGACAACTATGGTCGAGCAGGTATGTGCCAAGTTGAAACGTGAGTGTATTCGAGTAAATATTAGTATCGAAACAGATGAGGATGACCTTGTAGGTGGTAATACTCTGGTTGATGGCAACGTAGTATTCCGTGAAGGTCCGGTTATTACTGCAATGCGACGTGGTGCGATACTTCTTATAGATGAGATTGACCGTGGTAGTAATAAGCTTATGTGTATTCAGGGTATTCTTGAAGGCAAGTCATTCTTTATTAAGAAGACCGGGGAAGTAGTATCACCTAAAGCAGGTTTCAATATTATTGCAACTGCTAATACTAAAGGTCGTGGTACAGATGACGGCAAGTATATTGCAGCACAGATTTTAGATGAGGCATTTCTTGAGCGTTTTCCTATTACTGTAGAACAAGAATACCCTAATCCGACTATTGAGCGCAAGATTATTATCAATAACATGGAAGCGATCAATAACGTAGATGAAGAGTTTGCAGACAAGCTTGTATCCTGGGCTGAGATTATTCGTAAGACTTATATGGAAGGCGCAATAGACGAACTTATTTCTACTCGACGTCTAGTTCATATTGTTAAGGCATTTTCTGTGTTTAAAGATAGACAAAAAGCGATTAATCTTTGTATCAATCGTTTTGATGCCGACACAAAGACTGCGTTTATGGATTTATACTCTAAGATGGACAATCCACCTGAGGAGAAAGTCGTCAGTGGAAACACCCAAGAAAATGTGAATGAAGAAATACCATTCTAAATACTAAATAACTAATGCCCCGGTTGGATCCCGGGGTGTCTTACTTTTTGGAGATACTTATGGGAATGCTAAGTTTAGAGCTACTTAGTCAATATGCTGAGGGAGACACATTCATAGAGACAGGTACTTATATGGGTGATACTGTACAATTAGCATTGGATTATGGATTTAAAAATATTCACAGTATAGAATTAAATTTAGATTTATATGGAACATGTGCTAAAAGATTTGAGGATAGAAATAATGTAAAAATTTGGCTAGGCGAATCTCAAGATAAAATAGATGAAATTTTACAAACGCTTGAAGGTCAAGCTACATTTTGGTTAGATGCACATGCAAGTGGACCTTTACCTGGCGGTAGATTCGGCGGGTCTCCTTTGGTGCAAGAACTTAATAATATAGGTAAGCACCATGTAAAAAATCATGTTATTATCATAGATGATTGTAGGTTATTTGGAAGTGCAGAGTGGTCTGGTCTTAAGAAAGAACAAGTTACAGATGCTCTGTTAGATATAAATAATAGATATCGAGTTACCTATGTAGATGGTGAAATTCCTGGAGATATTATGATTGCAAGAGTGATCTAATGCAAGAAAAAAGCAAAATATTCGTAGCTGGCCATAAGGGAATGGTAGGGTCTTCTTTGGTAAGAAGACTTCAGTATCATGGTTATATGAACATCAAAGGTGTGAATAAATCTACCTTAGATCTTACTAATCAAAAAGAAACCAGAGAATATTTTGAAGAAGAACAATTTGATTACGTGTTTTTAGCTGCGGCTAAGGTGGGAGGTATTATAGCAAATAGTACCTATCCAGCAGAATTTATTTACAATAATCTTCAAATACAAAACAACATTATTCATAGTTCGTATTTGACGAACGTAAAGAAGCTATTGTTCTTAGGATCATCTTGTATCTATCCTAAGATGGCACCGCAACCTATGCAAGAAAAGGATTTACTGTCTGGGTATCTTGAACCTTCTAACGAAGCATATGCGCTTGCTAAGATAGCAGGATTAAAAATGTGCCAGTTCTACAATAAGCAATATCAAAGCAAATTTATTTCTTGTATGCCATGTAATCTTTATGGTGTCAATGATAATTTTCATCCAGAAAATAGTCATGTTATACCTGGTTTGATTCGTCGTTTTTTAGAAGCAAGAAAAAATAATTTAGAATCGGTATCATGTTGGGGAACAGGTTCTCCGATGCGAGAATTTCTTTTTGTGGATGATCTTGCTGATGCTTGTATTTTATTAATGAATAAGTATGAAGATTACTCTGAAACTATTAACATAGGGTCAGGTGAGGAAATTTCCATAAAAGAACTAGTTGAACTTGTAGCTTCTATTATTAGATATGAGGGTAAAATAGAATGGGATACTAGCAAACCTGACGGCCATCCAAGAAAAGTTATGGATGTTTCTAAAATTAAAAATTTAGGTTGGTCTCCCAAGTTTAATTTAAAGAATGGAATTACTACATCTGTTGCTTGGTATCTAATGAATCAGTTATGAAAAAATTAAAAATTCAATTTATAGACACATGGGATGCATGTGTTCAGTTTTTTGTAGATGTTCTTAGTAATCGTTATGATATAGAAATAACTAATGATGCAGAGTTTTTACTATTCTGCGATGAAAATTTTGGCAATGGTAATTTAGTTTATTCTAAAAATGATATTACTAAAGTTTTATTCACCGGTGAGAATAGAAGACCTGAAAATTATGATTGCCATTATGCTATAACTTTTGATCATAATCATAGTCCATGGCATTATAGATTACCATTATATGTGATGGATATGTGGGCAATTGAAGTATTTCATAAAATGGCAAGTAGACCGTATGGTTATTTGTTTCAAAAAAATATAGTAAACGTAACCAATAAAACAGATTTTTGCGCATTCGTTCATAGAAATCCCAACAATCCTATCAGAAATAATTTCTTTAAAAAATTAAACAGTATAAAAACAGTTAATAGCGCAGGCAAACTTTATAATAACACTGGATTAGATTTACCAGATGTACCGTCAAAAATAGATTATTTTACTAAGCACAAATTTAGTTTATGCTTTGAAAATTCATCTCATCCTGGATATGTAACTGAAAAAATTCTACATGGTTTTTATGGTAATACTATTCCTATTTACTGGGGATCTAAAACTATAGCAAAAGATTTTAATCCTGGTTCGTATCTAAATTATTTTGATTTTAGAAATGAAGATGAACTGATACAAAAGATTTTGGAGATTGATTCTAATGATAATTTGTACAACAGAATAGTAAACACGCCCAAGTTTTTATATAATATTCCTAACGAATGTGTTATACTTAATAATTTTTTAAACTGGTTTGATGCAGTAGTTTACGAGAAAAGATATTCAAAATGAAAGATTTAGTTATAGGCGGGTTCACTAGATATGGTTGGGATCAACTTAAAAATTGGGTATTGTCTCTAAAAGATACCGGATATTCAGGTGATATAGTTCTAGTAGCATTTGAAACAGATCAGGGAACTATAGACAAACTAACAGAACATGGAGTAGAAGTTATACCGGTAAACAAGGAGCTGAACTACAGAAGCAAAATACCTATACATGTTGAACGCTTTGTATTCATGTATCATAATATAAAAAATAGAAAATATAGATATGTGCTTACAACTGATGTCAAAGATGTAATTTTTCAAACTAATCCTTTTTATTGGGTAGAACACAATTTAAAAAATAAAAAGGTAGTTATATCTTCTGAAAGTTTAAAGTACAAAGATGAACCCTGGGGTAATGAAAATTTATTGCAGACTTTTGGTAAGTATATTTACAATGAGTTTTCAAATAAGGAGATCTTTAATGTCGGAGTGATTGCTGGCGAATATGAATATGTCAAAGACTTAATGCTACAATTATTTGTAATGTCAATAAACAGACCTATACCCATTGTAGATCAAGCTACATTCAATTTTTTAATGCATACCGAACCATGGTTGTCAGTAACTAAACGAGTTAGATCTGAGGATGGGTGGGCATGCCAATTAGGTACTACTATGGATCCGAATAAAATTGATGCATTTAGACCTTATCTTTTAGAAACAGAACCTAAAGTCCGCAACGGATTAGTTTTTACCAACAAAGATATAAAGTACCACATTGTTCATCAATATGATAGAATACCTTCCTTAAAAAAATATATAGATGAAAAATATTCTTAAAATTGCTTGTTGCATTTCAGGACAGCCTCGATCTTATAAAATTGGGCATGAATACATACGAAAAAATTTATTAGATGTCTATGATGTGGATGTCTTTTATCATACTTGGTTCAACGATACTGTTGACTTTGATGAAATAGAACATTTATACGAACCTAAAAATTTAGTAGTGGAAAAACCTTTGCCTAACGTATATGTAGAAAAATATCCAAGAATACCTGGTCCTAAATTTCCTGCATATTTTACAGTATCAGCATTTTATTCTATATACACCGCAAATCTTTTAAAGCAACAATATGAAAAAGAAAATAATTTTGAATATGATTGGGTAGTAAGAATAAGATTCGATTATGCTTTAAATGGTGATCCTGATTTCTTAACTAAAGATAACACCAAACTTTATATTCCTAATTGTAGAATAGTGCCTGAAAGAAATTTTGGCAATGATCAGTTTGCTATGAGTTCGTCAAAAAATATTGACAAATATTCAAGTACACATACACACCTTGATGAATTTTATAATAAAGGTACTACTATGATAGGTGAGGATATGTTAAAAGAAAATTTGATATATCATAATCTTGTTGGTGAAAATTTAGTCTATATGGATATGAATAATCCTTTTCCTCCTGGTCCTCATAACGGTACCTGGCATTCATTAATAAGAGAAGATTATGAAAATTGGACCGCCAGTTAATAATTTATTTTTAGTCACATCTTGTATCAATACTGATTTTGGAATCTATAAACCACAACAAAGATTCGAACAGACTATTGAGACTATTGCCTCTATTCGTAAGTATGCACCTAATAGTAAAATTTTTATAGCTGATAATTCCTATATTAAAGAATTAAATGAGAACGTGTATAAATTTTTTACGCAATCTTGTGATTTTGTAGCAAATTTTAGCAATGAAACAAATTGTAAAAATTTAAATGCTGCAAGATTAAAAAGTGCAGCTGATACTGTTTTGACCTTAAAAATGGTAGAGTTAATACTTAGCCATAAAGATGGTATGAAATTATTAAATGGTGCGAAAAGAATTTATAGAATATCTGGTAGATATCAACTTACAGAAGACTTTGATGAAAATAGGTTTGACTATTTTGGAAAATTTGTTTTTAGACGACATGACACCTGGAGACAAGAAAAAGATATAGATGGGTTATACATTACAAGACTAATGGGAATTTGCCCATCTTTATGTAGCATGTATCATACTGCTCTTACTAAATCTGTAGAAACAATTTTAGAAACAGGTGTCGATATGGAACACGCCATTTATAAAAATATAGATAGAAATTATGTAGTTGATATAGATAAATTGGGCGTTAAAGGAAACGTAGCTCCTAATGGGCAACTTCATATTGATTAATGAAACTTATAAAAGAACTAAGGGGATATTCTGGCAGTAAAGTATATCTTATGAAATCTAATAATGAATACTTTGTTAGAAAACAAGGTAACGTTAGTAGAAACTACGAACGACTGAACCAGTTGTATTCTATTGGTTTGCCTGTAGTAAAAGTATTGAATTATGAGAAAGATACTTTAGATTTAGAGTACATACAAGGGTTCGATATGGAAACATATCTTCAAAAGAATAACCCTATTTTATTATCAAAATTTATAATAGAATCTCTTGAACAAGTAAAAAGAACAGAACAAGAATTAAAAGATTATACTGACACATATAATGAAAAATTAAATTGGATAAACAATTTAAACTTTAGTTTCAGTGCATCCTCTCTTATTGAAACATTGCCTAAAAAGATAAAGAAATCTGAGTATTTTGGTGATCTTACCTTAGAAAATATATTGTTCAATAAGCATAAAGGCTTTATAATTATTGATCCTGCAACCATAGAATATGACTCTTGGATTTTCGATCTAGCTAAACTTAATCAGGATATAACTTGTAAATGGTTTTTGCGAAATAGTAAATCAAATTTGGATCACAAATTAACTTTATTGAAGAACAATATAGAAAATGTATATGGACCTTTAGATAACTATTTAACTATAGTAATGTTAATCCGAATATACAGACACGCAATTAATGATTTAAAGACAAGAATTTTTTTAGACAAGCAAATAAAACTATTATGGAAATAATTGTTCCGGCGGCAGGATTATCGACACGATTCCCTGGTACTAGACCTAAATACTTATTGTATGATTACTCAGGTGAACTAATGCTTAAACGAGCATTAGCACCTTTCCTAGGTAAATTTAATATTACTATTGGTATATTGCATCAACATGCTGTGCAATATGATGCAGTTAAAATTATTGATAGAGAAATAGGTAATGTTAAAATAGTAATACTGAATGAGCCAACCAAAGGACCAGCTGAAACAGTATATAAAATTTTAGAAAGATTTGAAGATGATGTTGAATTTCTAGTTAAAGATTGTGATAATTTTTTTAACATAGAATATGAAACAGGAAATATAGTATATTCAAGTGATATTAAATACCACGAAACATTAAGAAAATTATCTTCTAAATCTTTCGTTACCTTAAATAGCCAAGGTGTAATTTTAGATATAGTTGAAAAAGAAATAGTTAGTAATCACTTTTGTATAGGTGCTTATAAATTTGATTCGTCCAAAGCATATAAAGATGCATACGAAAATATTTCCAAGAATATCAGTAAAGAAATATATGTATCACATGTTATTAGTTATCTCATAAGTAATAATCATGTTTTTGTGAATCAAGATGTAAGAGAGTTTGTAGATGTTGGTACCTTAGAAGATTGGAATAAGCACAACTATAAACCTACCATCTTTTGTGATATAGATGGTACGTTAGTGAAATCAATGCATCGACCATATGATGGTGAGTATGAGGTGCTTGAGAAAAACTATAAAGTTATAAAATCTGAGTATGATAGGGGATGTCAAATCATTTTTACAACGGCGAGACCATCGTCAGCACAAGAAGTAACTATGATGATGTTACGACAGCTTGGATTTACGAATAATTGTAAATTAATAATGGACCTACATAATGCGCCTAGAATATTAATTAATGATTATCATCCTACAAATAGATATCCTAGTGCGATAAGTTATAATGTTAAACGAGATGGAGATGACTTAAGTGACCTATATTATAGACAAAATAATTAATTACAAGTATAACGAAGATAAACTTATACGAGAGCTACAAGACTATGTAGACTCTACCTACGGACAACACTATGCTCAGGGAAAAATACAAACTACAGAATTCATTATTGATAATGGTCATGGTATTGGTCATACTGTCGGTAATATAATTAAGTATGCCCAAAGATATGGAAAGAAAGCCGGAAGGAATAGGAAAGACATACTAAAGATATTACACTATACTTTAATAATGCTATATGTACATGATATTGAAACAGCCAATGAAAAGGAACTAGATGATGCAGATCAGTAAAGAAACAATTGACATTCTAAAGAATTTTGCGAGTATCAATAGCAATATTCTTATTCGTAAGGGCAAAACTCTTTCTACAATTAGTACAGCTAAAAGTATTTTTGGTCGTGCTACAGTAGCAGAAGATTTTCCTGTGGAAGTACCCATCTATGATTTAAACTCTCTGTTAGCATTGCTAACACTGATGGAAAATCAGAATGTAGAATTCGGTGATAAGTCCTTAACTATCTCTAAAGATGGCGGTAAGTTTGAATACTTTTATTCTAACCCATCTGTTATTGTTGCAGCACCAGATAAAAGTATTGAATTGGATAGTCATTTCCAATTTAAACTCACAGCTGAAGATGTTCAAATGATTATGAAAGCGGCTGCTATTACCTCGGCGCCTACAATTTCAGTTGCTTGTAAACATCAACAAGTAGTACTTACTGTAGGCGATAAGAAGTTTGACACTGCTAATACTTATAAAAAGATTATTGGTCCAGGGATCGAGGACTTTGAATGTCATATCTCAGTAGAGAATTTTAAAGTTATTCCTGATGCATATTCTATTACTATTTCTAAAAAGAAGTTCTTGCATCTAAAGCATGAAACTAAAAGCATAGAATACTTTATTGCGATGGAACCAGATTCTGTGGTATGAACGATACACCATTAAGTAAAGCTGAAGAAAATATTCGTTATGTCGCTCGTATAATTAGCGAGCGAGAATGTGGATCTCAAGAACAATGGGAATACTATATTTCTCGTGCTTGGGATATTATATTATTAGTAGAGCAACTAGGATTTTTAAATAAAAAAAGATTCTGGGGCGAAAAGTGATGGAGTTAATATGGAATATCGTGAGGATCAATTTCTTTGGGTTGAAAAGTATCGCCCAAGAAAATTAGATGATTGCATCTTACCCGAAAGCCAAAAGACTATCTTTGGTGATATGCTTGAAAAGGGTGAGATACAAAATATGTTATTATGTGGTTCAGCAGGTGTAGGTAAAACTACAGTTGCCAGAGCTTTATGTGAACAATTAGGTTCAGATTATATTATTATAAATGGTTCTGAAGAATCAGGTATTGATGTCCTAAGAACTAAAATCAAACAGTTTGCTTCTACAGTATCCTTTAGTGGTAAGACTAAAGTTGTTATTCTAGACGAGGCAGACTATCTCAATCCTAATTCTACACAGCCTGCCTTAAGGGCATTCATTGAAGAATTTTCTTCTAATTGTAGATTCATTTTTACTTGTAACTTTAAAAATAGAATCATTCCTCCTTTACATTCTAGATGTGCAGTAATTGAATTTAAGATAAGTAAAGATGAGAATCTTAAGATAAAGGCAAAATTCCATAAAAGAATTATGCAAATTCTTGAGATAGAAAAGATTGATGCAGATAAAAAAGTAGTAGCCAGAGTTATTGATAAGCATTTTCCTGATTATAGAAGAATTCTAAATGAACTTCAGCGATACTCAGTATCAGGTAAGATAGATGAAGGTATTCTAGTAGATCTCAGTGATGAGAATATGAATTCTTTGAAGAATACTTTGAAGGAAAAAGATTGGAAAAAGATGAGAGCATGGGTTGTAAATAATCTTGATAACGATCCATCATCTATTTTTAGAAAAATCTATGATACACTATTGCCTGAGGTTGTAGAAGTTCCTCATATGGTATTGCTACTAGCAGATTATCAATATAAAGCAGCTTTTGTAGTAGATAATGAGATTAATCTAGTTGCCTGTCTTACAGATATTATGTCTACGGTGAATTTCAAATGACTTTGTTCGGCGAAAAACCTGTAGAACTAATTAAAGAGGAACCCTGGAAAGCTCCGGCTATTACGCCCTTCGATTTTATAAATGCAATAAATGAAACTAAAGAAAATCTTATTGTCGATGATTGGTCAGAGAAACAATACAATCCTTATATTATAAACAAGGGTTTGTCTTATGGTAGAGACACTATTCATGCAGCAAATGCGATGAATGGGCGTCCACACCTGGATAAGGCTCTTCAGTTTTCGTTCTTAATAAATATAATTAGGCCCAAAAAAAGATTCAATAAATGGATCAAAGCCGAAAAAATTGATGCGCTAGAAGTAATCAAGGAATACTATGGATATAGCACAGCAAAAGCCCGCCAAGTACTTCCTCTTCTCGACGACTCAAAAATAGATTATTTAAGAACAAAACTAATAAAAGGTGGAAGAGATGTCCGATGAGTTCTTTAAGATAGATTTTCCTGGTTACTCTCCTTTGGAAATAAACTTGTTGCAACCTGACGATTTTTTAAAGGTCAGAGAAACCTTGACGAGAATAGGTGTAGCTTCTAGAAAAGACAAAGTTCTTTATCAATCCTGTCATATTTTACATAAGCAGGGTCGCTATTTTATAGTACATTTTAAAGAATTATTTGCTCTTGATGGTAAGCAAGCTGATCTAACTGATAATGATTTACAACGAAGAAATACTATAGCTAAATTACTTGTGGATTGGGGTCTTGTAAAGATTATTGATGCATTTAAATATAACGATTTAGCACCTTTATCCCAGATTAAAGTCATTGCTTTTAAAGAAAAGGATGACTGGGATTTACAAACAAAGTATAATATTGGTAAGAAAAAGCAGTCTGTGTAATAAATAATAATATCCCTGGGATGGGAACTAGCATGCCAGCGAAGGCTAGTAAAATATCCACTGGTGCCAACGCCATTTGGGTTGGCAATTAATTAACTCGCTTAATAGGAGAACTAAAATGACGTTGTTACTTAAAAACGGACCTTTCGATATGTTTAAAGATTTTGAAAAACTATTTGTAGGTTTTGATGATACTTATAGTCGCATGGCTAAATTTCATGACGATGTGACCAAAAATATTCCAAATTACCCTCCATATAATATTCGTAAAGTAGAGGACAATAAGTATGTCATTGAACTTGCAGTAGCAGGATTTGCAAGACAGGATATTGATATTACCTTTGAAGATAATAAGTTAATTATCAGTGGTAAATCACAAGATGATAATGATAATTTCTTATTTAAGGGTATTGCAAACAGGGCTTTTACTCGTACTTTCTTTTTAGATGACACCATTGAAATCAATGATGCAGCTATGATGAATGGTATGCTTAAAATTGCTTTGGAAAAAATTATTCCTGAGCACAAAAAGCCAAAAAAAATTGAAGTGAAGGATAGAGAATCTACTACAAAATCATCTAAGAAACTTCTTACAGAAAATAAAGATGACGTCAATATTTAATTGGCTAGGAAAATTTTTTGATCCAAGATTATCTTATGTGGAGTACATGTTAAAAGATGTAAAAGATTTCGCAGAACTAGAATATAAAATGAAATGCCTTAGAAATAGGGGATACTTATGATAAAGAAAATTCTTTTAAGTATTTGGCATTTTATAGAAGCGGTAGGTGAAGGGAGAAGAATGCGAGTCGATAAACATGTAAGAGAATTGACAAAAGATAGAAAATGAAACAAGGGGCACTTAAGTGCCCCTACACTTTTAAGGTAAAATATGATTAAAGTGATTAAATTAAGTACAGGTGAAGAAATTTTAGGTGAGATTGATAATGATTATAAGATGAAGGAACCTTGTATTCTACAAATGATGCCTTCAAGATCAGATCCTACTAAAATGATGATGGCTTTATTGCCTTATGCTTCCTATGTAAAAAATTCTACTATAGAATTATCCCCAGAACATATTATTTGGGAAGGTGAACCTGTTGAGGAACTGTATAATCAATATAATTCTATCTATGGTTCTGGTATTCAACTTGCATCAAGTATTTTAAGATGAGATCATATAAAAAACCTGGCCCTGTAGTATACATTGATCCAGCAACAAATCTACCCAAGTGTACTCCTGTGTCTTGTATAGACAAATTAAAAGAATATTTTGAGATTAAGGAAACAAACTATAAATGGGTAGGTGGTCCTGTACTGCATAAGTTTTATTATTCTATTTGTAGTGATTGTAATACTAGAACTATTACTAGTAAAGATAAAAAGCAAACCGACGAGTCCTATAAACGTGCTATAGAAAATAATGGCAGCGATCCAGATATAAAGGAGCATATTGATGGCAGACAAGAAGCATGAATCAGTATTCAAAAGAACAAGACAAAATGGTAGTAAAACTGCCACAATGAATAAGCACAAGAAAAGATCATATAAAAAATATAGAGGCCAAGGAAAATAATATGCCTGTCTTAAGTTATGATTATTTAGAAAAATGGGGTAGGGGTGACACTTTTATTGAAACTGGCACCTATACTGGATTTACAACCATGATGGCAAGAGGATGGGGATTTAAGAAAATACATACAGTAGAACTTATGCCTCATCTATATGAAAAAGCCTTAGATCGTTTTAAGGACGAGGACAGAATTACTTGTTGGTTAGGTGATACGCCAGATGTCTTAAGAGAAAATATTCTTCCAAGTTTAGAAGGTGAAGCAACATTTTGGCTTGACGCTCATATGATGGGTCCAACAAATCATGTACCAAATGGTGTAGCAGGTAGTAATAAATATGGACCTGCTCCTATATTACATGAACTAAAAGCCATATCAGAACACCCGGTAAAGACACATACTATTTTTATTGATGATCAAAGATTGTTTGATACGCAGGTTTGGAACAATGTCAAAAGGTCTGATGCTTTAAGAATTATTAAGCAAATTAATCCAAGATATGAATTTGAATGGTTGGATGGTGGAGTCGGTGATTGGCAACGGCATCTTGCTAATGATATTATTGTAGCTTATATTAAGTGATGGAAAATTTAGATAATGTTGTTGTGAAAAAACCTTGGGGATATGAATATCTTTGTTACAAAAATAAAAATTTAGCTATATGGTTTTTACATATAGAAAAAAATAAATCTACTTCTTTGCATTGCCATCCTAAAAAACATACTAGTCTTATAGTTATTAATGGTGAAGTAAATATTAGTTTCATGCGAGGTAGCACTAATCTAAAAGCATTAGATAAAATTGGTATTTTTAGAAGTAGATTTCATTCTACCTGTGCTTTAACAGATGATACTTTTATTTTAGAGGTTGAGACTCCTGAGGATAAGCATGATCTAGTTAGATTAAAAGATTCATATGGTAGACAAAATATTGGTTATGAAACCGCTGAACATCATTTTCCTAAAGACAAAAGTCATTTATGGGTAGAAGATCCTGAATGGGATCATGTTCAAAATTTTAATCTAATTAAACTTAACCATTTTATAGCTGACGAAAGAGTAAAATCTTTTACCTCAGATGATCTTATGATTGTCACAGAAGGTGGTGTTATTACAAAAAATTATGAGCAATTAGTTTATCCGGGTGATACTATAGACGGAGAATCTTTGAATATCCTATCAGATTCATTTAATCTGTTACCATACACGACTTTAATTCATATTAAACGATGATACACATTTTTGATTTAGATAAAACTATTTGGGATACCCAAGATAAGCATGGTAATTCTATTTGGGCAAAACAACTTATTTTTCCTTTAAATTTTCTTAAGGCAAATAAAGTGATTGATGACGTATATTCTCAATGCACTTTAAGAAATGGTGTAAAGAATTACATTAAAAAATTGCATGATTCCGGGCATCAAATAGGTTTTATTTCTAATGCAAGACATCATGATTTTGATGACAGGTATCAACCTTCATTAGAATTATTAAAGATGTTTGGGTTATGGGATTATTTTAATAGTATAAAAATATTACAATATAAATCTATTAGTAAAGCTATTCATTTAGAAAAATTAGAAGGACATGTTGTTTTTTATGATGACGACATTAAAATAAGAAGCGAGGTATCCTATCTAAGTAATGTGACAGTAATAGATAGTTCTAATATATTTAACTGGGAAAAAATAGATGCTTGATATTTTATTTGTTCATCCTAATGCTTCAGCTAAAATTTATCAAGGTTTGGCCAACAATCATTCAGCTATTGAACCGCCTATCTGGGCAGCGATGCTTGCTAACTCTGTAAGAAAACAAGGCAATAGTGTAGCTATATTTGATGCCGAAGCAGAAAAATGTGATTATATTGAAGCAGCTAATAGAATTAAAGACTATAAGGCAAGAATAGTTTGTTTCGTTGTGTATGGTCAGCAACCCAGTGCATCCTCACAGAATATGGAAGGAGCGACTGCTACTGCAAGGTTATTAAAACAAGAGTTACCAGAGCAGTTTATTTTATTTTGTGGCGGCCATGTAGCAGCATTACCTGTAGAAACGCTTACTAAAGAAACATTTATAAATGCAGTATGTCAAAATGAGGGTGTTTATACTATAAGAGATCTAGTAAAAGTAGAAGATCTCACTGATAGTAATTTATTAAAAAAGGTAAATGGACTTTGTTTCAGATCAGATAAATCAGATTTCATTTATACTAATCCAGCATCCCCCATTGTCCCAAGAGAAAAATTAGAAGAGGATTTGCCAGGGATGGCATGGGATTTGTTACCTTCGTTTGATAAGTATAGAACAGCAGGTTGGCATTCTTGGTCTAATAATAGTGAGAATGCGCCTTTTGCTGCACTGTATACTAGTCTTGGGTGTCCCTATAGATGTTCTTTTTGTATGATTAATATCATAAACAGAACAGACCCCGGTGAAAATATTTCAAGTGCAGACAGTAACTATTTTAGATATTGGTCCCCAGATTTTATTATAAATCAATTTGATTTATTTGCTAAAGCTGGAGTAAAAAATGTAAAGATAGCAGATGAATTATTTGTCTTAAATCCAAATCATTTTTTAAAAATTTGTGAACTAATTGCAGAAAGAAAATATGAATTTAATATTTGGGCATATTCTAGAGTAGATACCTGCAAACCTAAATATTTAGATGCACTAAAGAAAGCAGGTGTTAATTGGCTTGGTCTTGGAATTGAAAATCCTGACACTGTAATTAGAAAAGAAATCCATAAGGATGGATTTAAAGATGTTAAGATATTAGATTTAATGAATTTAATACACGAGGCAGGAATAAATGTAGGTGGTAATTATATTTTTGGATTACCACATGATACACATGAATCAATGAAAAATACTTTAGATTTTGCTTTGTCTCATAAGACAGAAATGGTTAACTTTTATTCTGCTATGGCATATCCCGGCAGTCCATTGTATTTACAGGCAAGGCAACAGAATGTAAAATTACCTGATACTTATGTTGGTTATAGCCAACACGCATATGAAACATTGAACATGGCTAATGAAAATCTAAGTGCTGCAGAGATACTTAGATTTAGAGATTTTGCCTGGAATAAGTATAACACAGATAAAGATTATTTAAATTTATTAGAAACGAAATTTGGTTCTGCAGCTAGAGTAAATTTAGAAAATACAACCAAAATTAAATTGAATAGAAAATTGCTTGGAGATTAAGATGATAAAGGCATTAATTATTACTTGGGAAAATTTCCAAGACCAAGAAGTAGTATACCCATTTTACAGACTAAAAGAAGAAACCAACGATGTGGTTATTGCTGCTAATGTACTTGGAAAATTTTATGGCATTATGGGTGTGAATATGACAGCCCATGTTCATTTAAATACACTACATAATCTTTCTAATGAAGAAAGTAAATACAATTATTTTATGGATAATTATAATCTATTAGTGTTACCTGGTGGCGTAAAATCTTTAGAAAAATTAAGACAAGAAAAACATGTGCTTAATTTTATTTCTGATTGGAATAACAAAGGCAAGTATATTGCTTCGACGTGCCATGGCGCACAATTACTTATATCTGCTAGAGCAGTACATGGTAAAAAAGTAAGCGGATACTATAGTATAAAAGACGATATAAATAATGCAGGAGCCATTTATGTAGATGAACCAGTGGTTATAGACGGCAATTTAATTACCTCACCTCATTATGATCATATGGGTATATGGATGAAAGCTGCCATTGAGATGGTCAAAACTTCAGGATATAATACTGCTCATGTTATTTGAAAAAATATACAATAAGGCATCACTATGCCGCGAATTTGAAACAGAAGTATTTAAACAAGTTCAAAATAAAAATGTAACTATACCTGTTTATCTATCTGCGGGGCAGGAATATATTCCTGCCACTATTGCTGCCTTTGTAGAAGATATGGGGTTTGAAGATCGGCAAATCTTTATTCAGCATAGAGGACATTCATCATATCTTTCTTTCGGTGGCGATGTAAATGAACTTATTTTAGAATTACTCGGTGATTCTGAAGGATGTGCTAATGGAATGGGAGGCTCGGCATCCATTCAATCTAAAAAAGCTAAAATTTATGGACATGATGGTTTAATGGGTTCACATGGACCTATTGCTGTGGGCATGTGTTATGCTAATAAAAAACCTACTATAGTTTTTACTGGTGACGCTGCAGCAGAAGAAGATTATTTTTTAGCTTCAATAGCTTGGGCAGCAACAAAGAATCTTCCTATTCTATTTGTTGTGGAAGATAATAACTTAAGTATTTTAACTGAAAAGAAGGTTAGAAGATCTTGGGAAATGCATGATGTTGCGCGAGGCTTCGGTATGACAGCACATGATATAAACGATGATCCCAATGAAATAATTCCTGCACTTAAAGGTATATTTGAAAAACCTATTTTACTAAATATAAAAACTAATAGAATGTTTTGGCATGCTGGCGCAGGCATCGATGATCCAAATATTTTTGACAGGCATAAAGAGTTTGCAAAAAATTTAGATACATCATATGTTAAATACACTGATTTTGAAAATTCTAATCTTGTGAGACTCTTATGGAATCAAGCAGTAAACCGCTTAGAGAAGTAATCAGGGATATAGTTAGATTACATCTAACTGAAAATAAAGGTATAGCTATGGGGCAATGCCTGACTGCTGTTGGTTGGGTAGGTGGAACTTTACCTGAGCTATATGAAGAAGATGGTATGATAGAGTTGTCAATGGCAGATGTTGCAGGAAGTGGATTCGCCGTAGGTGCTGCATTGGCAGGCAAAAGACCTATGTATATAATTAGATACCAAGGATTCAATTGGTATAATGCTGCTATGCCTGTTAATTATGCTGCTAAATCTAAAGACATTTGGAAGGTACCCTGTCCAATGTTTATTAGATCAATTGCAATGGAAGGGGGTATAGGACCTGTTGCAGGATCATCGCATCACGCATTATATTATAGAATGCCAGGAGTAAAAATATTTTCTCCAATGTCGCCTAAAGAATATAGTGAAGTTTATAATAAATTTATGGCAGATGATGATGTTTACTATGTTTCGGAGCACAGAGGAGCATATGGTAACACTGAAGAATTACCTGAAGTTGTAGTTAGAGAACCCCATTTTACTTTATTCCCCATATCAATAACGAGATTTGCTGCGATGGAAGCAGCAGATGAATTATTAAAGGAAGGCATCAGAGTTGCGGTTCATCATATTATGCAAATCAAACCATTTAAACCTTCATTACTTGCTTTAGATTCTTTAGCTGAATCTAAGTATGGTGGTATAGTTTTAGATGATGATTATACAAATGGTATAGCAAAATCTTTAGCGTTTGATTTAGGAAGTATTACTGGTGCAAAGATGAATGTAATGGGATTAGAAGATAAAACTGCGGGGTTTTATAGACAAGTAGATAATCTTCCTCCAAATAAAGAACAAATAATTAATAAAATTAAAAGCTTAATTTAAATCTGTCGTATTGACGCTTAAAATAAAAATTTTACTATGAAATCTGACGTATTGATGCTATTTCATTTGCATAAAGATTTTGTCTTTGATCATACAAGCACATGGATCAAACCTGCATATACAGGACATGAAGAAGAATGGATGCCATCATCTAATGCAGAAAATTATATAAATGTATGCGATTCCCCGAGAAATATTTTAGAAAAGAAAAAGTATTATCCAAATCAAACATATAAAGAATTCTTTTGGGCGATGGGAGTGGCATCTTGTCATTACTATTTAAACTATAATGATCTTGAATATAATTATCTTGGAATTTCCTGTTATGGAAGATATCTTTTAATACATAATCCGAACGATATTCAAGAGCATAAGATTACAGTTCCTATTACTCAAGACAAAGCAGAAGAACTAAGTTCTGATAATCATCTTGTAGAAGCGTTAGATATTCTAAATACTTATGATATTATTACAAATCATGATAGAGTAATTAATATGTCTATACAAGATCAATATTGTATGCATCAATCTATTGAGCATTGGAATAAATTTAAAGAGGGTATAGACGCTTTATTTCCTGAATATAGACCTTACATGGATTGGTTTACGAATTCAAATAAGGCAAATTTTCAATCTTCAAGTCTGTGCAGAAAGGAAGTTTTCAATAAAATATATACTGAGTATTTTGCTGTTATGGATTATGTTTGGCAAAATGTTTCAAATACTTTTCCGTTACATGGTAACAGTATAGCAGAAGAATTTCCTTTTAGATATCCTGGATTTTTAGAAGAAAGATTTATACCTTTTTTTCTGTATGCAAACGATATAAAAAGATATAATGTTCCTTTAATAGAACTTCGCAGTTACAATAAACAAGTATACTGAGGCGACGATGAATAGTTTAAGTGTTCGAAAAGATAGATTTAATAATTTACAAAATTTTTATGGTGTAAACAAGTATAATAATTTGCTTGGAAATTGGGATATACCTGAAGATTTATTAATAGAATTTAAACGTAGTATAATGTTGTATATCTCAGCTGCTATGCACTTTGAATTTGTAGATGATGAAAATAGATTCATGCAAAGACTAGAAGAAAATAAAGGCAACAATTTAAACGTAACACCTAATGGCGCAGTTGTTCCTAAGAAAGAATATACTTTAGAATACAATTACTTTATAAAAAATTACTGTAAAATCATTAGTAAACTTATAGAAAATAAACCGGAATATCTTTCTGGATTTAGATTGACGCCTAATGTAAGGGTAAAATTTTCAGATGAACCAGAGGTAAATAAGACCAGACCACAAAGCACTGCTTTTCCACATACTGACGCTTGGTTAGAAGGTCCCTGGGGAATTATTTGTCATATTCCAATTTTAGGAGATTGTGATAAAAATTATCTAAGAATGTATGATATTAAAGATGAGAATACATTTAATGATAATCTTTTATCTCTATCAGAAAATTTTGAGAGTATGCAGTGGGTAAAAGAACATTATGTAGTTAGTCCTTACAAAACTAAAAAGTATGCATTAAATTTTTGTGATTATGCTTTATTACATGAAACTTATAGAACTGAAGGCGCAGGCGGAAGAGTATCTATAGATTCTACTTTATATTTTGGTGAATTTGATGTTGTAGAAAGTAGAAAATCTGAGTATATTAATTACGTACCTAATGTAGGCGAGGATATTTTTATAAAAGTAAAGAATAGCGAAAACGAAAAGTATTATGAAAGGGCAAATGCCCAATATCATTATACATATGACAGTTTAGAACACATTATGTTATGATTGTTTCAAAAACACCTTTTAGATTATCTTTATTTGGTGGTGGTACAGACTATCCTGCTTGGTATGAAAATAATCAATGCAGTTTAATTACTGCAGCAATGAATCAATATACATATATTTCAATCAAAAATTTACCACCATTTTTTGATTATAAAACTAGAATAATGTATTCTATAGTTGAAAAGGTAAATTTATTAAATGAAATAAAACATCCTGCAGTTAAAGCTTGCCTTTCATATTTAAGTATAGATGATGGTATGTCTATAGGATATGATGGAGATCTGCCTGCCAGGTCTGGAATAGGATCAAGTTCATCATTTACTGTTGGATTATTGAATGCTTTGTATGCATATAAAGGTATAAAACTTAATAAAAGACAATTAGCAGAAGAAGCTATTCATGTTGAACATAATATTATAAAGGAATCAGTAGGTATCCAAGATCAAATTGCTGCTGCTTATGGTGGCATAAATCTTGTAAAGATGGGGCAAAAATGGTCTGTTAAAAATTTATCATTAAGCGATGAATACATAAAGGAATTGGAATCTCATATTTTATTAGGCTATTCTAACGTAAGTAGATTTGCTGAAATACAAGCTAAAAAGAAAATAGATAACATAAAAGAAGGCAAATCTGAAAATGAACTTAATGAGATTTCCGGGATAGCTTATGATGCTATAAATACAATGATCCATGAAGATGACATATTTAAATTAGGTGAGTACTTGCAACAAAGTTGGGAAATAAAAAAGAAACTCGCTGATGGTATTACGACTGATTGGATAGATGAAATATATAAAACAGGTATTAAGTACGGTGCTTATGGTGGTAAACTTATGGGAGCAGGTGGGGGAGGATTCTTTTATTTCTTAGCTCCTCCTAAACTACATGATAAAATTAAAAAAGAATTAATAAGTATTAATATTTGGGTACCTTTTAAATTTGATTTTGAGGGTAGTAGACTTTTAACATTAGGATGATTATGAAATATCCATTGATGAGAAATAACATTACCAGAGAAGATCTTGATTTAGTGATCGAACATCTTAAACAAGATAATCCTATTTTAACTAATGGTCCTCATATCAAAGAGTTTGAGGAACAGTGGTCTAATTGGCTTGGATGTAAATATAGTGTATTTGTAAATTCTGGTGCTTCTGCTAATCTCTTGACTATGGCTATGTTGAAGATTAAGCACCCAGAGGGAGGCGAAGTTATTGTCCCTCCGTTCACTTGGGTATCAGACATAGCATCAGTTATTCAATGTGGATTTACCCCAGTGTTTGTTGATATTAATCCGAACACATTGGCAATGGATACTGACCTTATTTTAAAAGCTTTAACGCCAAGAACAAGAGCAGTTTTTATGACTCATGCTCAAGGGTTTGTTGGACTAACTTATAAGTTATTGTATTGGCTACATCAAAAGAAAATACCTCTTATTGAAGATGTATGTGAATCTCATGGCGCAAAATTTAATGCAAGTACACAGAAAGTAGGAACATTTGGTTGGGTATCTAATTTTTCCTTTTATTATGCACATCATATGTCTACTATTGAAGGCGGCATGGTCTGTACTAATGATAAAGATGTTTACCATACAGTTAGAATGTTAAGATCACATGGCATGGTAAGAGAATGTAATAGTGATGAAATCAAATCGCAGTATATTTCAGATCATCCAGATCTAAATCCTAGTTTTATTTTTGCGCATCCTGCATACAATATGCGAGGTACAGAAATAGGTGGAATCTTAGGCAAAAGTCAATTGAAACGCTTAGACGAAAATATTGAAAAGCGTAATAGAAATCACGAGTATTTCTTAAGTAAACTTGACCCGGTAAAATATAAAACTGATTTTTATCTTGATGGTGCAAGTAACTATGCTTTTAATCTTGTTCTAAATGCTCCAGATTTTGTGTTTGTAGAAAAATTAATGAATACTATGGATGATCATGGTATTGAATACAGAAGAGGTAGTGCAGGTGGTGGTAATCAATTAAGGCAACCTTATCTTAAGAATCATGTACCTGAAGGGTTTGCCGAACAGTTTCCTGAGACAGATCATATGCATTTCTTTGGATTTTATATAGGTAATTATCCCGAGCTTACCTTTGAGGAAATAGATGAAATTGTTGGAGTTTTAAATAATGCGTAAAATTTTAGTGACAGGTGGTGCTGGATATATTGGCTCAATACTATCACAGCAGTTGCTTACTTATAACTATGAAGTAATTATACTTGATGATTTTAGATATAAGCAAAATATTAATCATTTATGCTATTTGGATAGTTGTGAAATCATAAAAGGAGATGTGAGAGACGAATCATTAATGCGTTCACTTATGAAAAAAGCTGACGTTGTGATTCCTTTAGCAGCACTTGTAGGCGCACCGATATGTAAAGCAGATCCTATCAATGCTGATTCTATAAACAAAGATGCTATTCTTAAAATGTTAGAAATGAAGGCAAAAGATCAGATTATTATGATGCCTACTACTAACAGTGCTTATGGATCAGGCCATGCTTTGAATGGTGATTCTACAATAAACAACTATTGTGATGAAAATTCACCTTTGAATCCTATATCAAAATATGCCGTTGATAAAGTAATGATTGAAAAAGAACTAATGCAACATGAAAATGTTATTAGTTTTCGTTTAGCTACAGTGATGGGTATGTCCCCAAGAATGAGATTAGATCTATTAGTAAATCAATTTGTATATAGAGCACTTACAGATAAGACTATTGTAATGTTTGAGGGGCATTTTAAAAGAAACTATATTCATGTTAGGGACGTTGCTTTTGCAATGCTTCACTCTTTAAGTATGTTTACTAAAATGAAAAATAATATTTACAACTTAGGATTATCTGACGCTAATATTTCTAAAATGGAACTTGCTAATCTAATTAAAAATTATATACCCGATTTTGTTGTTATGGAAGCAGAATATATTAAAGATCCTGATCAAAGAAATTATATAGTATCTAACGATAAAATAGAAAAAACAGGTTGGCGTCCCATGTATAATTTAGATAAAACAATAAAAGAATTGATGAAGGGTATTCCTACTCTTAAGAATACTGTGTACGATAATTTGATATGATCAATCAACGAAATTTTTACGACATAGAAAAATTAAGATCAGATTTTCTATCGGCTAAACCTTTCAACTATGTAGTTATAGATAATTTCTTAGAAGAATGGTTAGCAGAAAAAATTTACGACGAAATACCTAATTGGGATGATGATAAAGCATGGGGAGTTTTTTATAATAATCCGATTGAAGTGAAGAAAACAACTAATCATTGGGATAAATTTAAAGAATATACTTATAAAACTTTTCATTATTTAAATTCAAAACAATATTTAGATGAAATAAGATATATTACAGATTGTCAAGGATTAGTAGCAGATGAAGGACTACATGGTGGAGGATATCATTGCCATGGTAATGGTGGAAAGTTAAATGTGCATTTAGATTATAATATACATCCTAAGCTAAAACTACAAAGAAAACTAAATATTATAATATACTTAGCAAAAAATTGGAAAAAAGAATATGGTGGAGAATTACAACTATGGCATGGAGATAATGAAAAAGCTATTAGTTGTGAGCAAGTAATAGATATAAAATTTAATAGAGCTATTCTATTTGATACTACACAAAATTCTTGGCATGGATTCCCCGGCACAATAAAATGTCCCGATGAAATTAGTAGAAAAAGTTTAGCTGTGTATTACTTACAACCACCTAAAGATAGTAACAATAGATATAGAGCATTGTATGTTCCCTCAAAAGAACAAGAAAATGATCCCAGTGTTGTTGAATTTTGTAAAGAGAGAAGTAAATTATGAATTTGTGGAACGAATTTAAAACTAATCAACATAAGATTATACATAAGTGGTCACACTATTTTCCAGTTTATGATAAACTACTATCAGAATATAGAAACAAAAATATAAATGTCTTGGAAATAGGTGTGCTTGATGGTGGTTCTTTAGAACTATGGCATAGATATTTTGGACCTAATGCTCTCATTGTGGGCATAGATAATCACTTTCAACCCAATAGCCAGGGATTATCTTTTGATAATCCCATGATACAATTTAGAAGAGGCGACCAATCTGATACTAATTTTTTAAATGAAGTTGTAAAAGAGTTTGGTGAATTTGATATTATTATAGATGATGGATCTCATGTGTCGCAGCATGTAATAAAATCATTTAATGCTTTATACCCATATGTTACTAAGAATGGTATGTATATTATAGAAGATACGCATACTTCATACTGGGGTTCTCACGGTGGAGGATTGAAACTACCGAACACTACAATAGAATTTGCTAAAGAATTAGTAGATGAACTAAATGCAGTACATACTAAAATTTTACCAGTAACAGATTTTACAGAGCAAACTCATAGCATTACTTTTTATGATAGTATGATTGTAGTACAAAAAGGTGGTTCACGTTGGAAACAAGCAGTGAGTAGTTCATGAAATCCGCACTAGTAATTACGCCCACTACAGGAGCATCTGTACTAAAAGATGCTATGGAATCAGTGCAGAATCAATACTATGACAATGTGGAACATTTGATAGTAATTGATGGAGAAAAATTTGCAGATAGAGCATATAAAACTATAAAGGAATCAGGTTTAACCAAAAAACATAAAGTGCAAATTAGTCTTGTGCCATATAATACAGGCGGAGAAGGATACTACGGACACAGAGTAATGGCAGCATATAGTCATCTATGTCCCCATGATTATATTTTATTTTTAGATCAAGACAATTGGTATGAGCCTAATCACGTATCAAGTTTAATAAAAGAAATAGAAGAATTTAATTTTGAATGGGCACACAGCTTAAGAAATATATATACTGAGAACAAAGAATTTGTTTGCAGAGATGACTGTGAATCGTTAGGTAGATGGCCTGTTTGGGTTAAAGAAGACCAGCACCTAGTTGATTCAAGCTCTTATTGTTTCACTAATAAATTTTTACGAATGGTTGGACATATTTGGGATCATGGGTGGGGTGCAGATAGAAGATTTTATATGATTCTAAAGAACGATATGATGCATAAAAATTATGGGTGTAGTGGCAAATATACTATGAATTATAGATTAGGTGGCAATGAAGGATCAGTAACACCCGATTTCTTTATTAAAGGTAATGAAATATCTAAACAAAGATACGGTGATAAATATCCATGGTCTACAGAATTGAAGTAACAAGCGCGGGGTAGTTCAGTAGGAGAACAGTGGACTCATAATCCACAGGTCGGAGGTGCGAATCCTTCCCCCGCATCCATCACTTTTTGCAGATTGATTCTGCAATATCTTTATTACCAATCATAAAATAGGGTGCGTACCAGAGCATTACCCAGTACGCAACCCACACATCTAAAACGCTATTTACCATCGTCTTTCTTATCTTTGGCATCTTTGTCAGCTGCCCTTTGTGCGGCAGCTCCAGCCATTGCTGCTTCCTTACCTGTACCTGCCAACATTATACCTGATAATGTACCACATAAAAATGTTGCTACAGGAATAATAAGTTCAAAGAATTTTTGATCTATAGGGCTAATAGCATTAAGAGGTTGAGTAACAAACATAATACTATACAACACCGTAAACACAATACCAATAAGAGTAAAGGCTAGGCAACATCCAATAATAAACTTAAGACGAACCATAAGTTCGTTTTCTGTATAGCGCTCACCTTTTTTACTTCTATTAGAATCTGTTTTAGGATCTTCAGCTTTAGCCATAACTTTGTCTACAATATTATCTAGCATTATTTGCACTCCTTCTTAGCTTCTTCCTTAAATATATGCTCAGGACAAGTCTTGTTTATTTCGCACCAAGGTTTTTTACATATATCTTTATCCCAATTGTCTGGATTTTGGCAGGGATATCTGTAGTAATCTGAGCATCCTGCCAATAAAGCTAAACTAAATAAAGCTATTAGCCTAGCCATGGTGCCCACATCCACAATGCCTGGCTAACTATTAAAGCACCAGCTGCGCCTACAACAGTACTTACGTAGAACATAGGCATACTGGCGGCTAAAATACTAGCTGTTAGTAAGACGATAGCTATTTGTAATATACTACCACCCCAAGTAAACCATGGACTACGCTTTTTAGCTTCATCACGTTCTGCTTCTAATGCCTTAGCCTTTTCCATAATCTCTTTTTTGTCGTCACTCATACGCTTTGCTTCAGCTTCAAATTTTTCTTTGTTTGCAGGAATCTGTGATTCTGCAGCATTTATTTCATAAAGTACACCGCGTACATTTTTTGCCTGATACCAAGCCCACATATTGTTAGCTTGTATAGTATTATTTTGTATTTTGCTACTATTGGAACCACCTATCATAGTATTAATGGCCAATAGAGCAGCAAGAAATACAATTACAAATCCAGCTTTATCTTTAATCTTAGCTTCGCGTTCACTACGTGTTAAAGGTTTTACTTCAGGTTTAGTATCTGACATATTATTCTCCTCATTTATTTGCCAGTGGATTATCTAATGCCTTCTTCAAATCTTCCGAAATCTTTTTATCGAGTGCTTTCATACGACTATCAATCTCTTTATTGTTAGCAGCAATAGCCTTAGTATTCTCTGCCGCCATTCGATTCATTTCCTTGGTAGCAGCATTCATGCTAGCATCAGCAGATTTTTGTATATTTCTTACTTCAGTTTTTACTTCTGCTACGGTTCTGTCGATTTCTCTTTGTTGAGTTTTATTACTTCTCTCAACTTCTTCTACTGTCTTTTCAATACGACGAATATCATTCTTCAAATCATTTTTAATATCGCGAGTATATTCAGCAGTTTTGTCTGATCCTTCTTGTACTGCCTTTGCTGTTTTAGCTGAGTTTTCTTCTATAACTGCTAGACGTTTATCAAACTCTGAAAAATCTGGCGCTACATATTCTGCGATTTTCTTTTTCATTCCCATATAATCTTTGTATACCTCAAAGACTCCATACAATCCACCTAATGTGCTACTAATTAATGTAGCAGCTACCATTAATTTTGCCGGAGTAAATTCATAACCACCTATACTGATTACAGTATCTTTACTAGCATACTTCTTCATAGCCGCTTCGGCATCATCTATTTTCTTATTTATATCTACCTTTTCTTCTGACATTTATTTTCCTTAATGTTTGTCGTGAATCTACTCAATAACAATTCTTGCATCAACATCAATTCGTTATCATTTATCAGTTAAAAATTTTTTAACTAAAAACGTTGAAGTAGTAACAAAATAAGCTACAGTTGCTATACAAAAGTAAATAGTGACATATCTTAATCTGAGGTAGTTTATTATTATCTCCTGTATTGCAAATCTATCATTTCTTGATGTAATCTATCACTTGCCAATTGTCTTAATGCTCTGGCATTATCTACATTACGCTGATTTCTATATATTTCTTTTGGTGCGTAGAAATTTGCATCAGTTAAAGCTACCATATAAGTATTGAAACCAACAGGAGTCCTAGCGATAGAAGCAATAGAAACTCCAGCGGCTGCATCGTTGTCCTGAACATTTGATTTAACCTGTTGTGTGTTTGTGTTGTTGCGGTCCGCTTCGGGCATAACCGGTTTAGCTTCAATAATATCGTTGATTGGGTTAGTCCTGTCACTTATAAAATTCATCTGTTGCTGTGGTATGTCAACGGTTACTACGGGAGCTATTGTAGCTGTTTGAATTGTGGTCTGTGGAATACTTGTTACGACTTGTTGGGGTTGTAGTATGGCTATTTGATTGTTATTGGTATTTACAGCCTGCTCCATGATCTGATTAGAATCTGATGAACGTGTTTCAAAGGTTTGTGCTTGTACAGGTGGAGTGTAGGGCGTTGCTGTTGGCTGTGTCACTGCTGAAAATACTGGTGGCTGTAGCGGATTAAACATCTGAACTGGTTGTACTGTAGTAGTTGCCATGGCATTAAATTGAACTACGGCACTGGTACTGGTCGATGCTGTAGATTGTTGCTGGGGCATATCGACTATAGTTTGACCCGGAGTAGATCTTTGTTGTATGGCCATGTTTACTACACTGGTGCTGCCTGGTGTAGGACCCATGTTAAAAGTTTGTTCTCTATTACTAGACACTATACTTTCGGTTCCAGTTACTTGCTGTTGAGTCTGTGCAGTTTGTTGACTTCGATTAACAGCATCCAGGGCAACAGCTTCGGCTTGTCTGATGCTAGCAGTTGCTGCTATGCTAGCAGTTTGCATGGCATTTTGACTGGCAGTTGAAGCTATGGCAGTTTCTCTTTGTTGATTTTGTCTGATTAGATTAAGAGCCATGCTAGTCGAATCCGAAGTAGATTCTACTCGAACAGTTGCTCTTGGTGCAGCATCTCTAGATTCCTGTCTTGGTGTTTCTTGTCTTAGTTCTTCTCTGGGTACTGGTGCGCCAGCCACACTAGTTGTCTGTGGAGGAGGCGGCGGTGGTCTACTAGAAGTCGAATCTTCAGGCGGAGGTTTATCTGGAGGTGGAGGGTTAGTATTTACTGTTATACTAGGATTAGTTGTGTTGGCATCATTTATGGTTGTTGTTACAGTGCCCCCTGGAGTAGTTGCTGTGCTGGTTACGGATGCTATTGTGCTGGACAATGCAGCTTCCTGCCTATCCTGTTCCAGAGCAGCTAATCTTTTTATCTCATCATTGTAATTGCTGCAATTTTTACTGTACAGCGGTTGATCATAGCAGGGGTCAGGAGTCCATATGGGTCTGGTATATGCTGAAAATCCCATGTTGTCACCATAACCACCATATATGTTCCAGGAAACATATCCCATGTTTAAACTGTTCTGGGTTTCAGTAAATATAACTCTACCGCTTCTGGAACCACCGCTATAATTGCCTTCGACCCACCAGGTATCGCTAAAAAGACTAGATCCATTTTTATCAGTAATGTTTAAAGTTACATTCCTGCCATTGGCTCCACTACTAGATGTACACCAAAACAAAAAAGTGTTAGTACAATAATCTCCAGCATAATAACCAAAGCCATAGTCGAATCCATGCAACTGTACACCTCCACCTATGTGTGGCAATTTTTGTGCTATGTTATATCCGAACCAAATCAAAGGACTTTGACCGTTCTGAAGAATATTATTGAATCCCGGACAACTAGGATTGAAAGCAGGATTTAGAATGCAAGGATCAACACTATAGGTTGCTCTAACATATGCATCTTTTACCTGAGGTCCATAACAACTGTTAGGAGCTCCAGCATTAGGTAAACAGGCCCAAAATCCTGCATCCATTCCATAGATGCCCATGTTTACTGAACCAGCTTGAGCCAAAGGTTTTGCTCCGGCAAAGGTAACAGTTTCTGCAAGTGTTTGCCAGTTAGGATTATAAGCAGGATTACCGTCGTTAATATTTTTTAAACCTAGCTGATGCGTATAAAAAGTAGCAGCACCTGAAGATGGATAATAACCTACCTCTACTCTTAGTGTATCTTGAGGTCCACTTAAGTTTTCACAACTACCGCCTATACTATTAGCGCAGGGGAAACGATATTTTACACCGTAGATGAATCCTGTGACAAATACTGCACTGGTATTCTGATATCCATGAACTATATTACTAAGATTAATACCCGCAACACCCATTTCTTCACCAAGATAACTAAAAGTATAACCATTGCTTGGATCAAAACTACCCTGTGGGCTACCATAAGGAGACCAATTGCCTGCTGATCCGGTAGTGCTAGTCCAACCGTTATTGGTTTTTAGACTACTATCATAAGGTATCAAATTACCTGAAATGGAGTCAATGCTATACCCGCTAGGAGTATTCACAGAGCCCGACACAACCTGAGCATAAGCACTGCCTACAAGTAAAACCAAGGCAATGAATATGGCTATGCCAAAGCCCTTGGTCCACTTATAGTTAAAATGCTTGTGATTAAATTCTTCCATTTAACCTTCTTTGACTGGCTTAGGCATTTTGTCTGGATTCTTTAACCAGGCTTCTTTGGCTTGCTCGCCTATCATGCCTTCGTATGGGCAGGGAGTACCAGCCTGCATCATGGCATCGAATACTCTACGATCCTGACACATGGTAGCAACTGCAGCAACCTTCATGCCCATGTCATATAATGTCTTGCTTAGTTTCAATCGTTCGCAATTCATGTCCCTTTGTGTACCACCTAAGGCAAAACCTAAGAATTGAGTCTGTGCTGCACCTGATACACCTGTAGTACAAAGGTCTGGACTACCACCAGACATCATGGCAGGAGCTATGGCAGTAGGCGGAGGCTGTATGACTCGTTGAGTAATCTCTGTCTGATTAATATTGCGATTTGTCATATCACCTGTTTGCACGTTCTGATTAATGGCTGTGCTGGTGCTTTGATTTACATTAGTGTTTACAGTAGTGGCAGTTGTTGTGTTGATATTTCTGTTAGTCATATCACCAGTTTGTACATTGTTGTTATTATTTGTAGTTGTGGCGGTTGTTGTATTGATATTTCTATTGGTCATATCACCAGTTTGTACATTGTTGTTGGTGTTAGTATTATTAGTAACACCCACACTGCTATTGTTATTGTTGTAAGTCATAGTCCCTGTGTTTACATTATTATTGGTGCTAACACTTGTTGATGTACTAATATTAGTATTCTTATTGTCACTAACACTGGTACTTGTGTTAATGTTACGATTTGTCATGTCACCAACATTAATATTTGTATTCTTATTTTCACTAGTAGATATATTGTTGTTATTGTAGGTTACTGATCCAGACATAATGTTGCGATTAGTATTATCCGATGTACTGGTGCTTTGATTGATGTTGGTTATTTGTCCAGACTGAATATTTTGATTTACATTAGTACTTGTGTTAGTACTTGTACTGGCATTATTATTGTTGTAG